CTATAACATTGTAAAGTATATGCCTGCTGAAGACTATATGCGAATAGTCGGGCCTGCAATAAAGAAAGCATCTCTCAATACAACAAAAAGGATTGAAAGTTTCAGACAGCTTTTTATCCTGAATAACCTTAATGAATTTTATAAAGATTATCAGTATAGAAAAGGGCAAGTTACTCCTTTTAAAGTCACAAAAGACAGGGCTAGTGGAAAATTTACCTTTATAGGAGAGGATGAAAATGGAAACAAACTATCTGTAAGACAAAAAGGTGCAGAAAACCTTCTTGATTACAGTCAGATATACGATATAGTTGGAACATCCCAGCAAGTTTTAGGTAGTCAGGTAAACCCTCCTGCTCCACCCCCTCCTGGTGAGGTAGGACAAGAATCTGATTATTTCCAATTAAGTAATGGGGAAGTCAATCAGATAAATCCTCAGCTTGAAAAAGAGCTCATGTCTTACCTGAAAGATCTGGGTGTAGATGTGCAATATGTAAATCAAATTACTGATGCTGAAGGAAATCCTGTAAATGCATATGGTAAAGCAAGCCTTGTATCACAAGTAATTCAACTTACTAAAGATAGAAAGACAGACACTCTTGCTGAGGAAGCTTCTCACATGATTACAGGGATGCTTGGTATGGATCATCCCATTATGAAACAGATGATGTCACAAATCTCAAATTATGAGGTTTATGACAGGGTCAAAGTAGAATATGCAGATACTTATAGTAAAGAAGAAGACTTTAGGTTTGAAGCAGTTGGTAAGCTGATAGCAGAGCACATAATTAAAAAACAACCTCTTACAAGAGAACAAAGGAATACTGTTGATAATTGGTGGTCTCGTTTATTAAACATACTAAAAAGACTTTTCTCTAAATTCAGTTTTGAAAATGTCAATAAGCAAATGGACATTTTTGAAAAAACTGCGCAAGACATCCTTGATAGGAAATTTTCACCTGTAACTCAGGAATCTACCAGTGAAGTATATCAACTGAGGACTTTACGTGACATAGGCCTCTCTTATAACATGTCTACCAGTGGATTTATGCCTGCAGCCATTAATCCTGATCAATTACGCATTGATTTAAACAGGAATGGTATGGGTAACATAGAAATTGCTGAAAGTACCACTGGTTCTTATTACTTTAAAAGAAATGGAAAAAAAGTAAATCCTGTAAAAGATTTTTATCAGAAAGCAGCAAGTCAAGCTGAAGCAGTACAAAAGCTTAAAGACATTAGGTCTGAAATAAAGACTGAAAAATTCATTGACGCTGAAGGAAGGGAATTCTACATAACCCAGGAAGGGAAAGTAATTCCGCAGCGTGTTACAATGATTGTAGAACAAGAGCAGTTTAAAAGCAAAAAATCTGCTTCTGAGATTGAAAAAATTCAAAATGACCCAAGAAGTAAAGTAGCAAAGCATTTTGGTATAAACCTTCATGACATGTATGAAAGGTTTACAAACTTTGGTATTGCAAAATACAGTAACCTTACTTCTGGTACAGGTAAAACATTTACTGCAGCTCAGGTTTCTGAAATTCCTGAAGGAATGAAAAAATCCCATATGGATAGCATGGCTAAAGCTGCAGATACATTGCTTTCCCATATCTCTGAAATGCAGAAAAGCATTGATGAAAATGGAACAGCATCCATCCATACTGAACAAGTACTTCGTGGAGAAGTAAGAGGAATAGATACTGCTGGTACAATGGATGTGGTAGTAATATTCTCTGATGGTAGCGCTTCAATTTTTGACTTTAAGTTCATTAACTATAAAAAGCAGCTTATAGGAAATCAATGGATCCTTGATCCTGAATCTCAAGTTCCTTTCTATAAGCGCAGGTCATATGAAGCACAGATAGGAATCTACAAAAACATGCTTCGTCAAATTGGAATTACCAATTTTAGGGAAACACGCATTTTACCTAATAATATTCAATTTAAATACAATAAACAAGGTTTACCCATCTTTGAAGTATCAGATCTTAATCCTTTCAATGATGATAAAACTTTTACTAAACCGCTTCCTGTAGACAAAGAGCTTACTGGGAATGAAACCCTCGACAGAATTCTCACTACATTGTTCAAGCAAAATGACATGCTTGATGCAATGATAGCAAAAAGCTACACAGATAGGGAAAAAGTTGAAAAGTTAAGTATACAAAAAGACCAGCTATCAAAAACCATCCAGTCAATTCAAGTAAACCACGATGTTACTCCGCTTCTTGACACATTAAATAATTTATTGAAAAATGAAGCTAAAGTGCTTCAGAAAATGAATTCTCTGGATGATGCTAAGAAACTTTATAATATGTACATGGAAATGCAAGCTCTTGCTGCACTCAAAGATGATATTATAGAGTCTGTTCCAGACAGGGAAAATAAACAAAAAGCAGCTCTTGAATTTTCTCGCATGTCGCACTTGCAAAGTACGATTATGAGTAAAATACGAGAAATACTTGAAGATGAACACGAAGACATTAAAAAACCTCAACGTGAACTTGGATTCCTTCGTAATGTAGCCTTTCTTTCAAAAATTGGACAGCCTGCTTTTGAGATTGCCAGACGGTATATCAAAGAATCTTTTGGTAATATAAACAGGGATGTTGAAGGCATTGTAAAAGAAGCTGAAGAAAAAAGAAATGCTCTTGCAACATGGGCTGCAGGCAGAGGAATGTCGCTTATACAAGCATATCGTAAAATCATAAATCCTGCTACCAAAAACTTGATTTTCGTATTCTCTAAGGAGTTTTACGAGAAAAAAACACAGGCTCTTGAAAAAGAAGACATTAAATGGTTAAAGGATAATTACGCTTATTCTGAAGAGGGAAAAGCAAAGTTTAAAGAAGCGTTAAAGCAATTTACATCAAGCATTGAACTTACTGTACCAAGCCAGAAAGCAAGAGAATGGTTTACTGAAAAATGGTTAGCTCAAAATGACCTTTCAAGAGATAGTGCATGGCTTAACAAATATGCCCTGTCTTCTTATGCTCAAGTAAAAGACCCTACTAAATGGTATAGTGCTGAATATAAAACCCTCTTAGAGCCTTCCAATAAAGCGCTTAAAGAATATTACGACTGGTTTGTTGAGAAAAATAAGCATTTCAATAAGCTAGTGCCAGAAAGAATAGGTAAAAGCTTTATCCCTAATATTCAAAAAGATATTGTTGATGTATTTGCACAGGGGGGTACAGTTTCAGTTACGGAAGGGTGGAATGAAATGATAAATGGATTACGAGTACGCCAAAATGATATTATGGAAACTGGCGATGGAGATGTAATTCCACTTATGTTTTATGACAACTTCCTTTATAAAAACGCTGAAGGAGATTGGGAAGTGAACACTGCCAAGAAAAGTGAAGACCTTACTTCAAGCATGATTCTCTTTGCAGAAAGTGTATATCGCAAGCATCATATGAGTAACATCCAGCATATAATGGATTTGCTTAAGTTACACCTTAGCGAGCAGGATGTCATTGAAACTGATTTTAGGGGAAGACCTGTTCCAAATGAAACTAAAACAGGATTTAAGTTAAAGAAATCTGATACAAACCTAAAAACTTTTGAAAAGCTAATTAAAGGGCTTGTTTACAATAATAAGCTACAAGGTCAGGATTTTACTTATGAAGTTAAGGGCAAAGTCTATTCTGGTACTAAAACTGTCAAACAAGCAATGGCATTCCTCTCTGCAAAGGCTCTGGGATGGAACTACATCTCTGCTTTTGGTAACTTGATGGGTGGATATGCCAACATGTTTATTAAAGCTTCTGGAGGGCTGTATTTTAATAAAGAACAGCTTTCCAAAGCCAGGAGTATGATGGTAAACAGGGGGGCAGACCAAAACCTTTTCCATCATATGGCAGAGTACTTTAAAGTGGAAAAGGAAAACTGGATACAAAGAGATGCTGCAAGACTTTCTGCCAGCAGTATTACTCGTAATCTTACTTATGATAAAATCTATCTGTTACAACAAAAAGGAGATGAAGCAATTGGAAACACTGTCCTGATAGCTATGCTTCAAAACTATGGATTAGATGCAGATGGAAACATTCAACGTCTCAATACTCTCCCTGCTGGCAGTAAATCACTGTTAGAAAGAGTTAAGAGAGAGGGAGATAAAATATCCATTGAAGGTTTGTCAAATCAGGCTTTTGATGATTTCCGTGGAAGAGTAAAATACGTTACTCGTCAAATAAAAGGTACCAATACACAAGAGGATATCTCTGGAATGCAAACGGATCTTGCAGGACAAGTTCTCTTACAATTCCGTAGTTGGGTTGCACCAATGGTAGAAGAAAGGTATGGTTCCATGAAATATACTGATGAGATAAAAGAATGGGAATATGGAAGATACAGGTCTCTACTTAAAACTCTCGCAAAAGATAAGTTCATACCTAACATTAAAAAAATTGCCCTTGACGTAGTAACTCTTGGTGCTTATAAATATAAAGGAGACACTGCACTGCTTAAAAAACAATATGAGCAATGGAAAATAGATAATCCTGATATGGCAGATAAAATAAGCGAAGAAGAATATCTTGCCTTACGAGAAAGAACTATCAGGGAAGCAATGGTAGAAACAAGGATGATTGCTGCATTCTTTGTTATGCTGGCTGCACTTGGAGGAGATTGGGATGATGATGGAAGAGCAGACTACAAAAAATACTTTGCTACCCGCCAGTTCCAGAAACTTGCTAACAGGGCCTATCTTGAATTGTCATTCTTTTCAAATCCAACTTCATTTAATGCTCTTATTAAAGATCCTGTTCCAATTTTCTCTTTAATGGAAAATATGATAGGTCTTACAACTAATACTGTTGATGAAACAATGGATACCCTTATGCTTCCATTTGGAGTATCTGATGACCCTAAAGAAGATAAAAAAGGAAAATTATACTACAGTAAAAAACTCGCAATAGGCGTTAGGTGGCTTGATTATATTATCGAAGATTATAGCAAGGAGACACAGTAAAAAAGGGGGTTAATACCCCCCTTTTTTTTCTCTGGGTTGAGACCCAATTATATTAGTTTGTAAGTAACCTTCAATAAATCTTGTATGATCAAATACAGGACTCAAAGATTGTATTTCAACATTATAGTTATTAGGTGAAATCTCAGTAGCATTATAGTACAATTGTTCTATAAATGGCTTTCCATCCTTTTGTCCCATAATATCAATATATCCTTGAGTATTTGTAGTCATATTAATATTGAGATTTTTATAATATGACTGATACAAATCATTTATATATTGGTATCCTTTGTCTATATCCTGACCATCCCAGCCAGTATATGGTTTTAACTCTTTGACTTGACTACTCACCAGAAAAGGGAATAGTATAAATAATAGTGTTTTCATTATTCAGGGTTTAAAATTTCGTCTCTAAGCTTCTTTAGGCTTGATCTGACTCCAGAATTAGAATGTTGCATACCATACCATTTGTCTATGGCAGCATCATCCCATTTATTTAGAATTTCAGTGAGAATTTCTGCCTTTTCATTCCTATTATTTAAAATAAAATCCATGATAAAACTAACCGCAGTATCTAATTTAATTTCGTCTATTGGTAACCTTTTACTTTCATAAGCAGAAGCATATCCAACAAGCATCGACATTATTTCATCTTCGTCATCTAATTTTTCCATTTCTTTTTTTTCTTTTAATTTAAAAAAATTAAGTGTTCTTTCAACTTCTTTCATGTCAAGAGTGTCTATTTCTCCACCCTCATAATAAAAGTAACCCACATTAGTGTCAGGTTCATAAACGTATGAAATTAATTCGCTTATTTTGAGATCTAAGTAATAATCATCATCATCACGAAAGTCATACTTTTCTCTTGTTGCGCCAAGTTCTAACAGCTTTTGTTCTATTTGTTCGGGTTTCATTTTTCTTGGTTTAATTTTATTAGGGACGATACAGGGGGCTTTATTGATTCAGCTATTTTCCCGCCCATTTCCCGGCCTATGGATTTACAAAGTACCGTCCCGTGTTCTCTCATTTCTCTTGGTTCAGTAGTTCAGGGTGTTGGTAAATATTGCCAATGACTTTAAGCCTTGAAGCTCTTTCGCCAGTTAGCGGGCTTGTGCCTTGATTCGGACTGCTTTTTAATTGAAAGCATCCGTCGCTAAATGTAACTGGACACGAAAAGTCATTTATCGACAATACGTCACCCTCATAAATCTCATTTCCGTTTTTATCCTTTAGTCCGGTGAATTGCATCTTTTCAAACTGATCGGAAATAACCGGAAAAATCATTTCAAGCACCTGATATACAGGATACCACTCATCTTTACAATATTCATATCCAAGCGTACTATTGTTCTTGTATTGCTCCCAATTTTTGTCGGTAACCATTATTTTGTTTTTGGTATCCCAAACCCTAAATCTTATTTCTCGTTTCATTTCTCTTAGTTTAGCACTATTACCATTACCATTACCATAACGATAAAAGCAAATATGATTGTCATTACTGCTAAATCATTTTGATCTTCTTTCATTTCTCTTGGTTTAGGATTTCTATTGAAAATCTAATGCCTGCATCGTAACCCTTATGCCATTCTCCATCGGGACGCACATCCTGCTTTAATTCAATTTCTTTCATCTTCTCCTCCAAAGCGTGTTTGTGGAAGGCGGACATCATTGATTTGCAAAAATCAGAGGTTCCTATGGTTTTTTTTAGATGTTCCTCCCTGTTGTTTTGGTAAAACTCCTCTACCTGTTCTTCAAGTGTTTTCATTTTCTATCTTTTTTGCCAATCAATCTGAGTATCCATTGAGCTTCGCTAGGGTTTACAAGAGTAAATTCTTTATTTTGGTCAATACAATCCCGCAGCCTCTTATAAAGGCTGGTTTTAAAATATTGTCTTTTCATTTGATTTAGTTTAAAGAGTCTCTATAGCTAAGTCATAAAGTAACTTAATCTGAGACATTTTATCCTCGCCTAATACTTCTTCATCAAGTAGCTTTGGCTCATAATAATAAATCCTATATGCAGCATATCTATCAAGATTGCTCCATATGTCATCACCATCTTTAGTTGGATCATATATAAGAGTACATATTTCTAATTTGTCCTTATAATATACTTCTCCAAATTGAGTAGCTATATGCTTAAGCCTTTGCTCTACTTTTTCAGGAAATTTAATTTGAGTATTCATTCAATTTCAGTTTGCACCATGAATCCATAAGTATTCCTTAAAATTTTAATTTCCTCAGGTAGCTGTTCTTCCTCTATTTTGTAGGACACAAATACAGTCTCAGGATTTCTTATTATCCTATAGCCCATTGTCTCTACATCATTGATTAGCTTGTCTATGTTATAAACTTTTGATTCCATTTTTGTAGTATATTCTTCAAGTAAATACAATAAATTAACTTTTGTCCATCTTCTAACAAGAGCTTTCATCTTTATTTCAAGTTCTTCAGGAGGCATATTTACACCCGAGATTTTTTTGCTCATAGGCTTATAATACGTCTCTAAAACAAATTTATCTCCTACTGATACTAAATCTTGAAAATGTGCTACAGCGTGTATTATAGTACTATGATTAAATCCAAAAACACGTGCAAGAACATTATTGGGTACGCCATATTTATTTTGCAAAAAATAAAATACTGCAGCTCTTATAAAAACTTGATTACGACTTCTATTTCTATATTTTGAGAAAGCCCTGTTAGTTTGCTGAAGTCCAAAAACAGAAGCTGCTGAATTAAACACTGTCATTACAACAGCTTCGTGTTCCTGGTCTATTACATTTTTAAAGTTAAGCATTAGAATAGTGTTAATTGTTCTCCTTTTGGTTGATGTCTATTACCTAATTCTACTTCATCAATAATTTTAGTACATTCTCTAATGTAATAATGAAAATTGATATCGTAGTCTTCTTTTTCTTCATACTCCATAAAAGGAGTAACAAAAAATCCTTTACATACTGCCTCTACTTTTCCAGAAGAGTATACCTTAAAAAATTTGTTTCCTGAATTAGAAATGTAAAAACGTATTACTTTATCATAAAATTCTTTGTTCCCCTCAGGAGTGACAAGAGTATAATTTTCTACTTTGTCTACAGACTTTCTACCTATACAGTAATCATAAATAGTAGTCTTTTCTCCTTTGCGAAATTCATAGCCTGGATTACAAATTACATCTTCAAGAGGGACTCCCTTTAAATAATACTCGCTAAGTGCAATTGCAACAATCCGTTGACTATTGTTTTTATGATATTCAGCATCAATTTCAAAGTCACCCTTATGTTTTGTATAAATAGGTTTTTCTGAGTCTTTATCAATTATCTCAGCCAAATAATGATTTACATTCCTAAATATAATTTGAGAATAATAAGTATCCTCAAGTTCATATTTAGTGATATTCTCCCAATCCTTTTTAATTTGCTCGACAAGGTCTTCTTTCTCTTTAGGATAGTGCACTACAACCCCATCCGTATTGGCAGATACTATTTCAAAACCAGCAAGATAAAACCTTTCTACCAACATAAGTAAGGCTAATTGGCCCATGAAAGTAGTCCTTATCATCACAAGGGGATCATACTGCCAACTAAAGCTAGAGCCAGTTTTACCATAACCCCCTCCATTCATTGCCAATTTATATGCAGCTTGCTTCGCATTTATTGCATTCCATTCTGGCGAGCCTTTAGCAAGCTTCTTTAAAGCAGGTTTGAATTCATGAACCCTCTCATCATAAAGTTGCTTAATACCCATCCTCCAGGAAGGTCCAAGATGCTCAGGATAAAGGTTTCCTTCAATAATACTCTTGGGATACATTGATCCTACATCACTTTCCTTAAGACGCCATCCTTCTTTACATTTAAATATTCTTGCAGAATCCTGTGAATGCAATCCACCCATCATAAAGTTGACTACGAGATCACCAATTATGGGGTTAAACTCGAAACCAACATCAAGAGAAAATTGTAAATCACGAAGATTGTCCAGAAAAGAAGTAAGATTATCAGTAGAAAAGGTAACCCACGCTGGTATAAGATCTTTAGCGTAGAATATTTCTCTATGAGTTTTTTGATCTTTGAAATCACGAAATTCCCTACCACTATTTTTACAATATGTTATTTGATTAATATATTCTCCAATTTTTACATCACTGTAATTCATGACATTATGAGAAAGATCCGTTGTCATTTGATAACGGAAATTTATTGGCTCAATACTCTTTCCTAAAAAGAAATAAGTAAAGTCAACATCATTAATACAATATTCGATAAGTTTATCAAAATCCTTTTCTGGTATTATAGTACCAGGACGGAAAGGCAAATCTTGAACTTTATGCCACCTAAGACTGAATTCAAGCCATTTAAGACTTGTCATCCTGTTTGCATTATCATAGTGCCAGATCTTAAGTAAATCAATTTGTTCTATTTGAACTTTCCAGAAAGGAACTCTCGCTTGGTCTGAATTAATTATTTGTTGAACTTCATTATATAATTGTTTCAGAGTTGCATTAGGATTCTTAATAAGATAGTGAATAACAGGATAATCAAAGAACAAATTATTATAGCCTACCTGTACTTGATCATTTTGTAAAAATGAAAGAAGCTCCTTCCGGTTATCCCTTCGGGAGCTTATTTCAAATATTACTATTTTTCTTTCTTTCTGAACTGGCCTGAATACAAATATAAAGACATTAGGATAAGTCTCAATATCATATACATAGACAGGTTTATTCATTTTCTAATATTTTTCTTTCTGCTTCCAAATCCCTATTTATGGCAAAAGCAGGGTCAAATTTTTCAGGAAACCTTGCCTGGAGTTTTTTAATGTTGGTTTCAAGAATTTCTCCCAAGTCCCAACCTTTAACCCTGCAATGATTGGCAATATACCACATCAAGTCTCCAATTTCTTCTTTTTCATTCACTTCATCTATAGGTTTACCATAAGCTAAATTCTTTTTATAGATGTCCTGTAGCTCTCCTACCTCAGTAACCATGCCCATAACCATATGAACAGCATGCAGCTTGTCATAGGTAGGGGATATGGGGGCATCAGTCCTACTGGCTAATTTAGAATACTCTTTTAGGTTCATTTATTTCTTCTTTAAATTTTACTGCATTTGCAAATAATTCATCTTCAATATAAGGAGCAGAACTTACCTCAGCATCTGGAGGAAGATACGTAGAGGGTCCAAGCTTTTCAAGCAACTGCTGTCTAAGCTCGGGGTCCCTCTGAAATATCCTCTCTATAAATACTTTTTCGGCTGGCCCATAAAACCTCAGAATATGGTCAAGTATTGCTGCTTTATGTTCATCTGAATACTTGCTGTATTTACCTTCAAGAAAAAGGTTTCTCACTTGGAACATTTCTTCAGGTAGAAGAAATTTAAAGATAACATATTTATCATAATCATCGCTTCCCTGATAATATTTGTTTCTCTGTAATACCCTCTCTTCATAAACGGTAAAACCTTCTCTTGATGCCATTGTGCCACGCACTTTTCCATCAAATTTATACAGTAAGCAAAAAGTTTCTTCAGTATAATCATCAAACCACAAATACGTATTCTCAAGTAACCTGAAATAAGACACTGGTACAAATCGAGTGAATATTGGAAGCAAATAAGTAATGCTTTTGTTTCTTCTTATTTCAAGTGTTGCTTTCATGACGTTAATGGTTGAAAATCAAAAGATTCTATATTAAGCTTTCCTTCACTATTGTATATCTTTTCAGGGAAGTCTATTTCAAAGTTATGTTTTTTGTACCAAACATACTCATCTATAAGTTCACTTATACCTTTATATTTCCACCCATCATACTTATAACCAGTCCAAACTAATGCATTTGTTCCAAGACCCTTATAAATCAAAGGTCTGGGAGTACCAACAGTATTGATATAAATAAAATGAACAGGATTATAAGTATAATGAGGAAACTCATCGAAAAGTACTTTCGTTACACCTTTAGTATAAATGTAATCCTGGATATCATATCTCCAATAATGATAGCTTTTTTGAAAGTTTTCAGGCTTTTTATTCCCAGTCTTAATATCATAAGGAGTTACAGTTTTAGTATTATGATCTACTTCAAGAAAATCCACCATAAACCTTACAGTAATGTCATGAATATTGAATGTCCCTTTAAATTGAGCAAACGTATCTACATTTTCCCTCTTCTTAAAGATTTTTCCAGTAAAAGCATGACTTTTCAAAGTAACTGCACATTGAACACAAGTATCAAACTCAGCATTGGTAAATGAAATTTTACCTCTGGACTCAACAAGAGATTTAATGTAAGGAAAGCCATTCTTAACTATGCTTTTAGCCCTTGTTTCATTTTTCCAATTATTATAATACTGCAAATGAGGCATGTCTATAAGAGCCTGTAAAACAAAACCTTCAAGCCATTCTTCATTCAATTCAATCTCATACTCAGGTTGAAATATTTCATTGATTATGGTTATTAAGGTATCTCCTATATCAACAGCATCCCCAATATAATACTTGGTTGCATCATAGCCACCAATTACCAGTTCTTCAATAAGAGTTCCCATTTGAGTACCCTTATTTCCTTGAAAATCTTCTGTTTTAACCTCAGCCCCAAGCCTGTCTATTGAAGAAAGAAGGGAATATGAAACATCTCCTATTTCTCTATATTCTTCTTCTGTAATTCTTAAACTTAAATCAGATAATGTCTTCATCAATCTCAGATTTTCTTGTTATTTCATACTTTTTAGCTGCATACTCCAATGACATTTGGAATACTTTAAACGCAGAATGAAATTCTATGGCCTTTTCAATATCACATACTTCTTTTTGAAGAGTTGCAAAGAAAGCATCTCTCGCTTTTTCCATATATGTTTCAGCCATAATAGTACACTCATAATATTTCTCAGCATCAAATGCTTTGAAATATAAGTTGTAGTCAGTTACTTCAAAAACCTCATATACAAGGTTCCTCAATTCAATAATATTCTCAGCTACCATTAGTCAAGGGGTATGAAATTGATTACTATTTTTCTTTCTTCTAAAGTGTCTACAAAAATGATATCCCAGTCTGCCCCTCTGCAATAATCAACATTATCGTCAGGCCACGCACCAACTTTAGAAAGCGTATCCTTGATTGTTTTTATCCAAAGAAAAGCAAGGTTATCATCATCCCAGTTTGCTTGATAATCATCTGCTACAGGTTTCCATATATGTTCTCCAGTATCTTTTTTTCGCTTAACTGTACCATGATTTCTAACAGTATAGATATGAAATACTGGTTTAACAGGACCTTTAAACTTACCAAAGTTCTTTGGAATGTTTTCAATGATGTATTCGTGCATATTGGTAATGACATTGTTTCTTGTAAACCTGTTCATTGCTCCATTATATACACTTTGGTTTGTAACCTTCATATATTTATTAGGGGCTTTCTTATTTCTGGTTCTTGCTACATGTGTTGGGAATTTATTTAAGATTATAGTTTTGCCACTCAATAATTTCATCTTCACCGTTTTGTTCAGTTAATTTTTTATTGATTTCTTCAAAGTGATTGCAGGACCAACTACTATTATCTTTCCTATAAACATGTGCTGCGGGATGAGCAGCGTAATATTTAAAATGTCTGTTATCAGAAATTAAGTTGGAAAAGCTTTTAGCATGGGAACCCCAGAAACAGAAATGCAAGCCATTAAATTGTTCATTTATGAGCTTAAGCACCTCTTTTGTAAAAGGATGCCACTTTTCAGAATGGCTCGTAGGAGAGTATTTCTTTACAGTAAGCGCTGTATTTAATAGCAATACTCCCTGGTGAGCCCATTCTTCAAGTGTAGGATCAAAATCAAGAATCATACCTCCATATTGCCTTTCCACCTCTCTCCATATGGAATGAAGGCTTGGTGAAAATTGAGCAACATCATGTCTATTCGCAAATGCTAACCCAGTAGCACTGCCATCATGATAAGGATCCTGTCCTAATATAATTACCTTTAACTTTTCTGGAGGACACAGTCTAAATGCCCTGAAAACATTTTCCTGCTTTGGATAAATAAGCGAAGACTGGTACTCAGAAACTACAAAATTCATCAGGTTATTCATCCCTTCAGAATTAAGAACTGGAGATAATCTCTGAGCCCAGCCTTCACCTACTATACTATTCCACATTGGTTAATTTACCTTCAATGGATTTCTTTGCCACATCCCTGACAAAATTGAAATCCTTGATTGTAACTTCACCTGAAATCAAGCCTGCTTTGACAAGACCATCAAATCCTTTTTCAAAAGCAAGATTAGCAATCCTATCTTTCTCAAGACCTGCATAAGTAAACTCGCAAGCCCCTTCGTTAAAAGGAAGAATCCTGTTATTTTCATCTGTATCTGCAAGAGCTACAGGAAGATATCTACAAGTCCTTCCTTTAGTATTATCATACCTTGGGAATGCCACTATGTTCATTGGATTAATAAGAATGACAATAGGAACAGATCCAAAGTTTCCTGAATAACGTTTATTCATGAAATGCAGCCCCCTGCTACAAGAAGCATCCCTGTTAGAGTCACAATCTTCCCTTGCCATGCTAACTTCTTCACCAAGCTTAATCGACATGGTTTTGGTATAATTATCAGTATAGATAGTTTCTCCAAAAGTTTGGTCAGACATATCATCATAAAGGTCATCAAGATTGCCCATAAAAATATAATCATTGCTGACAGGTGAGCTTTCCGGTAAAGTTAAATATCCATTTTCTGTTTGATATACATTATATCTCGCAGGGCTTTTCTTCCAGGCTTTAACTTTATCCCAGGAGCTTTTTACAAATTCCCAAAGTTTAGATTCACCATTACCTTGATGTTTTACATCAACACGACGATATGCTACTACCATACCTTCACTGGTAATTGTAAACTCACCTTTTTTAAACCATTTGAAAAGGTCATTCCTTGCTTCAGGGTTTGGATTAAGAACTGCCCATTTCCAAAAGTTTTCAAGAGCTTCAACAGTATAAAGGCTTGAATCATTATATGTTGCATCTTGAAATGCTTCAACCAAATCAGCTGGCATGGGAACAGAATGTCCTTTAAGATATACGTAACCCTGAAGATCATGTTCAAGGTTATCATTTACAGAGGCAATTCTTTCAGCTTTTTCAAGCCTTTCTTCCATGTCTAACTCTCCATTAGCCAAATCAAAAGTTTCTTTGCTAATTCTTTCCTCCCTTTCTTTTAGCTCTTTAAATTCAGGAATAGGTCTGGTGTTCATCAATATACGAAGCGCTTTTTTGACTTCAGCATATTCATCAGCTTCAAGTGCTCCACTTTTAAGCTCATCAACACCTTCCTGAATTTCATCAAAAAGATTATCTTCCGAGGAAGAAATTCTTCTGTGATAAATTTGATCATCCATCACCAGAATGACATTGTCATCCACTTTAGTTAATTTAATCAGTTCCATTTTTGTTTAATTTTTCATATTCAACATACGTAATAAGATCATGACCTGCTTTTTTAGCAATTTCTGTAAGGACAGGAAATATTTTATTCCAATCTCCTCCAGCTATGCCACACCCAATTGCAGGTATCCCAATTCTTTTACCAATAGGCAATAGATAATTCAGTAATTTTTCAAAGCCAAGAAAAAGAGCCCACTCATTAAGGTTTTTTCCGGGTAGGTATTGAGTATATAAGTTAATGATTATCTGGTTATTAGGCAAGATATAAGTACTCCAATTTGAAAGTTTTTTAGCATCTCCCATCAAAGTTTCCTTATCTGCAAGCGAAGCTTTAGGATATTTTTCTGCAATTTGTTTTGCTATCCCTGCCCCCATAACGTTAAAACAATTACAACCATGAATAATTACATCAAACTCTCCTTCCTTAAACAGCTTTAGCAAATCCCCCTTTATCTGTCTCATCTGGTATTTGTTTTAAATATTCATCCTGACCATAAAAATCCTCATACAAACAAGTAACTGCAGAAGATTCATGTACAGAATACATAACATATCTATAAGATACTGAATCATTAAGCACATATTGAGAAAGAACATAGTCTCTGAAACTATCATGAAAGATTATGTCAACAGGAACCCCTTCTCTAATTAAATTCTGTGCTATATGATACTTTCTCATTAAAGTATGAGACATTCCAGCAGACCCATGTGGTTCAAGATGATAACCCAAATGAACATTAAGAGCAATACTTCTTGAGAAAAGTTTTTTAATACGTAAAAACCTTTCCATCATTAACCAGTCAAGAGCATCATTTTTAATATGAGATTCTGTTATAAATTCAAGTAAATCAGCATCTTGATTATTATAAGAAATAACATTCTTATAACGCTCAACATTAGTATCAATATACTTATTTATTACAGCTAAATCATTTTGAAGATCTAAAGATAATCCTATAGCATCATTTAAGTTAAGATTATACCTTAACATGGTTTTCCGCATATAATTAGCAGTTGCAACTCTTTGTAAAGGTTTAAACTTACCAGAATTCACATCTTCTACGTGATACCAATTATCCATTTGAAATTGTTTTATTTTACTTACATCCTTTTTATAAATTATTACAAATTCACACGCTTGACTAAGATTCCTGTATTTGGCCTTTTTCTTACTTTGACTTCTTGGTTTAGAATCGGTATAAGCAACAATTAAATCCCTTATGAGCTTTAAATTCTGTATCTGAGTATTGTCTCCATATATTACTATGGGGTTAGGCAAACCTCTTGAATCTAAACTCTTAAGATTACCTGCTGGAATTTGTTTTACTGTTGATCCTGATGCCTCAATACCTTTGTAATAAATCTTAGTGCTATAAACTCCATCTGGAATTAAACTTGTAGCTTTAGGTTTAAATTTACACTTACCAGCACGATAAAGTCTGTTATAATTAGGGTCAACAAGTACATCTAAATTATGAGCATGGTCTTTAATAAAATTATCAACTGCTTTGATTCCTTCTATAGTTGGATCCCATTGACTTTTTTCAAATTGCTTAAGTTGAAATACTCTTTCATAAGTGCTATGATTCATATTCCTTAAACGATATATTTTAAGGTTTGAGATCCAATTTCCACTTCTGATAAGATTTTGAATTTTACCATAATCAAACTTCTTCTCAAGAAAATAATGAACCTCAAGTTGATTTACTTTTAGCTTTGTAGTAACTACAGCAGTACCAGCATCTAAGTCATTAATAACCTTTCTATAAGATACATCTCCAGAATAATAATTGTCTTCAGAATAAACTTTTAGTTTCCCAGTTGCATTACGACCCAACTCTATTTCACCGTAAGCAAAGAAAGAAGATTCGCTTAAATTATAAAGTTTTTTTAAAGAAAGAGATGAGGTAACTAAAGGAGCATAAACAGCTGCTTTTGGAATTGAATTAACAGTAGATGTAATTGGTCCTACAGCATCTTTTAAAAGATCTTGTAAATCAATATAAAAAGCTTCATCATCTCCATTAAAAAGATTAACTTTATTAGAAGAGCCATTTAAAGCTTTCCATGCCACCATTAAATCATTCGTAGGTTTGCTTTCTTCAACTTTCTTCTGGTAGTAATAATCCTGTATGTTACCTATCCTCTCAATGATTTTATCCTTAGTATTCTTAGTATAAAGAAGAGATTCCCTTGAAGGAGTAGGTACAACTTCACCAGTGGAAAAAGTAAGACCAAGAGGTACTTTAACAGCTTTTATATCAAGTTCTCCCCAATCTATAGTATAAGGAATGTTATCAAGCACTATATGCATTTGATCATACCTTTGGGAAGAATTTAAAATCCAACCTTTGCCTTTGTAAAGTTTATCTTTATTTATAGTACAATACTGTTCTTCTCCAGCATAAAAAACATTAGGCATATAAAGAAGCATTCTCTCTATTTCCTTATCAAATGTTTTTATGTCAGACCATTCCTTAATTGGAATGCGAATCATTGTTCCATTATGGTCATTACTCTCCTTTGACAGCATAAGTTTACCTTCAGGCATTCCCTCGGCATTCTTAGTCATCATGTAATTATATTCCACTCCATTGTAAACAGTATCAATGAAAAAGGTATTTGTATAAGCAAGTGCACTTTTTGCACCTATGCCAAAACCACCAATTTCACCATCTGTATCCTCTTTTGTGGAAGACAAATAAGTAAAGAATACATGATGCATGCGTGAAGGACTGAGTCCAATACCATAATCTTTGACATAAAACTCCATTTTATTCCTGTCAACAGACACTACTATAGGTTCATCTGTACCTGCTTTACTTAGCTTAGCCTTAAGTTCAAGATATTCTTGTTCTGTCAGTTTAAGCTTACTGTTAGCATCATTTATCCAGGGATAAATTTTACATAATTCTTCCCAGGAGAGATTTTTAAAATTATCTGCTTCTACGTTTGCATCATGTGCATTAGAAGCATATTCCCTAACAATAGAGCCGATGGGATTCCTATAAATGTTACTGAGCATTCCATAAAGCTTTGCCAATTTGGAATCATCAACGCGCATTTTAATAGTTTCATAATCATCCCCTCTAACATCATAAATCTGATTGTTAACTGTTTTCATTATTAAGTGTTTTTACCAGTTCTTCTAATACTTTTCGAGCCTTATTTGGCCCATATTTTTTAACAAAATCACTATAATCCTTCTCCCCATACTCAGAAGGAAGCATCATAATCTCCAGCCCAAAATCCCTTTGAAGGCTCTGCGCATACTTAAGTCCATAGTTTGTTTCTTTATCAAAATCATTATCATAAAAGACAATAATCCTGTCAAACCTGCTCTTAAGCTCATCCATTACCTGAGGTTTTGGTTTTGTACCTTCAGATTGTAACGCAGTAGAAGGGATACCAATGGTTGACATTATGGATAATGCATCTTTTCTACTCTTGGTAATTATTAATATTGGAAACCTCTCTGGAAGAAGATCCCATAATTCCCAAACAGAAGAGTCGTTACTATTAAGCCATTTCTTTTTCTTGTCGGCAAAAGGCTGGTATATTTTATATGTAAAAATTCCATCTTTATTTTCAACATAAGCGTAAGCATACGTATCTGCATGTCTCATGTATCCATTGACATAATAATGGCTAATAGGATAAACATTACCTCTTTGAAGCCATTTCATTGTAATACCAAACTGACCCCAGAAAACAACATCGTAGAATACCCAATCTCTAACTGTAATCTTAATTTCAACTTCTCTTTTTGGTGGGCTTACAACAATGCTCTTATTGACTTTGCTCCCAGGTGAAGGAAGAAATCCAATATCAGAATCTATATGATAATCATCAATGCCAAAATCATGCATAATGCGCATACAGGCACGAGTGTTATCCTTATAGTTATAGATATACCTTACAAGATCAACACAATCGCCAGTATATCCATATCTGAATTCTTTAAATAAATATTTCCCTTTCCTGTGACTCCAAAAGATACTGAAAGAAGCATGTCTATCCCTTGCCCCAATGGGTGAAGTCATAAGTCCTGCTTTAAACACTCCTCCTGTGTACATTGCATATACACTCTCTTGAGTAAGTCTTTCATAAACATCTTTATAACTCGGATAAGGTTTACCTTCTGCAAATCCTTTCATATCTCAAGGTTTTATTACATGAATAAGGGGAAGCTTTTACACTTCCCCTTTATTTCATGCCATTAAAATACTTCCTTTAGTTACTGCCAGCAAAAGAAGCAGCAGCCTCAGGATTAAAGAAACTTCCAGTATTAGCTGGTTGTTGTGGGGCAAATGCATTTGTATTAGTAGGAGTAGCATCTGGCTCATATTCACGCAATACACAGTCCCTTGGTCCAAAATCAGTATTTGGATAAGCTCCTGCTTCTTTGGAAGAATCAAGGTCTTTCAGCAAATAATCAAACCTTTTGCTTCCCTTTTGATACTGACGAAGGGGAGCTCTGGTAAAGACATCCTGATAAACATTATCCTCAACACGCTTGGCGCCAAGAAGAAATCCAACTTTATTGTTGGTATTCTTTACAATACTGTTTATCATACTAAAGTCCTTTGAAAACATTTTATCCCAATCTGATATATCAAATTGAGATGCAGCTTCCATTGGATCATTAACCTTAATAGGGCTTGGCAAGTTCAAAAGTGCACGAAAGAATTGAATAAACTCTTCTTCACCCCTAAGCGCAAGCCTTTTACCAGTTGCATCAAACTTGTAAGTTCCATTAGGACCTACATTTTCATGAAAAGGTACATTCATTGCTCCCTGTTCATCCGTAAGCCAAATGGTATTGCCGAAGACATTAATGTATTGCTTCTTACCCGTCTGACTTTCTACAGGGGCTTTTGTAACCCAGAAAGTAGGCCTGCAGGTTACCTTTGGCTCTCCTTCCTCAGGATTATTGTCGCAATGAACTACAATCCTAAGCTGAGGATATTTTTGCCCATTGATCTCATTTTCGCCAATGTATTCTTCTTCCTTGGCATTTTCACCATAAAGTTCTTTAAGCTTCGTATGGTTTGGATTGATAGCTATAACACGGAAATTTTCTACTCCCGTATATACCTTTCTTACACCACCATCCGTAGCTTCTCTTTGTTCTCCAAATTTCATAAAATTGATTTAAAAGATTAGCCGTTATTCCAGGTACTCTCGTTAGTAAGTTGAGTTTCACCAACAACTTCAGCATGATAGAGATCTTCCTCTCCTGTTGATTTCATTAGTTCAAATGTCCAAACAGTCATTCCATCAATAGTATTCTGAATAAGCTGAAATTCATTTTCCACCTGATCATTCAAATCAAGGGATTTAATGATATACTCATATGTTCTCTTATCAGAAATCCTACGAGGAGAACTTTTAGAAACATTGAGCTTTACTTCTTCAGGAATTGCAGGATTGTTTCCATTTACTACATGGATTCCCCCTTCAAAAGAAAATGCAATTGTAGCTCCTTCTTCAGGAAGCCCCATTAGCTGTTCGGCTTTTTCATTGAAATAAATTTTCTTTCCTTTTCCAGCTTCAGCAACCACCAGGGTTGCAACAGGAGTGTTAGGATACTTTTCTACTTTAGTAGTAGTTCTGCGTTGGGTAGGTACACCAAAATTCATAATAAAATAATTAAAGGTTAAAGATTAAATTTTTAATCCTGCAGAAATGCAGGGAGATCTGATTCTTTTTTCTGTAAAGAATCATCAACTAAAACACATTCTGTTGTAAGGACAACTCCAGCGACACTTGCAGCATTTTCAAGGGCAACCCTTGCGACTTTTGCAGGATCAATAATACCTGCTTCAACCATGTCACATTCCTCTCCAGTAGCCACATTGAATCCAGGTACTACGCCAGCCATAACGTTTTTGTACATTTCATCAATTGTTTCGCTTTTGTATCCTGCGTTTAACAGAATTTGAGTAAAAGGGGTAGATATGACATCTTTAACAATCTCATATCCAATTTTAAAACTCTCATCATAAGATCCATGCAAAGCAGAGTCAAGCTCAAGCGTGGGTTGAATACGTAAAAATGCAATACCTCCTCCTTCAACAATGCCTTCTTCTATTGCAGCTTTTGTTGCTGACAGAGCATCATCTACCCTGTCTCTTTTTTCTTTTACTTCTGCTTCTGAAGCAGCACCTACATAAAGAACAGCTATTCCACCTTTAAGTCTGGAAATCCTTTCTTCAAGATCACTTTCTTCCTTTGGACTTTCTGTTTCCATTTGTTTAAGATGCTCTATCCATTGAGCAACATCAGCTTCATCGCCATGTCCATTTACCAAAAGAGTAGTATCTGCAGTAATAATAGCCTTGTCAACAGAACCAATATGGCTTAATTCTATCTGTTCTATGGGCATATTCTTGCTCATTACAGTACCTCCTACCAAAACTGAAAGATCATCAAGGTAAGCGTCTCTTTTAAGGCCAAAATAAGGTGATTTGACAAGCACTACTTTATCGTGAGACCTTAATCTCTTAAGTACAAGATATGCTAATAATTCCTGTGAAAAATCATTTGCTATAATAAGCAAGGGTTTCTGATTTTCCTTTACGTAAACCATTAACTTTTCAATTTGCTCTTTTTCCGTAAGCTTTTCTTCAGTAATAACAATATCGCAGCCATTATCATATATCACTTGCATTGTATCACTATCCGTTACAAAATATGGAGAAGTATAACCACTATCAAATTGAAGGCCTTCTACAATATCAATATAAGTATCGTTAGAATGAGACTCTTCAACTTTAATAACACCATCTATTCCAATTTTTTGTAAAGCATCAGCAATAATGTTTCCTATTTCAATATCATTATTAGCACTAATGGTAGCTACATTCCTTATTTTTCCAATATCTTCTCCAAGAGGTTCTGAAAGGACTTTTATGGCTTCAACTACATCTTTAACTGCAGCATCAATACCTCTTTTCATTGAAACAGTATTAATACGGGGATTAGATACAAGTTTTATCATTCCCATACGTATCATTTCATAAGCCAGAAGCGTTGAGGTAGTAGTGCCATCCCCTGCATCGTCATTTGTTGCTGAAGATGTTTGTTTTACAAGACTAGCACCCATATTTTGCAGCTCATCCTTAAAGTTTATGTGCTTTGCAACACTTACCCCATCTTTAGTAGGATGTATACCCTGATGCATCTTACGCATTAAAACATTTCTACCCATAGGGCCAAGGGTTACTTTAACTGCATCATTGAGCATTTTGATACCCTTCATTAACCCTTCTCTGGCATCTTCACCGTAAACTGGAGTTATATTTCCCATTAGTAAGAGGTTATTGCATCATAAATAAGTTGGAAATTATTGTCAATATAGCGACTTCCAAAAGCACCATGTAAAGCACGAGCAGTATTTGAACCACTATTCATTGTATCCAATTTATATACTGGCCTTTCTCCTTGCGTATCAAGATATGTATAAAGGCAGTTTTCAACAGAACCTTCAATGTTCATCTTGGTTGCAAGATTTCCAAGTGTTTTAAGTCTTTGACGAGTATCTCCATCACCACTGCGATAATCTTCAATGTGGCCTGTAAGAAATGCAACAGGGTTCTCAGCTAAAACACCAGCATCCTGAATACTTTGAATATGTGTTATGATATCTTTATATGTTTTTGGAACAAACATATAAGGTGTTGGTTTTACTTTAGTACCATACACCTCACGAGCATTATACTCATTCCCTCCAAATTCAATAACTCTGAATGTAGGGTTTTTATTGTCTGCATTGTACCAAATATTAGTGCCTGGTTCAAGATATCTGATTCCAAAACTTTTTCCTGTACCCTCATATCCCAGCACAAGTACAGTTTCAAATCCGAATTTCTGTAAACCTTCAACCATAAACATGTAGATTGCGACTCCGAAATCTCGCCATTTGTCCCGAGTTACCATAGTTTTCTTGTCTAACATTCCCATGTACTCATTATTTTGAATACCATTAAGAGTGTCAACACAAATTGTTTTAATCATTTTTTTTTCGCTCATTCTCCCTTAAATTTAAAATAATAACCATTTACTTGATTTCTTTTCCCGTATAAACAACTTGAAATATTAGATCTTTTGTTAATGTTACCAAGATACTTAGCAGCACTGGTGGCAGAATCAAATTCTAATTTTTCCTTGTTATTATACATAATAATAGGCTTAAATTTAGCCTTGTTAATTTTATCAGCAACACATTTTGGCTTTTTAACACCTTTCATTGTATTGCTAATTCTTCTTTTAGTTTCTTCAGTGTGATTATAGCTTTCAACACCGTCTCCACCAGTAGTCATATTACAAAGAGTACTTGAATACAATTGTATAAACTTCTTTTCTTTCTCTTTAATAAAGTTTATGCTATCAGATTCAAGCATTATTTCTACTTCATAGCCTGCCTTATTAACAATATTATGCCAATAAGGATTCCTGCTCTTTTTTTGAAAAGCTCTTCTATAATAAGCTCTGAATGTACTGCCAAGATGAGGAATTAAATTCTCTCCCATTAAAGTTCCTACGCCAACATAGAATACCTGATTCTTATCAGGTCTGACATGCCTGTATAAATAATACATTTCTTCTCCTTGTAAGTAGTACAATATACAAAAAATACTCTGAATAAGCTAATATTCAGGGCATTAGTGTATGTTAAAATTAATTGTTAATGTTCGTGTCTTCCTGATATGTTACATAATTCCAACGCTTCACACATTTCCTTTCTTCCTGGTTCATGTTTTTCCATTCATAAGTAAAATTAAGGACGCGAGCCTTATCTGAAAGTATGTCATCATATACAATCAAAGTAATTTTATCCTCTGCCGAGTAGATAATCTGCTGTGGCGTATGCTTGTTTGAGTTTTTCGTCATCCTCTCCTGGCTTTGGTAGTTCATTAAACCTGTTTGTAGCCCCATCGAATAAAAAGTGGACATACCCATTTGGACTGCCAATCCTATTCTTAAGTACTTTGACAGCCCTAAAGGTATCTCTAAACCTGTTTATATCATACTGGTGATATTCTTCAAAACCAAACTTATCAGGAGAATACACAGAGAGGATGACATAATCATCGCGTTGTATTTCCTTATTGTTTGCAAGACCATCAAGGCTTGGCTCAGTCTTTTCAATAATACTTTTGCCTGTCATTGTAAATTGCTGGGCTTCTTTTGATTGTTCTTGCTGCTGAATATTAACTACAGTCCAGTTCCAATGCTTTGTAATTTGCTTTTTACAATACTCTGTACTCCATTTTGCTATTGCTTCATGAGTAGTAAGCATCTTTTCTCGTTTCTTATCATACTCAGGATATATAAGGCTAATGTGATCAGCTATTACTATAACATGTAAATTTGGATCATCAGGCTCATATCTCACATAAGCAGGCTCAACAGTTTCTATAATAGTACCAGAACTATCTCTCTTTTGAAAAGTTCTATTTTCCCAGATATGTTTACCAACTTGTTCACTGTAATGACGACAATATTTATACATACCCGTAGGATTGTATTCACTGTCAACTATTTCTATGTGATCCATGTAATACTGAACATCCTTTTCACAATCTTCCAGCTTAGCAAGAATATCTTCACTAAGATAATTTTTATGTATGCCTTTAAGCATCAATGGTTCTATCCTAATATTGTATTTCGTAGCCAATCTGTTTGAAAGCAAAGTATCAATAAACTCTGCCTTACTTTCTTCAAGAGCAAAATAAAATATCTTGACCTTTATGTTGGTATCAGGATTCTGTCTTATAAACTCCAATGGAGTTATACAAAACATCTCTTTTGTAAATTGAGTCTTTCCTACACCACTCTGCGCTGTTACCTTATAAAGGATCCCTTTGACAATACCAGGGACAATCTTAGAAAGTTTTGGGTGCTTGTGATAAAAAGGTATACAAAATAATTCTCCTTCAGCCCTCTTTTTAGATATATCCCTGATTTCATCAATTCTTTTCTTTACATCTTTTTTTTCTTCATCCATTAATTTTTTATCTTTTTAACTCTGATTTGACTCATTGGATATGTATCAGTATAAGCAGTAACGTCTACAAAAGAATAACCAATTTCATTAAACTTATCAGTTACAATTTTATTATGCATGCCTGTTTCAATACCATCTCTTCCCCTGCAAAAAGTAACAACTAAATCTGACTTTCTTTTAGTAATATGTTTAACATCATCAAGCCTGTAAATCATACTGTTGATATTACACATTAAATCAAGCCATACGAAGTCAAATTTCTCAGTAGGGTTATCTTTACAATAATCAAAGATATCCTCATTATATACTACTGCAACATCAGTAGAACTAAAATGAAGTTTTTTCTTAAAAGACCATGCTATTCCTATACCAACACCTTTTGATCTTGGCATATTGTCAGTCACAAGCGGAAATAATGAATTTTCCCTTTCACAAGCAGTAAAGTATATCTTTACACCAAGATTATACTGTTCATTAAGGTAAATTAGTAATTTTTCAAAATTCCACCAAACTGAAGGTAAAGTTAAAATGTTAATTTTTTTACCTTTATGTGCTTCTAATACACTGAGAGCCAGATCATAACGAATAACATCTTTTTTATTTACAGGATTTAAAAGCTGTGCTTTAGTCCTATAACTACTTTGTATAAAACTCTCTATGCTCATAAGTAATCCTCCCTTTCTCTTTTAACAGTTACTTTATGATCTTTAAGAAGATATTCATAAACCTCCCAAGAACCCTGATTAAGCCACGTTTGAGCCATTTGCATATACTCAAACTTATTTGTCCTCCTGCGCCAATCCATCTCAACCTCAAGAACTGCTATTGCTTTTCTGGCACCTTCAGCGTTATTCTTAAAATGTTTGTTCCATGTCTTACGTAGTTTTCTACCTGCTATTGTTTCATCAGAAGAAGGTCTTAAAACCCTACCAGAAGGGCTTTTAATGGGAAACTTATTAAACCACTCAAGAAATAAATCTTTAGAGCCTTCAAAAAGCTCCCTTGTTCTTTCCCTAAGCTGTATGGTTATGCCATCAGAAAAGATAAATTGTTTCTTCACAAGATCTGAAGTAGCAAGAATTACAGGATGGCTTGGAGTAAATTTTGATACAAATCCTTCATTTATTCCTTTTTCAACAGAATAGAAATAAAGTAAGTTTAAGTAATTGTTTACACTAAGGTCATACTCCCTAAGTATACTTATATCAATAACAATCCGTTCCATATTGTATTTTTCTTTGTTCTCTTTCGTAATCATCATCAATACCTGTTATCCTTAAAATAAAAGAGGGAGCAACTTTTATGTTAAACTCCCTCTCTATGATTTCAGACATTTTTGAAGCAGTATCCCTTTGCTCACGAGGATATTCTTCCTCAATGAGCTGGATCATCACCAGTACGTCATTTTGGTTCATATAGTTTTCATAATATTTCTTCTAATTTATATTTAGGAGAATTTTCTTCAGTTCTTTCAAATACCTTAGAATAATCCATTGGATTAGGAATATTATCAAGCTTAGCAAGATATTCAACTACTGCACATAAACCATTGAAGTGAGTTTCAGGAGTCTCTTTAAGTTCATCATAATCATAAGATAGACGACCCCTTTCGCGGTTTGTGTACAACTTTACATCTTTATGAACTTCCTTCATAAATATATATTCAACTATTGCTAATTCTTTTCCACTATATCCGCTATTATTAAAACCAACTATAAATATTTGTTCTACACAAGGGTCTTTTCTTAAAATGTACCTTGAAAAATTTCCACCATACCATCTATCATGCCCAAGTATGTTTCCAACGGCACAAGCGGAACACTTATTAGAATGCAATTTGTTTTCATGAAAAGCATTATATAAAGCTGACAATGCTTTTTCAAATCTTTCAGTTGTTTTCATCTTCTTTTGTTTTAACAGTTAATATTGCAGGATTTACTACTCCTTCAGAAGTAACATTATATTCTCCATTCCAATCTTGTCTGAAAATAGAACCATACTCTGAACATTGTGATACCATTTGAGCTATAGCACCAGCCATAAACCCAGTAATACCAGTTTTTAAAGTTTCATCAGCAAGAGTTACATATTTTTTTGCAAATCCCTTCTGAATGATAACTCCAGATTTAATATCCCTTTCCATTTGTTCCATGACAAAACGTGCACAATCAACACAAGCTTTACCATAGCTATCCTGGTTAGAAGTAACCCATTTATCCCAAGCTTCAATATTTTTTACACCTAAATCCATCTTAATGATTAATTACAATTATATATTCCTTGTTAAATCCTTTAATAATATTACGATAGTATTTCTCATCCTGTGTTTGCTTGAGTACCATTATATGCATTTCAGGAAATTCTGATCTGAACACCCTCCCGAGCATTTGTATAAAACTAAGTTTAACATTGTCAAGCTGTACAATAAGTCCTTTTTGAACATTAACCAGGTTAATACTTTCACGAAACATATTTACCACATACAATTCATCAATCTTACCCTCATTAAAAAGGTCTTTTTTATCAATTACCTCCTTACTTTTAAGGTCTGAATGAACAAACTTTTCACCTCCTATTTCTTCACATTGTTTTTTTGATCCTGTAAAGCATATAAAACGTGAGCCTTTAAACTCTTTTTCAATAAGTTCTTTAGCTCTTTTAGTTTTCATTTCTGCCATTATGCGCTTACGAGTTGAGCCAAGATTAACCCATTTATTCTTAGCCCATATATCTCTGTTCATAAAGAATTTACGTCTGTATTTTTCAAGCTCCACAGTTATTTCGTGATATTCTTTGTGTTCAGTTTTATTGAGCCCATAAAAGTGCACGTAAAGCTTCGGAGAGGGCAATAGACCATACTTTATGGCTTCAGAAATAGTAATGTTACTCTGAACAAGGGGACCTTTACAAAGTGCTCTTAAAAGCTCTAATTTCTCAGGGTTTACTGTTGCAGAAAGCATTATTATTACTGTAGATTCACCTACAATATCCATCAAATATTCAAGTCTTTTTTCAGTTATTGCATGACATTCATCAAGAATAACATAATCAACAGGCCCTTCATATTTATGCAGAGAATCATATAGAAACATAGTCATATCATTAAGCAAATGCTTCATGTTATGTTTTTCTATATCTTTTTCCCAGTTACTTAAATGCGAGTGTTCTTTACAAATAAGATAGCCTGAAACACCTGACTCAAGAGTCTTGTTCATATGGTCAACCATTTTTAGTGCTGCAAGACTCTTACCACATCCTGTTGCCCATGTAAGAAGGATATATTTATTCTTCTTAACCAGTTCAACAGCATTGGATTGTATCATATTCCTCAGCTGATTTACGTCAGGGGCTCTAGTTGTGACGTCTCCAGTTTCTTTTTCCATCATTTTGACTTTCTAAATATTGTTGTGCAATTCTATAAGCAAGAAGAAACAATCTCTTTTCTTCAGGATCATTAAGGTTAGTTACAATATGTATCCTAACGCTTTTACGAAGCCATATATACTTTTGAATAGTATTTGCTGCTTCTTCCACAGTAACATTATGTAGATTCATAGCTTAACATTGCGTTAGTACATAGTTCATCTACAAGATTATTCCATTTACTTTCATTATGACCCTGTATCCATTGAATATGTAAATACTTAAAATCAAAGAAGAATAGTTTGTTAAGAGTTTCCCATAAATCCCTGTTCTCAACTTCTTTTCCAGCAGCATTTTTCCAATTCTTACGAATCCACACTGACATCCATTCAGTTATACCCAATTGTACATACTGACTATCAGTAAACACATAAATTCTATGATCCTCTGGGCTATATCCATTTGATTTAACCCAGTTTAAAGCTTTTATTACAGCTTTAAGTTCCATAATGTTATTGGTTATTTTTTCATCCTTTTCTTCAATAACCCTAACATGCTCTGCAATAACATGGTTATTGTTATCCAGAATAACATAAGCGTAGGCTCCTAGCCCTAACTTTTTTCTGTGTCCTCCATCTGTGTAAATATTTAATACTTTCATTTTTAGTTAAATAAAAAAGGAGCTATGAAGCTCCTTGTTAGTTTTAGTGGACCCGGAGGGACAAGTGTTATTTTTGCAGGATATAGGTATTATTTATACCTTAGTCCAAAACTATATTATAAATATGAATTGGAACTATATATCCGGGTTCTTTGATGCTGATGGATCAATTACAGCTATTAAAAATCATAGAAATGAAGAAATAACTGTACAATTAAATTTTTCCAATAATGAAAAATCCATACTTGAAGATATCCAATCTTTTATATTAAAAGAATTAAAAATAAAAGGATTTATATCTAAGAAAAAAGCTAAAGAAAAAAATCATACTGATAATTATGATTTAAAATATACTTATTTTCCAAAATGTTTATTAATAGTATCAAAACTAAAATCTAAACATTCAAAAAAAGTACACAGAATATCATTATTAAAAGAACTACATTCTTTAACTCCAAGAAATGGAAAATACACCAAAGAACTTTTACAAAAACGAGAAAAAGTAATTAATAACTTTTTCTCCTCCTAATTTCTTAAGAGTATCGGACTATATCATCATCCTATAAATAGGAGCTGGACGCTGTGGGCTTACCGTAGTATCCCTAGTCTCTGAACCTTCTTACTTCTTCCAGTAAGCTTGGCTGCTGATTGGCATATGTTTTCACACTTAGCTTTCCAGCAATTCATCCAGTTTTGTCATAGAAGTTACCTTCTAAGTCGACTATAATTAATCGAACCCTCGTCCAATAATATGATTAATCTATATTTTATTACAGCTTAGGGCAAAACTAGTTGCTCCACCACCTGCTTTTTAGAGAAACAGGAAACTCCACTGAAGGGTGTCTAATCCTAAATTAAGCGTAAATAATAAGGCAGTTTACGCAGCCACCTGAACATCTTCATTGATAATCATATCAACTACTTTCATGTTCGCCTGAATTTGAGAAATGTCTCCATTTACTTAATTCACCTTAGTTTTAGCGTGTTATCTCTCACGGCTGAATATAGAAAAACCTGTACCATTGTCAAAGCCAATACGGGCCCATAAATTCCCCTCCCATTTTACTGAGAGGGGAATAACAAATATATAAAATTAAATGCTAGTCAAAAGAAATGTTAGGATACCAATTTAGGGCTGGTACCTGCAGCCTGAAGAATTGAAGCTGCACTTGTTGTAGTAGCAGTTTTATATTCTCCCTCAATAAGGATATGTCCGGGATTACCAGATACATATGTATTGGCAATCTCATCCCATACCCTATCGACAATTACAAGGCGAGTTTCTGCACACACCCTTTCACCATTTTTAGCATAGAAATATGCTCCGGTAGAAGGGATCCTTTTCAGGTAGTTATCAGCATACTCGCGCTGAGAGTCTGTCATTTCAGACTCAAGGAATTCACGTACTTGAATACGCAGCTCTTGTGTTCCACCATTGATAGGATTAAGCACTTGGCCAATTTCAGCAAATGCTTCATTATCTTTAATGGATACCTTAAACATATTCTCAGCATACACCCTGTCTGCAGTAATCCAGGTGCGACGTGCACCAGATGAGAATCTCTCATCACCAGGGTTAAATGCAGCAAGGGCACTTTGAGGTTGTGTACTCAAGTTAATTTTCTCTGCGAATTCTACTTGTACTTTATTGTCATCTGTGGATGTATTCCGCATATAAACAGCAAGTACTTTCTCTTTCGGCAGAGAGGAGATCTTAGCTTTAAGATCATCGGACAATTGTTGGAAGACTTCACTTCCTGAGATTAAAGGTTTCATAAAATTAAGTGTTAAAATAAATGTTAGAATAAATGTTTAAAAAGATGACTAGCAATCAACTCTACACATTATTCACAATTAAGTGCAAAATAATATATGTTTTCTGCACTGTGATCATTACCACTAAATGATTGTATAAGAGCATTCTCTATATACCCTTCAAGTGAAAATGATTCAAATTCTATTGGGATGGCAAAAGTATGAAGCCCAGGATTCATATCTTCTGTGCTTATTATTTCTTCACCATCTACAAATAATACTATTCTTGTAAGACATGTATTTACAGGTACATAGAAATGAATAGATTCAGCTGCAACAATAGTTATTTCACCATTGTCTTGTGGCTCTTCAGGTTCTATATAATTAAAGCATACTACTTCATCTCTTACAGTAACAGTATCATAAGCTATTATTGTTATGGGGTAGGGAACAGTTTTACTAACCAGAAAGGATAAGTTATATGATTCAGTACCATCTAAACTCAAATGGGTTACATTCCAATTAACATCATATAACGAAACATCCTCAACAGTATATTCTCCTTCTCCAAATGTCATTTGTCCTTTAAACATTGCTTTTTTATTATCAAAAACAATATCAAAAGTATCCCTATAAATACCATATTCATTAAGCAATGAATAAACTGCATATACAGGTACACCTCCACATAATGGTACAGTTTTACTTGTACTATCATATGAAGGTGAGTTTATACTGGCAACAAGATATCCAGGCCTTAATAGCTCTTCCGGGTTATCCCTGCTACAACTTGCAGCAATAAGTACTGCAATTGTAATAAATGCGTAAAACAATCTATTCTTCATCTTCAGGAAAATACATTACTTCTTCCCACTCATCAGGAGTAAGAGATGTAATAAGAAACTCTCTTTGTTCAGGAAATAATTCGGGGAATACATCTTGTACACATTCCCCATAATTCCATCTATGATATTTATTAGTATCAACAGTAACAAGATAAATTTCTTCATTTACTGTACACATCTTTGATACGACAGTTGTACCATTAGGTTTATGCTCAACATTATATGATTTAATGTTAGCATTTTCTCTCATTTCATTTAAAAAATCAACATAACTCATATTAATTAATCTTCGTTATCAATAAGTTCTAAATAATACTCTTTTGTAAAAAAACCCCAAAAGAAAAAAGCAATAGGAATACATATTTCATGGAAAATATCCATATTCGCAAGAAATAAATACTCCATTGCAAGAGCTATAGCCAGGTAAATCAAAAATACAATTACACCGCTAAAAAATATAGCGCCACAAAAATCAACATAACTCATTGTGTACTAGTTTTTAATGACTTTTCCATTTCTTTAGCCTTTTCTACAAGAGCTTTGCCTGTTTCCCTCCAATCAGGCCAAGTTTCTTTTAATTCAGGTTGATATTCTTCAAGGCTAACACCATAAAAACCATTTCTATCAGCATTAGATTTAAGTAAATCAGCTTCACTATTATTTTGAACATGATATACTTGCCATATCATTCCTCCTGGTTCATTTCTAATCACTAATGTTTTAGGAAATCCATCACTCATAACAGTATGTTTTAAGATTATACAATAAAAAAGACAGGCATCTATCAGTACTGAGCCTTAGATTCACAATCTTAGTTGTAACGTCTACAACAGCGTTCTTGATAGTTTGATGCCTGCCTTATGTGTACTTGAATAGACAAGTACTATAATTTAATCTTCAAAAAAGCGCAATCTCTGTGCTCCTGTAACCCTGGTACTTGCAATCTTAGCTCTTTGAATAGAGGTAATAGCATTTGCAGTACCAACCAAAGCATTAGCTTTTTCAAGTGCAATAGAATCTTCCATGACATCATCAAAAACATCATAAAGAGATTCAGTTAGTGTGCGATAATTCCTGTCTTTCGTACTCATTTTTCTTAGATTTAATTAGACGATAGAGTTTTAACTTTGCTTTATATAATTCATACAGTTCCTCAGACATTTCTGATACTGTTATACGCATCTTTGCAGCTGCATAAGATCTGGAAATTTCCTTTCTTTTTTTCTTATCACGTTTTTTAACAGCTTCTATTTTAACAGGAGAAGTTTTATTTCTATAAGCCTTCTTCTGTTCTCTTGTAATACAAGAAGCAGGGTAATCATAAAAACTTTTATATATAAGAGAATGCCTCTCTTTTATAATAAGTTTACTAGAAGAACCAATAGGATAAATTCCAAAATATTGTTTAAGAAGCTTATTAATAGAATATCTTCTAATTTTCTTTTGATTAAGATAATAGTGCCAGTAATACGCTTTTTTAGAATTGTAATAAGTCCCTTTTGTTTCTACATCTTCATAACGTCTCTTATTAGGATAATCAATAAAATGACGAATTATAATACCATCCTCACGAATAGAATACTGTTTATTGGTTCCTTCAATAAATTTCTGTTTCATAACTTACAGTTTTAGTTAAGAGGCACACGGGTACACATGCCTCAATCAACTTAACCAAACCAACTAAACGTATTAACCCGTTAATCTTTTAATATAAAGAACAGTAGCCCCTTAAGCTGTGGGGACTTAAGGGGCATAACAGTACTCATCAATACATATACCCAAACATGTACTGCCTGTTCTTTGCCGTCATTTATTATCCTGATTATTTAGTATGAAATAAACGATAGCAATGAGTATAATCATTCCTATTCTCCATCCTATATCAGGGTCATTACTACTGAATGCTAAGAAGCGCAGCATTGCGAACTAATTGTGACAATTCTCTTTCAGTGAAATAACTTACAACGGCAATACGCTTTTCACTAAAAACAATTTCAGGTTCTTTTGTCTCAATTTTATTAACTATTTCATTGACATTAACAGGTTTAGATTTTTTTCTAAAAGATCTCATTTTGGATATTACACTATTTAAACTACGTGCATTGTCCAATTCTTCAACTGCTTTCATTGCAGCAAACCTATAACCAAACGTGTCTGCATATTCTCTATGACATTCACGTAAAACTTTTAACTCCTCAGGAGTATACCTATTTACTCTTCCCATAATAATTAAATTTGATTAATAATTAAACTTAGTAACAAGGGCAGGACTCGAACCTGCATTGATAGCTTCAGATATCACTCCACTATTCAGTCACGACTACTTTTGCGCGCGTCTACCAATTCCGCCACCTTGTTATGTCCCAGTATGATATAAATACCATACTGAGAAATGCTCACGATATCCTTTTATATTATTTTAAGTGGGGAAGGAAAGTACGGGCTATAAACCTCCACTTATAGTATTAAAGTATAATCTTCTTTATTTGAAATAGAATCTGCCTTTATTTTAGATAAAACATATGTTGAACCATGAATAAGTTGCAAAAATGACTCAGTGTCATTTACCATTTTACATACATAAGCATAATTATTCCAATGATCGGTTTGATCTTTAGGTTGCAATGTAAAATGATAAAATTCCCAGGAATCATCTGATTTTCTTTTATAAAGAAGTCTTATTTCTTTATCAGAATCCGAAAGTGAATCAATAACCCTTTTATATTCTGTATAAACACCTCTACCAACAGTATTAGTTTCAGAAAGTAAAACTATTACTATATTAGCCTCATCAATCTTATCAGTTGTATATATTGAACCAAGAAGATGCTTATTTATAGTAATTTTAAAAGGATCAAAGAAAGACTTTATAAAACCATCAGCTTCTGCTGAATAACGTGTGCCATATAACGAATTAGGTTGAGAAACATAAATGTTTAACCTACTTTCTTTGTTAGCCATAATTACACATCATAAAATTCGGCATCTGCTTTAAGAATCTCAAGCTCTTTATTCTTAAGCATAAGATCTTTTTTTAAAGCCATCCTATCCCTTACAAAAGAATCAGCATTAAACCCTTCAATAGAAGTAATTGTAAAATTATCTACAAGAGATTCAATCTTATCTTCAAGAATAAAGATTTCTTTTTCAAGTCCAGCTATTTTAGCATCATATGCATATTTAGCAGTCTTTGCAATCCTGATTGATTTATCGTCTTTCAATTCTTTTTTAGATCTTTCCAATAAGGATTTAAATGTAACGGTATTGTTAGCTTTTGTAGCCATTGTGATAAGTATTAAGATTAGACATTAAAGTAAAAAATGGGCAGTTTAATATCACATTACCCAGGTGATTATGATGAGTATTAATGGATAAACACAATGTCTTGTGATTCATCCGACTCCTCAATTGTTTCATCTCTGTCTGACCAGAGGTTATTGAATAGTTCGTCCCACATTAGAGTATATTTAGAGGGTTAGTGAATGAATTATCATCCATACGGGTATGGAGATAATAATGATTGCCTCAATTTTAGCAATAAGTAGGTAAAGTTTATTTGTTTTCATTTGGGATATTATTAATTATACAATTAGCTGCTTTCATTACTATCCATCGTAATCTTACTTTATCACGAATGATACTTGGTACTGGATAGTTAACTCTTATTCGTGAATACCATTGGACAAAGCCATAAAATTCTTCGTCTGTATCAAAATTATCTCTAAGATGTACCATAGAATAGTTATTTAGCTATTAAATAAAAGCAAGGAAGAACACCCGGGTCAAGTGGTCTAAACGCCAATTATTGTATTCATCAAAGGGTATTGCGAAGTAACTAGTTCAACCTTGCTTAAATATAAAGGGGATGCTTTTTACCCTTCTTCATCCATTAATTGCCATTATAACAGGCGTAGGCACTATTATAATCTGGACATTTGCCTTCCCTTTAGCAACTTAGGTAGACATTTTTAGATGGGCACCAACCAGCACATAATTGGCTGCTGATACTTAGGTTTTAATGTATCCTAAGCTCCCATATTGCTGTTCTTAGTACTCTGCTTTATACTAAGAACTATCAGTGCAGAGACTATTTGAATAATTTAGCCCACTGAAGGGTTTGTTCAATTACCCATTGTTTATTGTGAGATGAGTTATTGTACATATGACAAGTATCAAATCCAACTACTATATTACCATCTTTTGTTTTTTCAGTAAATGTAGTTTCTTGCTCCTGTCCTTCAATGGAATAATATCCATAAGGTTTAGCTTGTTTTAATGCTTTTTCATAATGGGGGTTTTCCTTTTTAATGAGGATATAGCCATTACCCCAACCATGTCGAGAAGTAAGATCTGCTAAAGCACCTAACTCTGTAGTTACTTCATCAGCCCAATCAGAAGACCATGTATTTCTTCTTACATATACTTCAAGAGTTGGATTATCTGTTGGTATTTGTTCTGCATCAAATGACCAATTACTTAGTTGTATTGTTTTCATTATTGCTCTCATGATATGACTATGTATTAAGTTGTAATAAAACAATATTATCTATCATAACGAAGGTGATATCTTCATTAACTTGCCATATCACTTGACTGCTATATCCAGCACGATAATATTGTTTTTCATTTACCATTGATTGTTATTGGCCAATGTCTGCTCTCCTGCAGCGTTGATGATAAATGATTATAGTACATCTGCCTACCATCTGGATTGAATGGTACACGAATGGCGTTACTGCGTGATTTCTTTTCAATGTACTATAGCTATGTATTAATGATTTGTGTGAAATTGAGTGATTCGTAAAGGGGTGAAATTAGTGGGTTTGTTCTTTATCAGCAACCATTATCCACCTTAAACATACGAGAAAGAGGCACGAAAAGAATATCTTCCAGCCTATGTGAGTGTCTGATAACCAACAGGTTATACACATAAATCCTATCAATGCACTATACGCTATTGCAAGCCTGAATTCTGTCATAGTAGTAGCACTTATACGATGTTAGCACTTATACGAAAAAAGAGAGAGCCCCGAAGGGGCTCAACTCTTAGTCTGCAAGTTCTCGATAGGCTGAGAAAACAGGATAAACTCTACCGCTGGCTGCAGTCCTGGTGCCTTGGTAGGCAATGGTAATCCTGTCGGATTTAGTGAGCTTAGTACCTTTAACATCAGACACTAGGACATCAACTAGTCCAACTGGCTTACCTTTATCATCAAGGATTTCAGCCTGATAGAATGAATTGCCTTCAATCGGCGAGCCTGCAAGGTTCTCGTGAGTAATTCTGGTAGAAAACTCCATACCAACAGGCAACTTGAGGATTTCTTCCTCGGGAAATTTCTTAAGCATAACGCTTGGATTTAAGATTAGACATTGGGCGGGGGTACTGCCCCCTCCTCCACTATAGGGAGGGGTGTTTTGTTATATATCAACCATTCTCATCAGTACAAAAAAATTTTAAAATTTTAAAAATCAACCATTCTTAGAAATACAAAAAATTTCAAAAAAAAATTAAAAAATTTTTTCTATCTTCATCTGATGAATGAATGTAGGATTTGTAGAACTCCCACTAAGAATGTATTTAATCTGAGCTTGAAGGTAGTGCCTATTTGTGAAGATTGTGCCAATGCTATATTTTTACAGCAAGCAATGTACTATTCGAGGATAAGTCAAAATTGAAGAATTTTTTATATCTTCATACCATGGGAAAAATTGAAGAAGCCAAAGTTAAGGTTACAGAGAGAAAGGTTACAAAGAAGGAAAAAGAGTCTGGTATTATGCCAGGAAAGATAGTTCTTAAGAAGAGGAATAAGAAATAGGTTATGGGAATAGAGGAAGGTAGTATTACAGTATCAGGGATAGAGATTGTAGATGGTGGAGTTTACCTTGCGCAGGACAAGGATACTGATAGTACTAAGGTTTTAAGGAAGATAATGGTTAGTCTTATTACGGAAAGTTCGTATAAGATTATTGATAGTGATAGTCAGGAAAGTAAATGGTATTTGAAAGAAGCTGTTATTAGTAATCTTATTGATTTTAATGAATACCAGCATGTTTATAAGGTTATAGAGAGGTTAGAATGAGTAATAATTGGAGTCTTGTAAAGGTTACGCCAACTAATGGAACAGTAAGTATTGTTTCAAAACATCCGTCTAAGGAATATTTATTACATTTGCTTGCATTACTTAATCAGAGGGATGAAATAGAGATTAAGATTGGGATGTTAAATGGTGAAATATCTCAAGAAACAGGAGAGAATTTATTAGAAAACACATTTTATAAAATAAGGAAGATATGAATGGACAACAAGAGTTAACACCGAAATCAGCGCTTATTATTCTTAATACGCATATTGATAATGTGATTAAGGGTACCTGTGGTAAAGAAGGAGATGAGCCTAGCTGGGGACTGAATGAGATTAATAGTATTATTAATTGTATTGGAACAGTTCAAATGGGGCTTAATGAGCTGGAACTCCTTAAAAAGGAAGTGGAAGAAAAAAGAAAAAAAGAACCAGCCCCAGCCAAAAAATAATTGATTAAAGGTTAGCAAAGTAACCCTCCATTTTTTGGGGGGTTATTTTTTTATTACTATATTAGCCCCATAGCCTGCTACCCAGCAGACCACCCTGAGGGCCAAAAGGAAGTAAGGGTTAGACATCGGGTTATAAGGATTCTTCAATCCCCAATTGTCCCCGGTAGCTATAAAACTGACTTAATGAAAGATTGACTGGCAGGGAGCAATGACTATAGGGTAAAGTCCCCTGGTGGGTGTAAGATTAAAAGTCTGACGTACAGCAGTCAATGGAGTAGTTATAGTTAAAATCGCCTTCGAGTGATTGAAGGTCTAATTCTCTGAGGGGATAAGTGTATCTAATTATGAAGTAAGAATCTAAAGAAAGGAGGTGTTTAATGAGAGAAGTGGATTTTTATCCACTTTTCTTTGAAAATACAATTCTTCTTCTTACATTTAGTTTGTCACTCAGTAGGAGTGGGATACTTATACCTAATGCTATGGATAATGATTTTGAGCCCATAGATTATCTCTACCTTTTTTCTCTCTTCTGTGTTTTATGGATCTGCATTTACTTATTTTATAGGGCATGGTTAGGGGATTTGGTAGTATAAGGAAATTTTTTGGTTGCTACACTACTTTGACAGTAGACCTTCTGTATGAACCTAACTTAGATGAGTCTAATCTCGGCTATTGGTGTAAAGTATTAAAAGCAGAGTATTATTTTTTATGGATTAAGGTTTACACTAAAAGGTATCCTGATGAAAGGAGCGAGACTTACAATTAATATTCTTCTTGCTATAGCATTGATAGCTATCACCATCATGGTGGGCTGGAATTTATATCCTTCCTGGAGTGAGTATGCAAGGAGTTATCAGGAGCAATTGCTTTTTATTACGCTTACTTCGATAATGAGTATATTTTTTATACGAGCTGATAATTTTTCAAAAAAGCTTAAAGTTCTTTTTCGATGGCCAGTTAGGGCAAATGTCAGGCAGGTAAATAAGTGGACTGCTTTTATGTTTATGGGTGTAATTTGCACTCCAGTTACTATTGGCGTCTCCTGGGTTGAAATAGCCCATTATGTATTTACTGTTGCAGGGATAGTGTTTGCATATTTGGATATCTTGAACTTTTACAGAACTTCAACGCCTAAGATTCTTGGTTGGATCGGATTTGGGATAGCCGTATTGGGTATGGTAGGTGGTAAGTTTTTAGGTTTGTGGACGTTAGGAGCTGGAGAGTTTATGGCTGCTATTCCAATAGCAATTCATGTTACGATAACTAATAATGTAAAAAAATAATGAGATTTCAACTAGATTTTGATAGTCAGACTGTTACTATTGAAGCTGAGGTAGATATGGGAAAGTTTGTAAATGCAATTAAAAAACTTATTCCAAATTGGAAAGATTGGAAACTTACTACAAAAGTTGTAATGCACAATCATAATTGGCCAGTATGGTATATTAATCCATGGTATACTGATTTTAGATATTATACTGGAATTACTCCTTCAATTAATTATTCTGTAGGTAAAGACGAGATTTATAGTTCTTCCCCAAGCACACCTAATGATTCTTTATATATTGATAATGAGACAAATACGTGTCATTTTAATGTAACACACATGTCAGGTGTTCATGAAGTTTTGATTAATTAAACACATTTTTTTAGGTAGTTTAAAGTCGCTTTTCTTTGGTATCTTTATAGTCTAACTTTTAATTTTAATACCATGTTAAGTGATATTCAATGTACTCCCGTAGAAGTAAAAAACCATTTTAAATTAAGCCTTAAGACCAAAGATGGTAAAACCTTTGAGCAAGTTTTAGAGAGGTATGAAATAAGGCAACTTATTGGTGAATTGGATAATGCAATTTAAAGGTCTCATAGCTCAGCTGGTTAGAGCGTCTGACTCATAATCAGAGGGTCCCAGGTTCAAATCCTGGTGAGACCACTTATTTTTTACTTTCATAATAAAATATTTTATATATTTGAAAATGCAAGAGTTAAATCTAAATGGATTCTGGCAAACAAACTGTACAAATTGTGAAGGAGAATGTCAGAATTGCACATATGTATACTCCTGAGATAGGAGCTGTTTTTCATAATTAAGTGTTTATCTAAGCCCCACGCCCCTAGGTGGGGCTTTCTTATTATGGGTAATAAATTAAAACAACTTGTAGAAGGGTATTCCAAACTTTGGAAGATACAGGATATGCCCGACAGAGAACAAAAACTTGCAGAAGCAAGAATGGAGATCTGTATGAACTGTCAGTATAGGATGAAAGCAACCAATACTTGTAGTAAATGTGGTTGTTACTTACCAAGTAAAACAAAATGCATGCGATGTACTTGCCCTAAAGACTTTTGGTGATGGACTATAACGAAGAGCCTGTACATTATTGCACAAATTGTCTTTCGCTTAATATAAGACCTACAACATTACAAGGGAGGATTATAGATTTTTGTGGAATATGCGGAGGAACAGATATAGAGCAAACTGATATAGATACTTGGGAAGCACTACATGTAAATTTATACGGAAACTATTATGTTAAAAGAAATAAACGGTTGGGAGGAGACCAGGGATCTGGGAAGAAGCCTGTTTATTGAAAATGTTACAGATTCTATTAGACGTATTGTAAATCTATTTGTTTCAAGTCATCCTAATTACTATATTTGTGATGATGACACTAATAAAAAAACAATTAGATTATGCAAAAAACAGTTAAGATGCGTCAAATAGACGAAAGGCTTTCAGTACCAGCACATACTTTTGAGCTTCGCACTTTTACAGGAGCTACAAAGTATAAAAGTGTATGGAGGGCTATGCGTAAAGGTTTAGTTGGAAGAAACGGGGAAGTATTGCCACTAAGACCTTTTAACAATAGCAAAAGGACAAAAGGAAGAAAGTTGCAAAAAGATTTTGAAAAAGCATCCCTCCGTCTTAAGTCCTACTTGAAAAGAGCACAGGAAATAGATACGGAAAATGCAAAAGAAAAACACTAACGTAAAAACGTTTGATGTCACTCTTGAACAATTTTTCAGGGTATGGTTATTGCTTTTAAAGCCTTTCCATAAAATGACAAACAAAGAGATGGACATTGTAGCATACTTGTTATATAGACGCCATAACCTTATGTTAAAAGTTAAGGATGAGAAACTGGTTAATCAATTATTAATTGATACTGAAGTCAGGGAAGAAATAAAGAAAAAAATGGGCTACAGTAATAATCAGGTTTTAAGTAATATGTTAAGTGAACTCAGAAATAGAAAAATCTTAATTGGCGATTCTGTGACCAGAGTGCTTATTCCAAATGTTGAGGATGGGGCAGATGTATTTCAACTGGTATTCAACCTGAACATTAAAAATGAGGCTTGACAAGGAAGAATATAAAATAATACGAAAGCTATGCGATAAGTATAACTTAACTCAGGATCAGGTATTTGAAATTGTAAAAGCGCCTTTTAAATTTATTCGGGAGAAAACAGCAAATCTTGAAATAGATTTAAATTGGACAGAAGAAGAATTTGAAAAGAATATGCCCAATTTTAATTTACCTTCAACTGGAAAGTTATATTCATCATATGGTAATTTTAAAAGAATAAAAAAAGCAAAACAAAATGCAAAGAAGAGGAGACGTAGCGAAAGCAGCGAAGAAGTACAAGGAAGAAAAGAAGACAGGTGAAATACTTTCTGAAGAATTAAAGAAAATTCAGGAAAAGCATAAGCTGTCTGATACTACTAAAGCATCGCTAATTGAAACTGCTGACGAAGCATTTAGGGTTTACAAGGAAAAATATGAAGATTCTATAAAAATAGTAGACCCTGGAATAGAACCTATTGGTCAGAATGTACTTTTGACCTGTAGTCTTTATAGTCTTGAAGATGCAGGTAGATTTTTAGTACAAAAGGATTTTAGTTTAAATGCTTTTAAGGAAATTACAGAGTCTTTAAATCATATTCAACAGGTAATAGCTGTAGGGCCTCAATGCAATCAAGTAAAGAAAGGGGATACTGTATGTGTAGACATTGACAGCTTCGTAAGGGTTAAAAATCCAAATAGCGTTAAAGCAGAAGAAGTCAATGATATTGTAAAATATATACAGATATTGAATGGTAGAAATTATCTTCTTGTACATGAAAGATCACTCTTGTATGTGAAGCGTTAATCAAATATCTATTAGGAGTCTAATAAGAAGCTCAGTGTTACGCTGAGCTTTTTTATTTTATATTTGTGTAAAGGAGAAGATATGCAACTATTTCAGCTAAGGAAATATCAGGTAATATTTGAGCCTCAAACAATGATGCTTAAGCCATTTGCCGATATAAGGGATAAAAATGAAGATGAAGACTTAACATTAAAAGAGTTATCCTTCATATGGTTTTTTACAGATGTTAGATCTGATTTTCAAAGTATCATTGATGAAGATATTAGAAAAGAAGAAATAATAAAAGCAATCAGTCTTCCTAAAGAATGGGAGCCAGATGAAACTGTAATTAAAGGAATTAAATTTTATAAAGAATATTCAAAAACCCCTTCTTCAAGTTTATATGATGCTTCAGTAAAAACTGTAGAATTTATTGAAAAGGAGTTAAAGAATCCAGAAGCGTTATTAGAAAAAACAGACAGTAGGGGTAATCCAATTTATAAACTTGATTCTTTGCTTACAATGCTTAATAAAATTCCAGATGCAATGGAAAAGCTAAAAAAAGCAAAGGATCAGGTGATACGTGAAATGGAAGAACAATCTCAGTTAAAAGGACAAAAAGTAAAGTCCATGTTTGAAGATGGAATTTGATCAGGACAGAAGGTTTTTATTTAATAGTGCACAGACAACCTTTAGGACTCCCGAAGAGTTAAAGATTATCATAGGCGAGTCTTTAAGAGAAAAAGATCTTTCAGAGCAATACACCAAAGAGGTGTATTTTGATTTTTTAGAAGCATATGATTCTATTCTTTTCATACAAAATTTAGTTAGCAATGAAAGGAAAAGAGCTTGTGATCTTAAACGCTGGGATGATCCTTATAATAAAACAAGAAGAGAAATTCCTGATGGAAGGATAGCAGTAAATATCCATAATCCTCATATTCTTGAGGACATGGATTATTTCAGACAGGCTGCTATCAGATTTCAAGCTACTGGAAGGTATACTCATTTATACCCAAACAGTAATCCCAATTCTGAGTATGCGCAATTTTGGCAGGAAGAAGCCAGAAGGTGCAGAGAGGGAATGGTAAGGGAATATGATGGAGAGTGGATTCCTGGATACTTTTACTTTTACTTGAATTACAGCTACATAAAACGTAACATACGTAAAGGGGGTAAGACAGTAAGGACTGAAGGGTTTCCTGATATATATGATGGAGATTATCTTTTTTTCCACTATCTCGAAAAAGCGAGACGAAATGGAAAACATACAGCAACCCTAAAGAAAAGGGGATCTGGATTCTCTTTTAAAGGAGGATCAAAACTCTCAAGGAATTTTATACTTGGGGAAACTGAAATAAGCAAGGAAAAAACAAAATCCTTTGCTATTGCAAATGAGAAAGAATATCTCGTTAAAGATGGTGTTCTTAACAAGTTCCTTGACATTACTGACTTTTGCGCTGATAATACCCCATGGCCAAGAATAAGGGAAGCCAAAGATTCTATGAATGAAATGGGCTGGATGATGGGATACAAGGATTCCAATACAGGAAGGGTTGCCGGAGTAAGAAATACAGTCAATGGAGTTACGCTTAAGAATGACCCTCACCGGGCCAGGGGTAAAAGGGGAATTCTTATTGAATGGGAAGAAGTAGGTTCTTTTCAGGATTTCCTTACTGCATGGGCAGTTGCAAGGCCTTCAGTTGAGGAAGATGATCAGGTCTTTGGTCTTATGAATGCCTATGGTACAGGTGGTGAAGAAGGAGTGGATTTTGAAGGATTACAACAAATATTTTATAATCCTCGTGGTTATAACATACAGCACATGCCAAATGTGTTTGATAAAAATACAAATGGCAGCACTGAATCTGCATTCTTTTTTGGTCAATATCTCAATGCTGCAGGATGCTATGATAAGAATGGAAACTCAGATGTAGTCAAAGCGCTAATTAAAACTTTTGTAAGACGTATCAACGTAAAGTATAATACGTCTGACCCTAATGCAATTGTACAGGAAAAAGCTGAAAGGCCAATTACTCCTCAGGAAGCGGTTATGCGTACTGAAGGTACTGCATTTCCAATTGGAGCTCTCAAAGAAACCCTTGAGAAGATAATGGTAAATTATCAACAGCATTGTAATGAACATTACATAGGAAAACTGGTATACGATAATAATGGAAATGTAGAATGGAAACCAGATACTACTATCAGTCCAATACACAAATTTCCACTTAAAGACAATAAAAACAACCAGGGAGCTCTTGAAATCTTTGAAATGCCCAAGAAAGACAGGAGTGGAAAAGTATACAGAAATAGATATATTATTGGAGCTGACCCCATTGACAATGATTATACATTACAAGGGTCACTTGCATCAGTATTTGTTTTTGACTTGCTTACAGATAGGATTGTAGCAGAATATAGTGGGCGTCCCGTACTGGCAAGTGAATTTTATGATGTTTGTATAATGCTTTGTGAGTTTTATAATGCACAGCTTAACTATGAAAATAACTTAAAGGGATTATATATTCATTTTAGCAATCTTAACAAAACACATCTCTTATATGATACTCCCCAGCTTCTCAGGGATATGGAGATTGTAAAAGATACGCTTCATGGAAACAGGGCAAAAGGAACCAGGACAAACAAACAGACCATTGCTCTTGGTAAAACCCTTCAAAGAAGCTGGATGTTGGGTACTAGCAAATATGTAGACGAAAAGGGTGAAGAACAAACATATCAGAATTATGAAAAAATAAGATCTATACCATATCTCCAAGAATGTATTACCTGGAATCCAGATGGTAACTTTGACAGGGTATCAGCAATGGACATGGTAATGATTATGAGGGAGGATATGGATAAAATAAAATTTAGTTACGAACAAGAAAAAGAAAGAGCTCATTTTGAAAATGATGAGTTTGTAGATAAAAACTGGAATAGAATCGCAGGTCAGATAGCTCCTAAATTTAAGCTGGATGACATGAGAATAATGAATTAAGATGAGCAGAGAAACAATGCGCAGGTGGCCTAATCAGAAAAAATCATTTAGGTCTAAAAATAAGAAATGGAGAAAAGAACATCTTGACTGGGCAGATGACAACAGTAGAATGTTCAATGAAACCATACGCAAAAGAGTAAGGGAAAAGAAAATAAACGTAGATTTTTACAATGGCATTCTGCATAAGGATGACATGAAGCTTACGTTAAATCCAAATGACATGGAAAATTTCTTTGTCCCTGATGCAATTCAACATTACCCTATTATTGCCCCAAGGATTGACGTACTGGTAGGAGAAGAAGCAGCCAGGAAATTTGACTGGACTGTAAGGGTTATCAATCCTACTTCCATTAGTAAAATGGAAAGGGAAAAAAGAGATATGATACGCCAAAAGCTTGATGAAATCTTTATGGATGATACCATGAGTGAAGATGAAGTCAAAGCTGAAATGGAAGCTCTTGCTGATTATGTGTCTTTTGAATGGCAGGATTTCAGGGAAAAAAGGGCAAATGAATTACTCAAGCATTTTGTTAAAGAGCTTAATGTAAAACATAAATTCTCTGAAGGTCTTAAAAGCGCTTTAATAAATGGGGAAGAAGGATATTATTGCGATATAATTCATGGAAACCCTGTATTTGAAAGATTGAATGAATTAAAGACTTATGTTATACAACATGGATTTTCCAATAGGTATGAAGATGCTTCTATTATTGTAATAGATGATTATTGGTCTCCCGGAAAGATAATTGATACATTTAATGAAGATCTTGAAGATAAGGACATAGATTACATTCTTGAAAAGACTTCTACGCAACATGGGGGCAGGGAACTGGATGGTGATATGTTCAGGGAAGACATTGATGACAGGGAAGGATGGAGATACAGAAATGCACTTACTAATATCCTTGATGATAATCTTACTGTCATGGAAAATAGTTATGCTGACTTTAGCTCAAAGGCAAACTATTTTGATACTTCTGGAAACGTAAGGGTATTAAGGGTATTCTGGAGGAGTTATAAAAAACTTCTGAAAATTCAATGGATTGACAGGGATGGAGACACTCAAATTAAATATCGCAATGAAGATTATATACTTGATGAAAATCTTGGTGAAAGTCTCGAAGGCCACAGGTGGGTAAGTCAATGGTGGCAAGGAACTAAAATTGCTGATAAGATTTACGTAGATATGCGCCCAAGACCTATTCAATACAATAAAATAGGGGATCCTGGATATAATACTCCTGGAGTAGTAGGACAAATTTATAATACAAATGATCAAAAAGCAGTTTCTCTTTTAGACAGGGCCAAACCTTTCAATTACATATTTAACGGTGCTTTCTATCGTTTAATGGAAGCATACAGTAAATTCTTTGGTCCTGTACTTGAAATTGACAAAGCTAAATTCCCGGAAGGATGGGATATTACCAAGACACTCTATTTTGCAAAAAAAGCTGGTATTCTTGTAATTGATTCATTCCGCGAAGGAACAAAAGGACAATCAACAGGAAAACTTGCTGGAGCAGTTGGGAATACCTCTGGTAAAATATACAACGCTGATATTGGAAACTATATTGCCCGTAACATAGAGGTAATGGAGTATGCCAAACAGATGATGGATGAGATTACGGGTGTACCAAAACAGCGTCTTGGAAACGTAGAGAAAAGGGAAACTGTAGGTGGCGTAGATACTGCAATACGTCAAAGCAACTATGTTACTGAAATGATATTCAAGACCCACCAGGATGTCAAGAAAAGGGCTCTTGAATTACTCCTTGAAACTGCTAAAATTGCAATGAGGGGCAATAAACTTAAATTGTCTTACATCGCATCTGACTACTCGGCTCAGATCATGGAGATAGATGGCGATGAGTTTCAGGAAAATGAATATGGATTAGAAATTACAAATGATGTAGAATCAGAAGCCCTTGAGCAAAATCTTGATATGCTTGCTCAGGCAGCATTGCAAAACCAGCTTCTGTCATTTTCCACAATCATGAAAATTTACACTAGTCCAAGTTTAACTGAAATACAAAGGTTAATTGAAAAAGACGAAAAGCAAACTCAGCAACGTAATGCTGAAGCAGAACAACAGCAACTTAAGGTGCAACAAGAAATTGCCGCACAGAAAACTGCCCTCGAACAAGAGAAACTCAATGTTGATATATATGACATTGATGAAAGAAGCAGGATAGCTGAACTTGAACTGTTAATGAATAGTGATATGTCAGTTGGAGAGGGAGAGCTTCAAAAAGCCAATCTTGATTATCAAAAACATCTTGCTGAATTAGAATTTAAAAAGGAACAACTTAAAGATAAGGATGATGACAGGAAGCTGCAGAAAGCAATGCACGATGATAAGATGGAAAGAGAAGATAAAAAACTAACTCTTCAAACGAGAAAACCAGCAACCAGTAGTTCCAAATGAAGGATATAGCAAAACATCTTTTCCATACTTATCTACCTCACTTAATAGCATTAATATTCATTCTGCTATATATTGATGCGTGTAATGAAAAACCAGAGGTAATTACAAAAAGAGTACCTGTATTAATAACAGCGCCTCAGTTACAAAATGATTTTACACCTGTTTTTAATCCAGCTCCTTTGCCAAAACCAAAAAAGAATTTTACAGATAAATGGTACAAGGAATACCTCTCTTTAAAAGACTCAATAGCTAAAGATAGTATGGTAAAGGAATTAGCTACCATTAAAGAGTATAAAGAAACATTTGAAGATACGGTACAGACAATTGATGTTTACGCAAAAACCAGAGGTGATCTTCTTGAATTAAGATCAAGCTATAAGCTTAAGCCCTTTCTGATAAAAGATAAGGTGAAAGTAGAGATGGAAGTACCTAAAGACATATTCTCAATTGATTTTGGAATGAAAGTGGGGATTCCTGATAATGGTCTTGATAATACACCAATAGTTATGCCTGAACTTGGAATACGGATAAATAAATTTAGGGGTACAGTAGGATATGACACCAATAGTACATTATGGCTTGGAGGAAACATTATACTGTTTTAGCTATATTGTGGAGCATTGACGTATAACTAAAAACCAGTTAGATTTGTTAGTAAGGAAGTAATATAAAGAAATTGAATTATGACATTAGGAGATGATTTGTCACTTGACCTTAACCTACTGGATGAGGGAACTGACCAAACGTTATTTGAAGACATAGTTATCCCAGATGATAACAGTCAACCTGAAATTAAAAAAACTGAGGTTTCACAGCCTCAACCTAAAACCTCTAGTGAGAAACCTAACGTTTCAGAGAGCGTAGCTGGAGAAGAAGAAAAGGCAAAGTCCCCGGAAAAGAAAGCAGATACTAGCATTTCTTCTCCTGATTCTGATAATGATAAGTTGTCAGAAGTATATTCTTCCTTGGCTACGCATTTGCATAAATCCGGGGTTTTGTCTTCTCTTAATACAGAGAAACCTGTTAAAAGCTTTGCTGATTTACAAGAAGCCATTAAGTCTGAAATCACAAACGGGCTTGATGAGATTACAAAATCTTATAAAGAAGCAATGGAAAGGGGGGTGCCCCAGGATGAGTTTGTACAGTACGAAAGGACTATGCAGCAACTCAATTCCATTACACCTGAAGTTCTGGCTGATGATAATAATTCAGAATTAAGGTTTAAAGTTCTTGCACAGGATTTTCTGAACAGGAATTTCACAAGAGAAGAAGCTGAGAGATATGCAAAAAGAAGCGTAGATCTTGGTGAAGATGTTGAAGATGCAAAAAAAGCAATTGAAAACATCAAATCCTTTACTAAAGTTCAATTTGAGCAAAAAGAAAAGGAAATCAAGGAAAGGGAGGAAAAAGTCAACACTGATTTAAAACAGTTCATTGACAAAACAACAGAGGTTATTGACGGTATTAAACTTGACGATAATCAAAAAGAGAAGTTGTTTAAACAGATTACCACTCCCATTGCAAGGGATAAAGATGGAAAAGTGTTATCTAAATATGGTAAGGCTTTGACAGATGATCCTGTAAAAATGAAAGTGATTACTGAATACCTCTTTATGATTACAGATGGTTTTTCTGATTTTTCAAAATTGAATACCACCATTGAAACTGGAAAAACGAAAGAACTTGACGAAATACTTAAAAGCAGTGTTTCTACTTTCTCCCAGGATGGATCATACACCTCGCAAATAGATAATGAATCAAAGTTCCTTACAGGGGATTTTGAAATAGATGTGTAAACCGTTTAAATTTAAATAGATAATGTTACAATTAGGTAGATACCAAGTTACAGACTCCGAAGCTATCGCTGGTATGATAAATCCAGAGAATACTTTGGATGCGATGTACCAAAGGATGCCCCAAAAGATTAATAACGTAATGGTTAAGCTTTTGGCAATTCACCGTGGTAGGAGTCTTGAAGCGATGTTGAGTAAGTTTCCCTCTTACAACATTGATGATGATAGGGATTTTTACTGGGAACTTATTGGTAGCTCTCGTCGCAACATTGAGTTGCAGGAGGCTGTGTACCAGGGTTCTACAGTAACTGCTAATGACTTTGGAATTGGTGAAGGTGGAACCACCTTTGACCTGTATTTCAATGAAATGTGGTTCTTTGATGGAGAAACCATCGTTGGTGAGAAGAATGAGCTCTATCCAATGCGTATTGTAAAAGAACCAAAACCTGTAGGCTCAGGACAGTGGAAATACACTGTTGAGATGATGGGTGCTGAATCCATTCCTGGAGAAGAGCTTGTGGCAGGAAAAAGGTTCTCTGTTGAATATGCTGCAGTTGGAAGGGGTCTTTCCCGTGACGTTGGTGGGGTAAGGCGTGTAACTCCCATCTCCATGCGAGGTGATGTTTCTACACTTCGTATCTCTCACAAAATTGCTGGTAACGCACAAAATAAGAAATTTGCTTATGGGCTTCCGGTACTTGATAAAGCAGGTAACAAAAAGTCTTTTGCTGTTCTTGGACTTTATGAGGACTGGCTTGTTGAGCAAGAATTTGCTACTTACAAGAACCGTGCGCTCATGTTTGGTAGGACTAACCGTGATTACAAAGGTGAATACCAAAACATTGACAAATCTGGATGGGCCATTCGTATGGGATCTGGTATTCGTGAGCAAATGGAAATGGCAAACACCTACTACTATGACGGTGAATTTGACCTTGAAATGCTGGAAGAAATCCTACTTAGCCTTTCTGAAGGAAAGCTTGGATTCTCTGAAAGGACCTTCATGCTCCGTACTGGTGAAAGGGGAGCTTATGCATTCCACAAAGCAGTTATTACTTCTATAAGTGGATGGCAGTCTTTCCTTAATAACCCTGGATCAAACAAAATCGATACTATTTCTAAATCTAGCTCTGAACTGCATAGCAATGCACTTAAGGCTGGATTCCAATTCGTAGAATATCTTGCTCCTAACGGTGTAACCGTTAAAGTTGAAGTAGATGATTTCTACGATGATAGGGAAAGGAATAAAGTGCGCTTCCCTGGTGGACGTGGAGTAGCTGAGTCTTACCGTTATGATATTTTCTATATCGGAACTCCTGAAACTCCTAACATCCAAAAGGTAACAGTTAATGGAAGCCCAGAATACCGCAGCTATCGTTGGGGCTTCAGGAATCCATTTACTGGACAGGCAAACAACATGAATGCTTCCCACGACGAGGATAGTGCAATTGTAACCAAGTTCTGTCAACTTGCTACAGTTGTATTTGATCCTTCTCGTACTGCTCAAATCATCCCTGAGATGTTGGCAGCATAATATCTGGTATAGGGCATTAAGTTGCCCTATATCATCTAAATAACAGGAGAAAATGGAAGAAACAAAAACAATTACAAAAAGCGGGAAGATACCCAGTACTGCTTTTTTAAAAGCTCGCGTGGTAAAGGTTAAATTCATTCCTAAACCAACAAAGGAAATTACTAACCCTAATCACGTGGCTTACGGAAGAAAATTGGATGGTACTTATGATTACATAAGTCCTCCAAGGCTCAGAAGTGACAAAATGAAAAACATCCTTACGGATGAGGAAAAACAAGGACTTGAGTTCTTACTACGAAGGGATCTTTCCATTTATGGAGATTTCTGGAGGGGTTATAAAATGGGAGGAATGTTTCCTATAGCCCTCGGAAAAGAAGATAAGATACTTAAACTTGATGTTCCCGAAGATTACATCATTTACAAAGTTCTTTTAAATAGTGAAATTGTAGCCAAGTCTTTAGAAGATATGCGGGTAAAACCCAGGGAAAGCTACAGGTATGTTCTGATAGAAGAAGGTGAAGATGAAAAAGCTGATGCAGAGAAAATCTCTGAACAGGCAGAAGCATTTACTTTTTACAGTAAATACTCCAATGACAGGAGGGCTTTGCGTTTCATTTTGTCTCAGCTTGGAAAAAGGAGTAACCTGAATGCTAAGCTATCATTCTTACAGACTGAAGTTGGTAAATCAATCAATGTACCAAAAGAAAGGGAAATAGTTCTTAATCTTTCTAAAAACAAAAACTTTGAGATTATGGCGCTTCTTGAAGAAGCGTGGGGTCTTGGAGTAGTTGATAAGATTAATGGTAATTACTTTACCAAAGAAGGTGAGCCTATAGCAAGCGAAGAAGAAGCAGACAAGCCTGATATTCATGCTGCAGGTAGGTTCCTTTCTTCTCCTTTTGGACAGGAAATGAGACTTGCAATTGAAAAAAGAGTTGAAAACGCTACTGAAAAATGACAAACCCTGAATTCAATAGTGAATTCGATATTCTTTACGATAATCTCGCCAGTAAAAGTGCGCCAGGAGTAAATAAGTTTGAGAAATCAGTCTTTCTTACCAAAGCACAGGAAGAGATTGTAAAGGAGTTGTATCAACAGTTTGAATTTGGTGAGAACCAAAGAAAGGATCTTGCTCAGATAGTTTTGTCACATAGTACAAGCGTTTCAACTACCAATGCTGCTGGAATCAGTCCTTATTCAAAGTTCTTTGTAATACCAACAGATACCTGGTACATTATAAACGAAAGGGTTACCATATCAGCTCCTGGTGAATGTTTTGATGGTGAAACAATTACAGTTAAGCCCATAACGCACGATGAGTATAATGTGAGCATACTTAACCCTTTTAGAAAACCTGATAGGAATAAAGCATGGAGGTTGGATGTAAGTCTTGGTGGAGGTTCTAAAACAGTGGAGATTATTTCTAAATATACTCCTACTTCGTATCAAATGAGATACATTAAAAAACCTTTGCCTATCATATTAACTGACCTATCTGTAGACTATCCTGGTTATACAATAGAGGGTTTAACTTCTCAAACAGAATGTCAGCTTACAACAGAGTTGCACAGGAATATTCTTAATAGGGCAGTTGAACATGCAATTGGAAGTTACAGGGAAAATTCCCTTCAAGCTAAAGTAGAATTAAATAAAAGAAGCGTTTAATTAAATATTTATTATTATGGCCTTAATAGGTGAAAATTACGTAAGAAACGTCCTAATTGGAAAGGATTATCCAAACCATGGTACTATGGGTGAAGCGCGAAATGCCACCAATGGTGATGCTTTTGTGCTTAGTGCAGATGGTACTGCTCCTGCAAACGGAGTGGAATTCATGGTTGGGGTAAAAAACTTCAAAGGTGGAATTACACAGTATAAATTGGATCCTTCCAAAGTTACCTATGGTAGCTCACAGAAGGCAGTAGCTGCAGTTCCTAAAGTAGTAACTGTTCCTATTGGAACCCCTGTTGCAGGTGAACTTTATCGCATTGCAATTGAAGTACAGGGAGTTGGCAGTCTTTCAGCGGAAGACTTTTACATTAAAGAAGCATTTTACAAGGCTCTTGACACCGATAGTGAAAAGATAGTTGATGGTCTTATCAAGTCTCTTGCTCGTAACTGGTCTCGTGAACAACCTCAAGATACTGGTACCTTCTTGCTTACTCAACAAGATGCAACTACTGTAAGGCTTCCTCAGAATCGTTGGTTTAAGTTTGATAAAAACACCACCGATGGTACTGCTGCTGTTGTAACCCTTACAATGACTGCTGTTGCAACTGAAGATGGCAATGTAAAAGTTACTCTTAACGGAACTGATTATTTTGTTCCTGTTACTGCTGGTGGTACTACTACTACCCTCGCAGCTGAAATTTCAGATTGGATTAACGCAAACACTGATTACACTGCTGTTCCTACCACTAACGCTATAGCAATTACTTCTGCCTTTGAAAGGGTTGAAGCTGCTCTTGCCTTCAGTGCAAACGGAGTATCTGGTGTAACTGCAACTGTTGCTCAAACCACTCCTGGCGTTGATGGTTCAGTATGGCAAGTAGTCATTACTGAAAAAACTGGATGGCTGGCTGATTACTATGTAACTGGCAAGAAAACCCGTACTAATCTTTTGTTTACTGTAACTGCTGAAACTCCTGCGGATTCCCCTGTTATCAGCGTATCAGGAGGAACTCCTGCAAAAGGAGATGGATACAGTGTACGCAACATGGAAGAATACCTGCTTGGTAACAGGCAAGACACTTTCCGTGGTGCTGGTTATCCTCATAACTTTCCAGAGCACTATGACTCTGAGCTTGATGCTACCTACCATGCAGTTAGCCTTGAGTACAGGGATTATGGAAGGGATGATGAGCAAGTTGCATCCAAAAAGCAGATTACTATCTTTGTTAAGGAAGATATCGGTACATTCACTAAAACAAACGCTTTGATTGCTGATCTCAACACAGCTATCAATGGCGCCAATGGTGTAGTTATTCCGACACTTTCCTAATTGATTTAGAGTTAGCTAATTAATACAAAAGGGAGTTGGGTCATGCTTGGCTCTACTCCCTTTTTTAATTAAATTTGATTCTATGGAAATCTCCTCTTTTACTATTTCAGCTGATAAGACTAAGCTGGAACTCAAGATACTTGACGCTACTGATGTTTCAATTTTAAGGTTTTGGACTCAAAACACTTATAAAAATTTTGGAGAGCTAATTGATCTTTCTTCTAAACTCACTGGAGCATCAACTCAAAATATTGAAATCACTCTTACAGACATAGAAGAGCCTTATTTTGATGGCATTTACTTTATAGAAGCAGAAGACTCTGATGAAACAGCAGTAAGTTTTGTAGGAGAGTTTAGACGCTATAGAGAATGCATGATGAACAAACTAAGTCATCTTAACATTTGCGATAGTTGTAATGATACCATAGAAAATACTGTTATTAATACAGATGCTCTTTTACGTGCATTGGAACATGCAATGGAAGAAAGATTTATAGATGAAATGCTTAATTTCACTAAAATGCTTGATAAGCTTTGTTCTGATGACTGTAAAACTTGTGGTCAATACGGTAATATTCAAGACATTGTTACTGATAATGCAAACTATGATCCAATTACCGTTAAGATTGACGGTGGAGAACTGACAAATTAAATAAAATGGCTGTAGATTTTATTATAGAAACCATTCAGCTCAAAAGAGCTGATGCAGCTACATGGGCTGCTCAAAATCCAGTCCTTCTGGCTGGTGAAGCTGGGTTTGAAACTGATACCAATCAGTTAAAAATAGGAAACGGCTCTACTGCCTGGAATAGTCTTGGATATATTCAAATTCCTATTGAAACAATTGGGAAACTTTCAGACTTAACAGATGTAGGAACAGCTACTCCAGCCAATCGCCATGCCCTTATGGGTACTGGTACAGTTTTCAACTCTCGTGCGATTGTACTTGCAGACATATCAGATTATTCTACCACTGGTGTAATATCTGCTTTTAATACAAGCATTGGGCATTCACGCTGGCAATCAATAGAAGTACCTTCTGGAGGAACCACAGGACAAGTACTAAAGAAAAACTCGGGTACTAATTACGATGTAGTATGGTCTAATGAAACTACTACAACCTCAGCAGATAATATCACTATTGCTGATACTGGAGCATTTTTTACATCCAGCGAGGTAGAAGGAGCTCTTCAAGAAGTAGGTACAGCATTAGCTGCAATATCTGATACAGATGATCAAACAGCTTCTGAAATACCAATTACAGATATTGGAACTTATTATACAGGTACAGACGTAGAAGCAGCTCTCCAGGAAGTAGGCTCTGACATAGTATCCCTTCAAGGGGCTTCTCATGCTGCAGTAACATTTACTGGAACTCCAGACTATATTACTCTTACAGGACAACAGATCACAGTTAATCAAGTAGATCTTGCAGCTGATGTAACAGGTAATTTACCGACTACAAATCTTAATTCAGGAACAGGAGCTTCTGCAGCTACATTCTGGCGTGGTGATGGAACTTGGGCAACACCTGCAGGCTCAGGTGATGTTTCTAAAGTTGGAACACCTGTAAATAATCAAGTAGGTGTATGGACAGGGGATGGAACTATTGAAGGAGATGCAAACTTTACTTGGTCTGGCACCCTTCTCAATATTACAGGAAGTATAGATGTATCTTCTGAAATAGAAGCAAATCATCTTCTTCTTGTGCCCACAGATACTGAACCAGGCACTACTACTGGAATGGTATACTTTGATATCTCAGAAGATACCCTTAAACAACGTACATCTGCTGGATGGTCTGTCGTAGGAGGAGGAGGAGCTTCTTTACCAGTAGCAGATACTACCAGTATTGTACAAGGTTCTGTAGATAATACTAAGCAAATAAGATTTGAAGTAGATGGTCTTACCACAGGTACAACAAGAGTTCTTACAGTACCTGATACAGATCTTACAATAGCTGGTACAGCTGCAACTCAAACCCTTACTAATAAAACCATTGACTTTACTGACAATACAGTGTCAATGACTCTTGCTGAACTTAATGCAGCTGTTTCAGACAATACTGTAGCGGCTATCACAGGAGGAAACAGTTTTGCTGCAGGATCAAAACAAATTTTTGTTCCAAATGCTACTACTGCAGGATTTCAACATTCAGGTGTAACAGCAGATCCTTCAGTACCAGCTGATGGTGATATGTGGTATAGATCAGATTTAGATAATCTTTATATAAGAGCAAACGGTGTATCAGAATCTTTAGCTTTTACATCATCTCTTACAAATTTTATCACAGCTTCTTCTTCAGACACTTTAACAAATAAGACATTTGATGCAAATGGAACTGGGAACAGTTTATCTAACATAGAAGTAGCTGATTTTGCAGCTTCTGCAGTAGTAACAGAAGGAGAAGGGATTGGATCAAACGATAATGATACAACTATCCCAACTTCAGCTGCAGTAAGAGATTATGTAGATTCTGCTACATCTACTGGTACAGCTTTTGATTTAAGTAAAGTAACAGGAACATATTATAATATGGCTTCTGCTTCTAGTGCTACTACCTATACTTTTACTGGAGCTGTTGCAGGAGGTTGGGCACAAGGGTTAGTTAATGCTGCTTCTGAACCTACTGTAACCTCAGCAACTAAAGTAGGAGGTGCTACATTTGAAGCAAATACAGATATGTATTTGGTAGTTTATAATAATGGTACTGCCACAGAATATTACTTTGTATCATTAGCAACTACAAGTTCACTTCCAGCAGAATTCATGGTAGCTGTATCTGATGAAACTACTCTTATTACTACTGGTACAGCTAAAGTAACATTCAGAATGCCTTATGCAATGACTCTTTTAGACGTAAGAGCAAGTGTAAATACAGCTCCTACTGGATCTGCTATTACAGTAGATATAAATGAATCAGGAGTTAGTATTCTTTCAACTAAACTTACCATTGATGCTACAGAAAAAACATCTACTACAGCAGCAACTGCAGCTGTGATATCAGATGGTGATCTCGCAGATGATGCAGAAATAACAATTGATATAGATGCTGTAGGATCAACAATAGCAGGTAGAGGACTTAAAGTAACATTCATAGGATATAGAGTATAAAACAAACAATATGGCAGTAGATTTTATAATTGAAACTATTCAATTTAAAAGAGCAACAGCAGCTGATTTTACATCTGTAAATCCAATTCTTTTAGCAGGAGAACCTGCTTTTGAAATAGACACTTTTAAGCTTAAAATAGGTAATGGAACTACTGCGTGGGATTCTCTTCCTTATGTGTCAGGAGCAGGTGGAGGAGGTACTATTAGTGGACTTTCAGATGTAGGAGATGGTACACCAACCAATAGATATGCCCTTCTTGGAGATGGTAATAGTTGGGAATCAAGAGCTATTACAGTAGCAGATATATCTAATATCTCTACTACGTATGCAACATTATCTTCTCAAAATGCTCAAGATATTCAAATAGCTACCAACACATCTAATATATCTACCAACTCTGCAAATATTGCAATTAATACTGCTAAAGTTTCTGCAAGTGGTAGTATAGGAACACATTCAGATGTAGACCTTACAGGAATATCAGATGGAAATGTACTTAAATGGAATGCTTCTGTTGGTAGACTAGAACCTACTGCAGATACAGCAGCTACTTCTCTTATAGGTCTTACAGATGTAATTTCTGCCGGAGTTACTGCAGGCAATGTGCTTGTGGCAAATGGTACTACAGGGTATGCTGGCAGACCTTTAACAACAGCAGATATATCAGATTTTCCATCTGTAGTAGAATTAGATACATCTAATACTGTTGCTCTCGTGACAACTCTTGCATCTTTATCTGGAGATGGACTTATTATTGATCCCATTAATAATACAACATCTCTTACTGGTGGGACTGTACAATTTACTATAGATAATATTGCACCTTATGTTACAAACGTAAGTATTGCAGATATTGATTCAAAAGGAAATCAAGCTCTTATTACAAAAGAATATGCTGATGCAAATTATAGTTCTCTTGCAATAGAAGATGACGATGTTTCAATAGTTTCTTCTGCTTCCATACTCAATTTTACTGGTTCTGGAGTAGTTGTTACAAATGGAACTGGAGGACAAGCTAACATAGCAATTAGCTCAGGAGGAGATGCTTTTACATCTAATTCCCTGGCACAGTTTGCCACTACTACTTCAGCTGAATTAGCTGTTCTCATACCTGATAAAACAGGTTCTGGCAATGTAGTTTTTTCTAATTCTCCAGAACTTGTAACTCCAAATCTTGGAACACCTTCAGCAATAGACCTCACTAATGCAACTAATGTACCTGCCAATGATATCACTGGAAATATACCAGTATCTAATTTAAATAGTGGTACAGGTGCTACAGCTTCAACTTTCTGGAGAGGAGATGGTACATGGGCTATTCCCTCTGGAGGAGGTGGTGGAGGAACTGCTTATAATAATATATTTACAGAAATACCTTCAGGAACAATAGATGGTGTAAATACTACATTTACAGTATCACAAGGAGAATATGCAGGAGGTAGTCTTATAGCATTCCTTGATGGACAGGCAATGGTGGCTACTCAAGGTATAACAGAAACTACTCCTGGATCAGGAATATTTGATTTTTCTGAAGCACCTAATGTAGGTCAAGCAGTATATTGTACTTATTTTATAGGTACTCCTTTGCCAGGTATTGTAGTAGAATCAGATGTTACAGGGGTTACAGGAGCAGATCAAGTAACTAATATAATGTCTCTTACTCAAGCCGAATATGATGCAATAGGGACTCCAGATGTAAATACCTTTTATATTATAACAGATGCAATAGACCCATCTGAACCTATAGCTACTAATTCAGGGTCAATAATTGACTTATCGAGAACGGGAGGTAATTATATGTATATGAATGCTGCTTCTGGTCTTGCAGGACCCGGTGCTTATACTTACGCTAATGAAACTTTAGGGGGATGGGCTCAAGTACTTATAAATGCTGCTACAGAACCTTCAATAGTATCAGCTACAAAAATAGCAGGAGCTTCTTTTCAACCTTCTACTGATCAATATATGATAGTGTTCTATAATGGAAATGCAGTACAATATTATTTCTTAGATATATAATATGAGTTTATTAAAAAACTTACATGCTTTAAATGCAGCTGGATCAGGTCTTGGACCAGAACTAGTTAGTGATCCTGGGTTTAATAATCCTGCTGGTATTTGGACTACTCAAGGATCAAGTTTTATATCTGAAGGAATAGCTACTGTATATCCTATGGGAGCATTAAATGTTACAGCAAATAATTGGGCAGTATATGGGGATTTTTTAAGTTCTTATTTAGGACAAACAATAACTATAAAAGTTCAATTTGATGCCAGAGATACTGTACTTGGAGGTGGAGCTTTTCAAGTAGGTCTTACAAATTATTCAATAGATTTTAATATTCCATTGACAAATTCATTCACAACATATACTTATAACAAAACTTTAACTGTACCTGGAACATCTAGTAATTTTACAAGGTTAGCTTTTGGTGGTCCAATTAGCTCCTCAATTTTTGAAGTAGATAATGTAAGCATAAGACTAATATTATGAGATTGCAAACACATAGAAAAGGAATAAGAACTCCTGTTTTAGGAGAAGAGCAAGTAGAAAATGGAACATTTGATGTTGATGCTTCTTGGGTAAAAAATAATGGATCTACTATTGCGGGAGGGGTTGGTAATGTAATAGCTTTAGGTCCATTACAAAATACAGGAAATAATCATGTATTGTATCAAAATGCTATAGTACCTCTTGATGGGCAGCGATATTATTTAAGAATAGTCTATGAAGCAAGACAAACTGTAGGTACAAACACTTTTCAATCTGGAATGTCCTTTAATATAGTACATCAAGAAGTTATAAGTTCTACTTTTAAGAAATATCAATTTGATATTCCTCATGGAACCGAATCAAGTACACTCTGGAGATATGTTTTTGGAGGAGTTACTTCAGGTGATCAATTTGAAGTAGATAATGTAAGTATAAAATATATAATTAGATTATAATGGCAAGTTTTCAAGATTATGGTGCAGTAGGAAATGGTATAACTGACGATACTATAGCATTACAAAATGCTTTAGATAACGAAGAGGTTCTTACTTCTGGGCCTAATCTAACTTATAAAATATCGTCAACATTGTTTTTTAGAGGGAATATAAATACTAATGCTGACTTTAATAATTCAACAATTCAATTTGCTTCATCAGGAAGCTGGGGTGATTCTGAAGGAATTATAGTATCAAAAAGAACAACTGATGCAAGTACTAGCCCAACACCAGGTCCAAGTAAAACATATATAAAAAATTTAATTGTAGATGTTTCTCAGAATCTTTCAATAAGAAAAGCTTTTACAGTTAATTCCCATGTAAACATAGACGGTCTGGAAATTAAAGATATGTTTCCAACTGTATCTTTAGGAGTAATAGCTTTAAGAATAAATCTCTATGATGATCCTAATGTTTATACAGAAGAATGGGAATTAAAAAATATCTACATACACGATGTAAGAGCTTTAAACGCTTGTAGCTTAACTTCTGGTACAGGTTCTGCTACAGGACTAATTACATATTGGTACGAGCTACCAAGTCAGCCTTTAAGGGTTAATATAGATGGAATTGAAATACATGATATATGGGGATGTGATTCTTCAGATTATTACTATCAAATAAATTTTGGAACAGATGCTACTAAAGCTATACAATTATTTGATTCAGGATCTATGGTTACAATAAACAATGGTAATTTCTATAACTCTGAAAGAAGAATAATAAAAGGAGCAAGTGGAGTAGTTACTTTTAATAATTCTATATTCACTTCTCCCGATGGAAATAATTCTAATTTGGATTTTGTAAAATACTATACGGGTACGGGTCAATGTTATGGAGAAGGAGAATTTTGCGATTCAGGAACAGTAACACATCAAGGAATTGTTACTTACAATAATTGCACTTTTGCTAAAGATGGAACTTACGACGGAAGAGTTATAGGTTCTACAAGTATTGGGGGTGGACATATAACATTTAATAATTGTCTTTTCAAAGATAGTAGTGACATGGCCTTTTTTTCAGGGGGTGCATATATGCCTGATGTAACAGTATGTGGTACTACTTTTAATAGTGGAAGTACTGTTTATGACTATGGAGGTATATACACGGGAAATGTTTTACTATCTGAAAATAATATATATCAAAGTGGATTTGCTTCAGTATGGGGGGCCCTTGAGAGTGCAAATATAGTTATTGACCCAAATTTAACTTGTAATACTATAGTAGAAGGACCTTCTGCAGTTATAAGTAATATAATGGTAAATGAAATTGATGTCAACTCTTTTAGAGTTTCTTGGAATCTTGATATACCTGCTCAAGGTAGAGTAGAGTTTTCCAGAAATACGGGAGTTTATACAGAACAATCTGCAACAGAGTTTAACTATCTTACATTTCATTCCCAAGTAGTGGGAAATAGTAATCCTAGTTCTCTTAGATCAGGAACAACATATTATTTTAGAATTTGGGCAAATACTGTAGATAATAAAATATCATACAGTGAAGAAATAACTGTAATAATACCTCCTTCATTAAACACACAAAAACCTTTAAGTTTTGGAGCTAATAAACTTAACAGAGGGTATATAGGACCAATTAAAGCAATAAAATAAAATGGCAAAACCAAAATTTGATGCTAATCAGGTAGAGAACTTTGAGTATGACAACACTACGTCAGGACTCTCAGCAACTGATGGGCAAGCAGCAATAGATGAAATAGTAGCTCTTTTAGCTAACTATCTTCAATCTACTGGTAGTCTTACACTTCCAGCTAGTTTTAATATAGGGCTTACAGCTAATGAAAATAAAATACTTATTCCTACTGGTACTGCAAACATTACTATTGAGGCAGGAACATCCCCTATAGCAAAGTCAAGTGTAGTTTTTGGTTCAAATACTATTTCTTTTTCTTTTGATGGTGGAGCTATTGAATATGTAATCCGTAAAGGAGGTACAGTTACTGACGATGATATAATTAATAAAGGATATCTTGATGGACGTATAGGTAATATGATTGAGTCTGATATTACAGGACTTGGAGCTAGTGCAGTACAAATTAATAATATAGTAGCTCTCAATCAATCAGATTATGATGCTATAGCTGTAAAAGATCCTAGCACCTATTATCTTATTACAGATTCTGCTACAAACTTTGATTATATTGGAGTAGCTTGTTCTGGAGTACAGGATAATATTATTGTAGGAAATAGTGCTGGTTATTTTAGGATGCCTTATTCTGCTACTTTAAATTCTGTAAGAGCTTCTGTATGGCAAGCACCTACAGGGTCTAATATAGATATACAAATAAGAAAAAATACAGGGGATGTTTTATCTACTAAATTAGTAATAGATGCAGGCTCTGAAACATCTGTAGGCTCAAATACAACTCCTGTTATATCTGATGCTAATTTTATTTTTGATGATAAAGTAAATATTGATATAGATCAAGTAGGTTCTACTGAACCAGGAAAAGGTTTGATTGTATATCTTGAATTTATAAAGAACTAATTATGCTTATTATAAATCAATATACAAAACCAGCATGTATTCCAGCAGCTAATGAAATTCATACAAATGCTAATGCTGTTTCTTTATATTGTAATGAAATTAATTCAACTGATGGATGGGGGATAGGCGGTTCTTCTGGAACTTTAAATGTTATAACAGGAGGAGCTCAAAATGGAGATTTTTACTTTGCTATGATAGGTGCGCCCAATACATCTGAAAGAATGGAATATTCTTGGACAGCAAATGTAGGAGATACATACGAGATAAGTATTTGGGCAAAAGTTCCTGTTTATACAGCACAATATTTTGGCAATTGGTCTAATTTAACAAATTCTCCTGCAAGCATACCAATAACTAACAATAATTGGCAAGAGTATACTTTTTCTAATATAATAGCAACAAGTACTGGAATATGTGTAATTAGAATATATGCTCATCCCTCCCTTGCTGGAGGTGTTGCTGATGAAGTTCATGTTGATTCTGTATCAATCATAAAAATAAATTAAAATGTTTCTAGTTAGTAGTTCAGTATTAAAAACAAATAACTTATATAATACCTCTAACGCAGCTTCTCCATATAAAGAAACTAATAGTGTTACAGGAACAGATATAATTGTAAATAGTGGTACGTGGGCATCAATAACTTCTTCTCCTACACCTATAGATGGTTTATATGCTTTATCAATCACAAGTTCTGCTGGTACAAATACTCCTTTTTATGGTAGAATAGAATTGGGGTTGCCAACAAATACTGAAGTAGAAATAAAATTTCATGTTGCTGAAACTATTGGTACTAATGGGGATATAATAATATTTGAAGGAGAAGGCTTTTTAGCAACACTATCATATTTTTTAGCAACATCATCTTTTACAGAATTCATTACATACAATAAAACTAATAGCAATGTCAATTATATTAGGGTTGGAGGATCAAATAATGCTGATACTGGAAATACAACAACAATAGATAATATAATAATTACTGCTATTGATCCCAGTTATGTAGATCCTAATGAAATACATACTCAATTAAATGCAGCAGCTGCAGCAATAAATAATAGTACAGATAGTACAACAGGATGGGGAGTAGGTGGATCAGCAGGGTCATTAAGCACTACTACAAACAATACATATTCTGGTAGTTTTGCCCTTGTTATGACTGCAGGAGATACTAATGCTGAAAGAGCAGAATATTCTTTTTCAGTAACAACAGGAGATACTTTTAATATTAGAATATGGGGAAGAAAGGGGGATGTTTCTACAGGTAGTGGTCCTTATACAGGATCTTGGACTGGATTAACAGGCAGTCCTGGTGCAGCTCCATTTTTATCTTCTTCTTCTTATACTTATCTTGAATATAATGTAACTGCTAATCTTACTGGAACAGCAATACTTAGATTTTATGCTGGATCAACGCCTGCTGTAGGAGATCAAATAGTTATAGGTAAACTTTCTATAATAAAAACTAACTAATGGCAGTATATAACTTAGACATAAAATTAGCTTTTCCTTCTGCTAAAGGTTTTGGAAAATCTACATCAGGAGGTAGAGGGAAAAATATTTATGTAGTTACCAATACTAATGATTCAGGTCCTGGTAGTTTAAGAGAAAAGTTAGAAAGTTCACAGCTTTCAGGTGGTGGAATAATTGTTTTTGCTACATCTGGATACATTAATCTTCAAACTCCACTTAATGTATATGGTAACACTACTATTGCAGGCGAAACCTCTCCCGGGGGCATATGTATTAGATTAAGTGATGTTTGGATTAGAGAAAGTAACGTTATTGTAAGATATATAAAATTTAGACCTGGTCCTAATTCACCTGCAGGAACTGATGGTTTAAAAATTAGAACTAGTTTTTCAGTTAATAATTTTATAATAGACCATTGTTCTTTAAGTCATGCAAAAGATGAAAATTTTAATACTTCGGTAACAGGTGATGTAGTCAATGATTTTGTTACCAATTGGACTTTACAATATTGTATGCTTTATCATTCTTATGGTTCTGGTAATGCTTTAATTGGAAATCAAAAAAATGGTAGTGTATATAAAAATTACTTTTCAAACGAAGCTTTTAGAAGTCCTATTACCGCAGATTGTGAGTGTAGCCATGAAACAATAAACAATATTATTCATGGTGTTAATGAAGGACAAAATACTGGTTTTGGTTCTAATTGGGATGCAATAGGTCAAATATTTCAAAATACAGGGCCTAATTCTGCATTAACTATACAAGATCCAAATGTAGCAAGACCAAATGGAAATTGCATGCATTTAGATGGACAGCTTGGCCCAAATGATGCTAATGTATATGAAGAAGATACTATTATTAGAGGAGGGGGTCCTTTTAAAAGTAGTAATTATCAAATTGCAGAAAGAAATGTAAGACAAGTAACAGGCAGTGGTATTGTGCCTATGATTATTGGGCAAGATAATGGTGCTGCCCTTGAAGCAGATTTATTTGCAGCTGGTCCAAGAGGTGTAGGGGCTTCTATATGGAGGGATACTTTTGACCAAGAACAAATAAATGATTATTTTGAAAATACTATTACTGTTATTTCTGATAATCCTGCTTATCCTGTAATTAATGATATCACCCCTCCTGTTTCTACAATAATTCCAGGTATTCCAAATGATTTTGTAAATACACATGGGATTACATCAGCATCTCAAATTAAAACAAATTGGACTATTGATAATAATATTATTATTAATAATGCTGGTTATACAGCAATAGAAATATATCTATTTTCTTTAACGGGAGATTTAACTTTACCTGAAAATATTAATAATTCTATAATATTAAATACTCTTAAAGCATTTCCAACAGCAGATGGGTTTGGTAAATATACTACTGGTGGTAGAGGAGGTCAAGTAATAAAAGTAACAAATTTAAATACAAGTGGTCCAGGAAGTTTAGATGATGCATTAAGACTTGCTTTTCCAAGAATAATAGTATTTGCTGTATCTGGCACAATAAGATATACAGGAAGTGATTATCCCATAATACCCTCCAATGCTGGTAATGTTACTATTGCAGGTGAAACTTCTCCAGGAGGTATTGTAATTAGAGGTGGTAGATTAAGATCATATGCTAGTAATGTTATTATAAGACATATAAGATTTCATCAAGATCCTTCTACTTCTACAGAAGCCAATGATGATTCATTTACATTAGGAGAACCTACTTCTAATGTACCTAATATTTGGCTTGGGCCAGCTATATTAGACCATTGTTCTTTTTCCTATGGATTAGATGGAAATTTAGATATTAGAAGCATGTTAAATGTTACTATACAATATTGCATGTTTTATTATTCGGATAAATCAAACCTTATAAATAGTAATTCTAAAAACATATCATATATTAAAAATCTTCATGCGTTGTGTTATCAAAGAGCAGTAAGGGCTAATACAATATACCATTTAGATTTAACATTAGAGCAAATTAATAATATAATATATGATGTTAGTTATCCTGGAGGTCCTTCTGAAGGATTAAGATGGACAGGTGAAAATAATATTATGTTTAAAAATCCATCAAATACAGCTGGTTTTAATTACTTATATGGTGTAACTCCCCCTGATCCAAATAATAATGAGCCTAATACAGTAGAAAATACAAGATATTATGTATCAGGAAATATTAATAGTGCATATACCTATATTGTAAAGCCTGGGTACGAACAATATAAGATTTCACAACCCTTATATAGAAGTGAATATATACCTTTATCTACAATAGGATTAGAAGATTATATATTAGATAATGTAGGAGCAGGAACAAATACTACCACTCAATCTAGAAGTTCTTTAGATGAAGAAATAATAACACATGTAAGAAATAGAACTGGTAATAATAGAACTACAAGTGGTTTTTTTCCTATTATGGGATCTGGAATTTATCCCAATGATAGTAATATAACAGGGATACCAAATACATTTGTAACAGAACATAATATATTGTCATCCAATCAAGTAATTACTAATTGGACAATTAACAATACTGAAATTATAAATAATGCTGGGTATACGGCAATAGAAATATACTTGTTTACTTTAACAAAAGATTTAGTTTTATTAGAAGACTTTCCTAATAATACTGTCCCTATTATTACATTATTAGGTAACACCACAATTACATTAAATGTAGGACAATCTTATATAGAACCTGGGTTTATTGCTGAAGATAATGAAGAAGGAAATATCACAAATAATGTAATAGTCACAGGTTCAATAAATACAAATGTTGAAGGAACTTATACTTTAAATTATAATGTAACAGATTCTAATGGTGCAGCAGCAATACAAAAAACTAGAGTTATAAATGTAATAACACCTAAAAAAGGAATATGGCTTAAAGGAGGACAATTTAATGAAGTAAATACTCCAATAGCATATTTAGGATCAAATAAATTAAAAGGTTAAGAAGATAACTAAAATAGGATGAAATGGCTACAAATGCCCAAATAATCGTACAAAGCACGAATAAAGCAGTTAAGAAAGCTAACATAACAGGGAAGCTTAACTTGAAAAAAGTGTTATTGTTCACTATCTTTAAAAAATATATAGATTTTGCTGAAAATGAAGGTGCATTTGTATCTCAAAGAAAAGATCTTATTAGTAAAGCATATACTCTTAAGAACATGTATCCTGATATAATTTGTAATTATAAAACAGTGTTGCCAAAAGCAAGCGTTAGCCAAACAGGAGAAGCTTCTCAAGCTAACGTTTCTATAGTTAAAGTAAACGCTGATAATTTTACAGTAAGCGAAATTATATTAGAACCATTATTTGGGTCAGGAACTGAATATTATACTTATAGATTTAAAAAATCTGATTTTCAAGCAGTCTATTCTGATAATAATGATGATAAATTTTATTCTATTATAATATACAGGGATAGTCTTAATGGAGGAGGGTTAAAATATAATCGCAGTGCAATATCAGGGGAAACTTATGGGGAGTCTGCAGTGCCTATTGAAATACAATATAATGACATTGAAAAATGGAGTTTTTACACAGACTCTACTTCCATATATTCTCACGCTATTTTATTTAGGATAATAGATAGGGTGCAAGGAAAAGATTATGCGTCAAATCAATATACAATGACTGTAAATAGAATAGCTGGAGGAAATCAACCTGCTACAATAGGAGACATTACTGAAACTATTAATAATAGGGCTGTAGTTCCAATTACTCTTGCAATGGTAACTTCCAGTCTTGCACCTCCTTATAATGACCCAGAAGGAGATTTAATTGATGCAATTAGAATAGTAGAGATATCTACTGCCAATAAAGGAATAATAACACTCTCTGGAGTTATCATTAATGAAGGTGATGTATTTACAAGAGAGCAAATAGAAAGCAATGCTTTAGTATACAGTGCTCCAAACTATGATGATATCTGGGCAGATTCTTTTAGGTTTCAAGCAAGAGACGAAGGTAGTGGAATTTGGGTAGATTAATATACCATGGGACTATTAACAATACAGAGTCGAAAAAAAATAGCTGCTGATCCAGTAGAATTGCGTATATCAAGTAATGTAGTGACAATCAGCAACAACAAAATACGTATTTCAGCATTGAAGTACAATCCAGATACTGACTTATAATGGCACAGCAAGACTTTAACATAGGAACTGTAGGTGATCCTAATACTGGTGATTATCTATATGAAGCATTCCAAAAAGCTCAAAATAATTTTAATGACTTGTATACCAACTATCTTCCAAAGTCGGGTGGTACAATGTCAGGTAATATTAATTTGAATTATAATAATATATCAGATGCTAGAAATATTGAAGTAACAGACAATGTTTCTAAAAGTACTACTTTCAGATATGATGGCGTCGATGAATTTGAAATATCACCTTTTGGAGGGGGGAGTGTTGATGATTTGGTATTTAACTATATAACAGGAGAATGGGAAATAAATGCGCAAAGATTACTTGTAACTGGAGATGCAGCAACTAATATAGCATTTTCATCTTATCTTACAATTACATCTGCAAATATACAAGCAGCATTAGAAGAACTTAAAGATGAAGTAGATGCAGTAGTAGCTTCAGCTGGTTCTGGAGATATGCTTAAATCTACTTATGATAGCACAAACAATGGCATTGTAGATAATTCAGAATTACTTCAAGGACAAAATTCAGCTTATCATCTTTCAAGAACCAATCATACAGGCACTCAGCTTGCCTCTACAATCAGTGATTTTAATACTGCAGTATCTGCAAATACGGATGTATTGGCAAATAATGCAAAAGTAACCAATGCAACTCACACAGGAGATGTAACAGGGGCCACTATACTTACCCTTGAATCTATTGCAATTACTGGAAAAGCAACTGTAACGCCAGTTTCAGGAGACTTTGTGCTTATTTCAGATACTTCAGACGGAGGGGCTTTAAAAAAAGTAGATGCTTTTGATTTCCTTTCTGGTGGAATAACCATAGATACTTCTATAACAGATGGCTCATCAAATCCAGTAACTAATAATGCTATTTATGATGCTCTTGTTAACATTAACAACTATGTTGCTCTTAATAACATTGAAGCAAATAAAATTATAGATGGTGAAGGCTCTGGTCTTGATGCTGATAGAATTGATAATTATGATTCTCCTGCCCTTGTAAAAAACACAGGAGGGATAAATATAAGCACAGGTGCATTTATTAATGGTGATGATATAGGAGATATAGGACTTACTATTTTTTCTAATTCAAATGCAGGAGGAGCATTGCCAGTAAATTACTCTGCAATATGGACTTTTTATGGAGATCCTGATGGTAGAAACTTTGCTATCCTTAAAGAAAATGATAGTCCAAATGTATATTTTGGAACAGCAAATAATACTGGCAGTCTTTCTTGGAGTAAAGTATGGACAGGAAATAATGATGGAGCTGGCTCAGGTCTTGATGCAGATCTTCTTGATGGAATCCAATCAACAAATTTTGCTAGAACAGACATTGCTGAAATATTTACAAATGATGTAAATGTTCAAGGAACTCTTACTCTTGAAAAAGGAGATGTAGCAGCAGGGTATGTAGAATTAAATCTTGGAAAAACTACAGATACTGTATGGACTAAAATAAGCAATAGTTCTTCAAATACTTTTATCACACTTTATGGAAACCAAAGTTTTAATCTTTACCATAACAATACAGCTCAAGCATTAGCATTTAATAGTGTTACAACTCCTTTTGTTGGATTAAATTCTGGAGGAACACTTCAAGTAAAAAATATAGATACTTATATAGGTGGTAACGGAGGATATATTGTTACAACAGTTGATCCTTATGATTCAACTTGGAATGGTTCTCTTAGAGTACCTACTCAAAATGCAATTTATGATAAAATAGAATCTCTTGGTTCTTCTGGAGTAACTCAAACAGCACCAACTCAATTTTTTCCTTTGTTATATGGATCAGCTAGCGGAACTGGAGTTCCTTATAGTATAGGAACAAGATATTGTTATTATGTAAAAACAGGAAGATTAGTATTTGCAACATACTTTTTAAATGGTATAAATGGACTTGGTAGAACAGGAAGCCTTCTATTACAATTACCATTTCAAGCAGCAAGTTTATCTGGAAATCCTGGATACTGGTCATCTACATTAGAATATGAAAATCCAATTGCCGCTGATGACAATAAAAAAATGGTAATTGGTTTTGTTCCAGGAGGTACTGATACCATTAGATTTGAAACTAAACTTATAGAAGATGGGACGTTTAATTATACTTCAAGTCTAACAAGTGTTGATTTTGATGGATTAGGTAAAATTCAACTTACAATAACATATATTTCAAATTCATAATGGGAATTATAACATTCAATATAGATGCTTTTGTAAACTCTCCGCCTAATGCAATAGGTGCTACTACTATTACAGTAGCACATGGAGCTACATATGTATTTACACAAGCAAATTTTACAACTCAAACTTCTCCTCCATACTCAGACCCAGATGGTGATCCTGTAGGAGGACTGCAAGTAAAGTCTTTACCTGCTACTGGAGAGCTTCAATATAATGGTGTACCTGTAACTGATGAACAGGAAATATCCTGGATAGGAATTAATCAAGGACTTTTTACTTATGTAGCAGATACTCTTACTGATCCTGCCCATACAGATCCCTGGAGCTTTGATCTTAAGGATACAGGCTCTGATACTTATTCAGGATTGGCTACAGGAATAATTACAATGGATGTACAGTCCTATCAAAACCAACCTCCAACTACTGGCAATAATACTCTTTCTGGATTAGCGCATGCTTCAGAAACAACTATCACTACTGCTAATTTAACTACTGGAACTACACCTGCTTATAATGATCCAGAAGGTGATTCTCCTTTACTCTTAAGGGTAAATACACTTCCTGCAAATGGAAACCTTCTTTTAAATGGAGCTCCTGTTGTAGCAGGACAAATAATATCATTTACAGATATTACTGCAGGATTATTTACTTATAAGGCAGCACTGAATGTTTACAATGCAAGAAACGTAACTTTTGATTTTGACATCCAGGATACAGGTTCTGGACAATGGAGTTCATAATATGGGAACAATAACATTAGGCATACTTGCCAAAACAGGTGATGAGATTAGTCAAGGTAAACGAATCATTACGAATTGTTATACTGAACAATCCATTACTGTTAATGCAGCTACAAATGGAACCACATATCACGTATACATAAAAGGATCAGGAGTTGGAGTTACAACTGCAGATGTAAATACTACAGTAACTGCAGATACTACTTATGTGTTACGAATAGACGGAAATAACTTTAACACAAGCGTGACCGGAAGCATCATAGTTGTAGTAAGACAAACAAATTCATCTGGAGCTGTATTGTACCAACTTTCATTATCAAGAGATCATAGTGGCAATTATTGTTAATTATATACTATCTATTAAAATGTGGATAACTGAGAACTGGGAATTGGTTGCTGCAATAACTGCAGGTGCTATTGGAACTTTTAGAAAAGAGCTTCAAGCGGTTCTTACATTTAAACAACAGGAAAGACAATCCAATGTTACTGTTGAGTCAGGTAATTTGGACAATCTCTCCAAAACAATGGATTTGTATAGAAGGTTGATTGATGATATTATACCACGATATGAAGCGGAATTAAAAGAATATAAGGAAGAATTAAAATATTATAAGGGAGAACTTGAAAAATATAGAGGTGAAATAAAAGAGAGGGACAAGGAAATTGTATCACTTCATCGTGAGATAAATGACTTGAAGGTAGAAATAATTAAACTTAAAGCCGTTAACAAAAAATTTAGACCTGATGAAGAGCCTTGATTTACAACAAATAAATTCTCCAGTATTTGGTAGTAGGAAATACTGGTCAGCAGTTTCAGCTCTAGTAGCAGTAATAGCTACTTTTCTTGTAACTAAGAGTGAAATGTTATCTGTTTTTACAGGAACACCTTTTGTAGGTAATGTAGCAGCCATATTTTTTCAAAACATGCAACAATTGAAAAAAAATGGGAACCAATGAAAAAGGTCATAATAAACAGGTTTAAGATAACAACAAATTATTCCTTAGGACATTGCTACATCACACACCCTTCTGGTTTTACAGAATATGTTGGTTGTAGTCTTGAAAGAGGTTGGAGAGATAACCAATCAAGAGTTAGCTGTGTACCTGAAGGAATATATCCTCTTAAGCTTGAATACTCACCTAGATTTAAAAAAGATTTATGGGAGCTTTACAATGTACCAAATAGAAGCGAGTGTAAGTTTCATACAGCGAATTACTGGCATCAGTTAAATGGCTGTATTGCACTGGGAAACAAACATATAGACGTTAATGGAGATGGTGATCCTGATATTACCTCTTCTGCTCTTATAATGAGAGTATTTCACGATAAGCTTGCTGGACAAACTGTATCAGAGGTAAAGATAAATAATGTAACCTTCTAATGATCAAACGATTATAAAGGAATAGCTCCTTGTTTTTATCTTATATTTAATGCATGAAAAACAAGAGAGAACTGGAGGATTTCTTAAAAGAGAAACCTTCTTATCAGAAAAAAGGCGCTGCCTGGCTTGCAGAGTTCACTGGTTTAACTGTCAATGAATGTGTTGAGGCCTTAAAGAATTTAAGAATAGAAACAAAACTATCAAAGTTTAATGATGATACAACCGCAGCTGCAATAAAATATTACTTGGCTGAGGGAGAATTTAAAAAAGCAAGAAAGCTTATAGTACAGTTGGAACAGGGATATAAAGAATCTTATGTGCCACCTGAAATAGAAAAAGGCTCTTATGTAATTTTGGGATGTATGCACTTCCCTTTCCATAATAAATGGATGTGGGAAGCTGTCTTAAAAATAATAAGTGATTTAAAAGATCTTAAAGGTATTGTATTAGCAGGTGACATATTGGACATGCATTCCATAAGTCGTCACTCTAAAGGAAAGATAACACTTCCTGATTATGATTTGACGCAAGAATATGAAGAAACCAATATAGAGTTAGATAAATTAGATCAGGCAATTGGAAATAAAGAAATTGTAAAAGAGTATTTTTACGGTAATCATGAAGACTGGTTTAATCAATGGGGAGTTGATACTGACAATTGGAAGCTTGGAGAAGCTGGAGCAATAAGCCCATATAACTATTGCTTTAAAAAAAGAGGTTATAACTGTCAGTTTAACTGGAAAACTGCTAAAGTAATGATAGGGGATATTAAAGTCATTCATGGCGAATGGGTTAATATTCACTCTGCATATAAGCATATGCAAATGCTACATGAAAGAGTTATTTTCTTTCATACACATAGGTTTAATACTTTTCACGAGTCAAAGCTTTATGGGCTTAATTGTGGATGGGGAGGAGACCAGACAAAAAAGGTTTTTAATTATATGTCTGAATCTCAAAAAGTAAAATGGAAAAATGGGTTTTGTATAGTTAATGTAACAGATGAAGGGATATTCCCTGTTCCTTTACCATTTGAAAACAAAAAGTTTTATTACAGAGGGAAAATATATTAAGAGGTTATGACAGCAAGAGAAATAATATATGATGTCAGAGAAAAGCTAAAGTTTAGCACTGATGACATTGACATTACAGATGAATATCTTTATCATTTGATAAATGTAAAAAGAGCACTTCTTCTTAAACAAAGGTTTGCTAAAACTTCAAGGAACATACCTGAAGAAGTAAAACAAATCATATGTGTTTCTCTTGAAAAAATAAGTGATGTAGAAGGACTTTGTGATGAGTATCATAAAGTAGTAAAATCAACATTACCTATTCCAGGAATGATGGAAATAGGGGGTAGAAGTTCCATAATTTCAATACGTGTACCCAGCATTTTAGAACAACATGTTTCCATTATCTCAATGGAAAGGATGCCAAACATAGGATATAATAAGTATCTGAAAGGCATTATATACGCAGCATTGGATGCTGATAATTATCTTTATCTTAAAACTGCAGATTCTCCTACTCTTTTAGAGTCAGTTAAACTAATAGGAGTGTTTTCTAATCCAGAGAAAGCCCACATGCAATCTTGCATAAAAGAAGATGAAGCCTTATGTGATTACATGGATGCAGAGTATCCTATAGAACCTTATATTGTGAGTGATACTGTCAATCTAATAGTACAAGAGCTGGGAGCCACTCTTAAAATACCTGAAGACAAGATAAACAATGCAGACGAGTCAAATAGATAAGAGGGATCACAAGATTAAATGCCAGTATGGAATGGGAGACTATGCAAGATGGTATTCCAAAAACACAGAAGCGCCTGTAAGTGATAAGATATTCAGACAGGTATTAAAGGATTTCCTTAAGATGAACCAAGAGATAACGTCAGCTACAGGACATTCTTTTAAATTACCAGAACAATGCGGAAAAATTGAAATACGTAAAATAAAAAGAGAGCTTGAAGTTGATGAAAATGGAAAGATTATTAATAAACTTCCCATTAACTGGCAGGCAACTAAAAAACTTTGGGCTGAAAACCCCAAAGCAAAGGATAAAAAGATCAAGATAAGGTATACGAATGAGCACACAGATGGATACGTATTTCATCCATACTACATCAAGCGCCACGCAAACTATAAAAACAAGCAATATTACAAGATGCAGGTTAATAGGGAAATGGCCAGAAACATGTATAACAGTATAATGTCAGGAAAACTGGATGCGTTTCTCCTGTTTGATAATAAATAAAAGATGTTCAATACAAAATTCATTGATCTGAATCAAATAATTGACAGGATCAAAAGAGGGAACCTTTATAAAGAAATGTCTTATGAAACTGCAATTGATTATGCAGTAGATGTATACAGGCTTCTCAATAATGAAAAAGCTGAAGTCCCTTGTCCTTTCTTTACTAAAATTGAAAATTACAGAGCAAAGCTCCCTGATAATTTTGAAAGAGTGATAGCAACGGGAAAAACAGACAGTACTCTTTCTTATATTATAAATATGAGGTATGCAACCTCATCCCTTACCTCAGTAAGACATTGCACAGGCAGTCCTGATTTACACGTTAACTCCGATTATACCTATAGCTTAAGCAATAACTATATCAATACCAGTTTTGAAGAGGGACATCTTTTTATGGTTTATACTGGTCTCATGGTAAATGAAGATGGGGTTATTATGATACCAGATGAAGTAAATACAATTAAAGCTGTAACAGCTTATGTTAAGCATCAGTATCTTAAAGATCTTGCTTCTGATGATCCTGTAGTAAATAAACATATGGATCTGGAAGATCAGGAATATTGCTGGTATATAGGCAAAGCACAGTCAGCAATGAATGACTTAAATTATGATCAGTATAGAGCACTTGCTAACTCAATGAACAAGTTTTTTGACAATGAGGATCATTATGATAATTTATTTGCTGATCTTGGAGTTAAACAATTTTTAGTAAATCAGCGTTATGGTTAAATCAATGCAGTTTGCATACAATGGGATGATGAGGGATGTTGCTAAAAGCAAACATCCTCAGGAATTTTATTGGGATGCATTAAATGTTAGGGTTACTGCTGATGAAAAACAATCCTCTGCAGTACTTACAAATGAAAAAGGTAATCAACAGGTTATCAATTTTCCTGCTGTTACTATCACTTCAAGCTTGATAACATATAACGGTGGAAAAACCCGCATTTCTTATCAACCCTCTTCTGGTATTGCAGAGCAACTATCCTCTGGAGCCCTTTCTTCTTTTGCAAGCTCCCATAAAATAGTTGCAATGGTAGCTGCCAGAAGGTCCCTCATTGTATTTACCACCTCTAAAGACCTTTCCACTACAACATCAGGAATGGATTGTATTTGGGAAGTTACTGGAATTCTTAATGAAACCTACACTGCAAACCTTCTTTACGTAAGAAATTTGGGGTTCTCTGCTGAAAAGCCTCTCCAGGTACTCTATAATTATGAAAATGAAAACATTGAAAAAGTATATTGGGTAGATGGACAAGAACAAGTAAGGTCTCTTAATTTACGAGAAAAGGATAGTCCAATTAATATTGCCATTGAAGCATTGGACATGGTTGGAACTGTATCTTTTTCTCAACCAGTCATAACCCAGATACTAACAGGAGGAAAACATACTGCGGGAATGATACAGTATGCTTACAACCTGTATCGTCTTAACAGTGCTCAAACTAAATTTGGACCTTTATCAGAAATAAAACCCCTTGCAAAAACTAATGGGGGAGGTGATGTCAATGAAGTAGTGGGAGCAACTCCCGTAGTTCAAATAAATGACATTGATACAAGATATGACAGTATTAAAGTATATGCTATCAAATATACTTCCCTTAATGAACAGCCCTCAGTAAGTCTTATTGCTGATAGAGAAATAGGTAATGATCCTTCTCTTACAATATATGATGATGGTTCCATTATTTCTACTATCGGTATTGATGAATTTGCATTTCTTGGTTCAGACCCCATTGTACCACAACACATAGAAATCAAAGATTCAAGAATGTTCTTTTTTAATATAAAACAAAAGAACTTTCTTCTTCCAGATGAACTGGATATGAGGGCTTATTCCTGGAGTTCCATACGAAGCTATAGAATAGTAAATACACCTGTAACCCTTGAAAATCCTGATAGTTCAGATAGTAAACCTTCTTCTTCAAATAATGCTATAAGGACTATTAGTTATACAAATCCTGACTCTATAAAATGGGCTGTTGGTACAAGGGCAGATGCAATTAACTTTGATTATGATATTTATAAATTCCAGCAAGATGGTTTAACTCTTGGAGGAGAAGGGAAATATATAAAGTATCAAATACTTCAAAGAACTGCAGCTCAGCTCAGCGAAAGTCCTTCAGAATATAGATTCTTGAAAGACAATGAGCTTTATAGGATAGCTATCAGGTTTTACAATCATCGTGGTCAAAGATCCCTTCCTAAGTGGATTGCTGATTTCGTAACACCAGAGGGAAATCTTGAAGGGAATTATAACACTCTCAAAGTAACCCTTAATCAAGATTTTAAAGACTACATTAATGATGATGCTAACTGGGAATCTGAAGATGACAGGCCTGTAGGATTTGAAATTCTCCTTGCAGAAAGAACTGCAGCTGATAAGTTAGCTGTTGCTCAAGGGATAATTACAGGAACTATTATTAATACACCCAGTACAGTACAATTATCAGAAACAGAAAAAAGAGAAAAGACAAATTCAGAAACAAAACTACCAGATGCTTTTGTTAGGCTTAGAAAAGAGGTTCCTTCGCTTGCTCCAATTAAACCAGTAAGTTCCTTTCAATCCTTACAGTTTAGAGATGCAGGTGAAACAAATAACCCTCTTACAGAAATTCAATTTGATGATGAAGGAGACAAAGGATCTGGCAAACAAGCTGATACTTGGCAGGTCACTACATTTATGCAAATGTGGGGGCCTGACATAATATTTGATGATGTAAATATATCTGAAGGTGTTAAACTACATGTATTAGGAGCAGTAAAAAACACTGAAAATTATTCTTGGCTCAAAGAAATTGAAATTGAAACAAAACAAGTTAAAGCAGAAGGTAAAATTGAAAATGGGGTACATCCAGAAGCTACTGGAGTTACAAGAAGGCCAATAAAAGGTAGTATAACAAATCTTTGTGATAGAGGACTCATAAATGATCCAAATGGCACTGATCCTGATAAAAGAGTTTCATTTAATCAGTTTTACAGAAAATTTGGAACTTATATTCCAAGAGTATCAAATTCAATAAAATCTATTTTAGGAGCACCAGAAATAGTTGAAAAAGGACAAGGAACCACTATATACAATAATGATTCAAGATTCCAGTATAAAAATAATCTTTACGGATTATTAAGTGATTCAGAAAATGAATTTGGTAATGATGGAATAGCAAATAGAGCTGTTATAAATGTAAATTGCGAAGGGGCTAAAAGTATTGTATTTGCTCTTGATAGCACTTCTACTGATGCAAGTAGATTTCCAAATTGGCTTACATTATGGACTGAAACAGGTATTAGCGCTGCAACATCAGATGGTGAAAGTACTTTATTGGCAGAATTCAGAAGGGGTTCAAGCTTTAAATATGTTGGGGGTATCTATGGAGGCTTTAGTTATGAAGCAAAAAAGAGGACTTCCTACAGGACTATTGGGCCCTATACTCCCTTTTCTCCAACTGGTCCTGACGAAGTGCAAATAGATAATGCTGGAGATACTTATGTTGGTAATTTCAGGTTTGCCCGTCTTTCTCCTGGCAATGATGATGCCCTTGCTGTTGGAAATGTACAATACACTGAGATTGTAGAATTTCCAGTAGAAACTACAGTTGACCTTAAGAACAGGAATGACATTTCTACGTCTGCCTGGGACTCTAAGTTTCAGCCTACATACAATGAATATCATAAATATAACACTGTCTATTCTCAAAAAGGAGACTTAATTACAACTACAGACCTTGACTATAACTTAAGGCCTGTGGAAGAGTTTGACACAAGGATACAGTCCAGTAAAGTCAAAATACCAAATGAAACAATTGACAGTTGGACAGATACTCAGGTAAATGAAACAATGGATCTTGATGGAAAATATGGGCCCATCAGGGCAACCATAAACCATCGGGATAACATTTACACCCTCCAGGAAGAAGCTGTAGCCCTTATCAGCATCAATCCGAGGGTTACTGTATCTGCAGAGGATGGTATCCCAACAGAGCTTGGCACTGGAGCTGTATTAAGTGATTACAATTATCTGACTACCAAAAGTGGTACTATTAATAAGTGGTCTCTCATTGACTCTCAAACAGGATTCTATTACTTTGATCTCTACAACAGGACATGGATGAGATTCAGTGGTAATTCCCTGATAGACTTATTTGATACCTATGGTATGAATAGCTTTATCAGATCTAACCAAAACATACTGTTTAACTTCATTGCAATGGATAATCCAATTATAGGCAAAGGGGCAACAGGTGGATATGATATCTCAACTAATACAGTATATTTAACCCTTTTGCAAACAGGTAAAGATTGGACTATAAGCTTTAATGAAAAGACAAACAGTTTTGTTTCCTTCCATTCTTATACTCCTGCATTTTATATCAATAAAGGAAAGCATCTATTCACAGCACAGACAAATTCAAAAGAAATATGGCTTCAAAACTCTGATAGTTCCCTTGCTACATGGAATACTTTTTATGATGTTAAATATCCCTGGTACGTAGTCTTTGAGGTTAATCCTCAGGAAAGGGACTGTGTATTTAATAATATAGAATACAAAGGAGAATGTTATTTAAATGGAACAGACCAGCCCAATACTACATTCTCTCACATACATGCATATAATGAGTATCAGGATACTGGTAAAGTAATTCTCACTAATGACAGCGCAAGACGTAAATTCAGGATGTGGAGAATTCAAATACCAAGGGATCAGCAGCAAATAATGGATAGGATGCGTGGTCAATGGATTAAAGTTAAGCTATCAGGAGAGCAGCCAGATAACTTAGAACATGTTATACATAACATCGTATTCTACTATACTGTCTACCCATAATGAGCTTATAATCACCTTGTAATACAGCTTAACAATAGTTACATTTGTGAGTATATGGCAATTAAAAAGAAATATCAGGAAGGAGGTTCCAGAGGAATTACTCCTCAAATGCTTCTTAGGCAAGCCTGGAAAGAATCTTCTTTTAGGCCAAAGGTTACCAATCGTTTAGGCTACAAAGGCTTAGCGCAAGTAGGTGACGCTGTCATAAATGACTATAAAAAAGCCCATAATCTAAAAGAGTTTGATCCTCATGAACCAGAATCTGCAAGAAAGATTCAAGAATGGTACATGAACAATCTTTATAATGCCAGTTTTGTCAATAAACCCAATCAATCAGAACAAGTAAGACAGGCAAAAGCATTTGCTGCTTATAATTGGGGCAGGGGAAATCTTGTAAAACACCTAATGAAAGCAAAACATTCGGGGCAGGATATTTACAAGTCTATGGATTGGCTGGAATCTGCACCCAAAGAAACCAGTGATTATGTAAAAAAGATACTTGGATTAGATAAAGCATTTAACAAAGAATTTGACTCTGTACGCCAGCTACCTAAATATAAACCCATAGTTGAACACTATAAACAAGAAGGAGGATCAAAAAACAATACAGACATGGATAATGACTTACTTACATATTTAAAAGGGCCTACACATGAACAACATCCCCAAGGTGGTATTCCTGTAGGCAAAGACCTTCTTGAAGGCAATGAGGCAATGGATAAAAACTATGTCTGGTCTGCAAGGTTTGGTCCCAGTGAAACAGAACTTAAAAAAGCAGGACTTCCCATAAAGGGAGTTTGGAAAAAGAATCTCTCTTGGGCTGATTATATGGACAGGCTTGCAAAAGTCAGAACTGATCAGGGTGCTAAAACTGATATGTCTGTACAACAGCAATGGAATGAAGAAAAGGAAAGAGCTAAAGCTGCTGCAGAACAAAAACGTATAGAAAGGGGAGGGCCCTCTACACAGGAATATAATCAAAATCCTGATCCTTCTACTTTGCTTAATGCTCAAATGCAACTAGGAGGATGGCTTAGTGGAGATCCTTCTAATATTTTGAACTTAAGCAATAGTTTAAAACGTTCTGGAGCTGGATTAGGAGGAATGAATCTTGCTAGAGGATTAGGTGTTGGAACAACAGCTCTTGAGCTTGGTATGCAGGCATTTGGTAAACCTAAAGTTCAGGGACCCCAAGCAGTGGGAATGCAAGTTGATAAAGGAATGGCTGCTGGAAGCTCAGCGCTTAAAGGAGCACTTGCAGGAACTGCACTTGGCCCTATTGGAGCACTGGGAGGAGCAGTTATAGGTGGAGTAACAGGATTGATAGGTGCAAACAAACAAAAGAAAGAAATAGAAGAAGCTAATAGAGTCAATATGTTTAAGATGAATAATGCATATCTTGACGAAAATACAATGAATATGGCTTACGGAGGCAAGAAAAAATATCAGGAAGGGGGAAACAGAATACCTGATAAAATAGTATTTCCTAAAGACACTTCAAGTTTAAAAGAACAGGCTTTTCATCTCAAGTATAAAAGAGATATGCTTGCAAAGGAAGGATTAGATTTATTTAAAACTACTGGATTAAAAGATGCAAATTCTGCATGGAATAGAGTAGGTGAAATGGATGCTACTCTTAGAGAAATGTTAGAATCTTTAGAATTTGCAAGAAATAATAGGTATAGAGAACTTATACCAGAGCACTTAAAAACAGGTGATACAGTTCCAATGCAAGGCCCTAAAAAAATGCAATGGGGAGGTTTTGCTAGAGAACAAGAAGAGCCTATAAGGAGAACTCCCCCTTCTCCTGTTATTCCTACTGGACCAATGCAAGGACCTCAATATCCAACTGTACCTGAACATTTAAGGACAAACCAAGAACTTTCTCCTTATTTGACTGGAAATTTTATCGGGCCACCCCTAAGCTATAATCAATCTAGCTCTACACCATTTGCTGAACCAAGCAATTTAGCTCAATCCAGGACTACTGCAGGTACTTCAGGCACTAAAAGAGAACCTTTGTCAAAAGTTGATCCCAAATGGAACTTGCTTAATGATCCTGTACTTGGAGGGTATAATTTACCTGAAGATATAAAAGCTGCAGAGTTTACTGGAAACTCAAACATGAGGCAATTTAGTGATAAAGAAATTAAACAAGCTGAAAGGAAAGATTGGTGGAATGAAAACAAAAGTGCAATTGGAAATACTGCAAATACAGCAATGCGTTTTGCTCCTGCAGCTACTAACCTCTTGCAGTATTTGAATATGAATAAGCCAAGCTATGAAAGGCTTTCCCGTATTAACAGCAAGTTTAAACCTAACTATATTGATCAGGAATCTGTATTAAATCCCATCAAAGAACAGGAAAGTGCAACCAGAAGGGCTTTAACAGAGGCTTCGGGAGGGGATGTAGGAGCACTCAGGAGTAACTTGCTTGCTGCACACCTCAATTCAATGAAGGGCAGGACTGCTGGCTTGCTTGGTGCCAAACAATTTAATATTGGTCAGGATAATATGGCACAACAGTTTGACCAGCGTAACCAGCAATTTAATGCGCAACAAGGAAATCTTGAAATGGATATCAACCAACGCAATAAAGCTGCATATGATATGAACAGATCAAGGTTCCTTTCTCAGATAGGTCAGGATATTGGTAATATTGGACTGGAAAACCAGAGGAAAAAATATCCTGAAATGATGGGTCTGTATTATGATTGGTTAGGGAAATTCATGGAAGAAAATCAAGGCAAAGAAAAAAGTAAAGCAAAATGAACAGGTATACCAATCTCACTCCTGCCAGTTTCAACCCTCTTTCATTAGAGGAAATAATGATGGTGCCACTTGCAAAGCAACAGCGCCATGATCAATTGCAAATGACAGCCATGCAAGAAGGGATGTTTGACACTCCTTATCTTGATACGGATAGTGCAATTGTAGAACAAGGAGTAACTGAGATAAAAGAAGGACTTACTGGTATAGAAGATGAGTTAGCCTCAAAAGGTATCTCAAGAGGTGCTGTGCGCAAAATGCTTGAATTGAAGAGAAAGAAACAGGAATTTCTATCCCCTTCTGGTATTGGAGGAAAAGCTGCGTCTAATTATGCAGCCTACCAACAGAATGTCAAGGATATAATGAGTAATTCTAAAGCTGACCCTCAAGATCAAATGCGTCAGATAGCTTATGCAAAAGCAAGGTATGACCAAACTGGAGGTGTAGCAGAAGGGTATAACTATAATCCATATACAGGATATAATACCGTTGACATAAACAAAAAGCTTGTAGAGTATGGGTCTAAAATAAAACCCATAGTTCAGGAAACTTTCGGATGGACACTTGACGAAGATTCAGGAATGTGGTGGAAAAATGGTCAAAGTACCAAACAACTTCCCGATGATGTAATTATGTCTGCCCTTGCTCAAGCTGCAGCTACTGATTCTGAGATACGAGATTATCTTATTTCAAGAAGTCAAGTTGATCCTGGATTTGATCCTGCAAAAGAACTTATGAATAGCATTCAGGGTGTTACCCCATTGTTCAGGCAAAACGAATATAAGAGAATTCAGGATTTTAAATACCAACCAGAATGGGCTAGAGGAGGTCAAGGAAATGAAGCCTTGTCCTTTAATTCCTTAGAAGGTAAAATTAGCGGTGTTAATGATATTTATTCCAATATAGATGTACTAGTACATCCTGCAAGAAAACCAAGTCTTATACAAGCTTTGGGTAAAGCAGGACATCCTGGACAGCCCGGAGGAAATACAGTATCTTTTGAACATTGGCAAGAATTTGGAGTTACTGAAGCGCAAAAAGAAATATGGCAAGAGCAAGGTAAAAAAGTAATAGGTTCAGATTTTGATATTAATAATATTGAAGATAGAAAAAAATTACATGAATATCTCTCAGCAGTAGCTCCTTTTGCAGGTACGAGAAGTGTTAATATTATAGATGTATCATCAATGCCTTTAGGTAGTATAGCAGAAGGCGTAAGCAAAGACGAGGGCAAATGGAAAGATGCTGTCAATAAAAGATTTAATGCTCCGGGAACTAAGTTTATGGCTAACGGTAAATTTTACAATAGCAAAAGAGAACTTCTTAAATCATTAAATCTTGATCCCACAAAAGTAAAAGAAGTACAAAATGCAGACGGTATAGTAGATTGGGATAATATGTTATATACAAATTTGAATAAGAGTGAAAGACAATGGAAGGGTGATTTTGATCAACCTATTGCCTCTACATTACTTGATGGAAGCGGAAACCCAGTGCAAATTTATATGTCAAGAAAAGACTCTGACATGGGAGGTAATCCAAATGTTAGAAAAGCATATAGATATTTAAATGAAGTAGTGTCTTCTATTAGAACAACTCCATTAATACCTGAAAAAATTATAGTGGCAACAGAAGATGGTCAGCAAGAAGTAGGTATTATGCTTACTCCAGAAGGATTTGCTATAAGTGAAGATGGGCAAGAATGGCAATCTATAAGCAAAGAACAACTTGAAAATGCTGTATTAAATAGATTTGATCCTAGAAAATAATACCTGATGGCTAAAATATTAACAGAAAGAGATAATTATCAGGGAAAATTAGATGATATCAAAGAGTCTGGAAGCATTGAAAAACAAAGTTTACTTCCTGATCCTCCCAAAAAAAGTAAAATTCTTTTTGAAAGAAAGGATAATAGACCTGTCGTACCTGAAAAATATACTGTTCCTCAAGGAGGCTCTCCTGGATTAGGAGAAAGTATTTTTGATGAAAGTGTCTTAGAATTACCAGCAGATTATTATGATCTTCCTTTTGAGTCTCAGCAACAAATTAGAGATTCAGAGCTCCGTGAACAAAGAGCTCAAAATCAACCAGGATATTTAAAAGCAGGAGCTTTTATCCCTAGAGTAATTGCAAAAACAGGGCTTGAATTCATAAAAGGTATTGGATATGTATCTGCAGTTCCTCTTGCAATTGCAGAAGGAGATCTTAATGCAGTGGTTGACAATATGTTTGTCAATGAGCTTAATAACATTGATGAAGGAATTAAAGAGGCAATTCCTGTATATGTAAGACGAGAAATAGAAAACGGAGGTTTTTGGAGGCAAATCTGGAGTCCTGAATTTGTTGGAGGAGAACTTGCAGATGGAATTGGCTTTTTAGCAAGTTCAATGCTTACTGGAGGAGTTGCAGGAGCAGCAACAAAAAGTTTGGGAGGGCTTGCTAAAGCAGCAGGATTTGCAAAACTTGCTAAATTAGAAGGGGCAAACAGACTTGGTACTGTAGCTTTTGCACAATCTTTTGTAGAATCTGCAGCTGAAACAGATGGTGCTATAAGAGAATTTGACCAGTATTGGGAACAGTATCAACAGCCTGACGGAACATATCTTGTTCAGAATGAAGATGGAACCACAACTCCTTATACCCCAGAAGAAGTAGCAGAACAGCGTAGGAATTTAGGTATTCAATCCATGACCATGAACATGCTGTTTACTTTTGGTCCTAACCTTATTACTGGAAAAGCAATTCTTGGTTTATCAGGAAAAAGCAAAAACATATTTGATGAACTTGGCGTAAATACTGCTGTTAAAGGCAAAGGATACCAGGAAGCTTTTCAATCAATGCGTGATGGCATACAAAAAGCCAGTACGAGAAAAGCACTTTTGGGACAAGTATTAAAAGAAGGAGCCAAAGGTTCTGCAGCAGAAGGTTGGCAAGAAGCATCCCAGTTTGCCATCCAAGAATACGGTAAAGCCCAAAGCCGTATGCAAACTGACAAGAATCTTTTTGATGGCATGATTGATGGTTATATAGATGCTTTTACAACAGTAGAAGGGCAAAAATCTATATTTCTTGGTGCTTTACTTGGCCTTGGTCCAGGTCTTAAAAATGGATTTGACTCCAGACGTGCTCAAATAGCACAAGCTTCCAAGCTTACGGAGTTAATGGAGACAAACCTTATTGACTTAAAGAATAAGGTAGAATCCTATTATGCTAAAAATGAAGATGGTACTCTTAAAAAAATAGGGGAAGATTTTGTATTAGATACTGAGAAAATTCAAAATGAGCTTCTCAGTCAAATGAAAGATGCCAGTACGGAATATCTTTTGGCTCATGCAAAACAACATGGGGATACTCTTGCTGCAAAGTCTATTCTCAACCATCTTCTTATTGAGAAATCCCTCCCTTTCTTTCAAATTGAAGGGGGAGAGCAAATACTTACTCAACATATAGCACAGCTTTCAGAAGTCCTTGAGTCTGACAGTAAGTTAATGGGTTTCAAAAGCAAGGAAGAGTATGTGGATCATATTAAAAAAGTAGCTGAAGCTGCCAAAAAGAACTATGATGTCATAAAGGAAACAGGCCCTCGTTACTTTGGGCTTGATATTGCCAAAGTAAGTGAGAACCTAACTCGCCAGGAGCAACAGCAAGGGCTTGAAAACTTCTATAACCAAATGGAAGCTCAGGGAGCTTTGTGGGCCTCCCTTATTGACTTAAACAAAGCTGAGTTTTCCAGCACCAGAGAAAAGGTACAGGCAATTGAAGCTGCAGCAGAAAATGCATACAGGGAAAAGGTAAAAGAACCTAAGGAAGATGCTACAATGGAAGAGAAGCTTAGTGCCCTTCCTGATGCTACCCGTCAAACACAACTCTGGAAAAACTACCAGCAGCAGATTGCAACTATTGAAAAGAACCTTAAAACCCTTGATGAAAATTACAAAGCTCTTTTCAATAAGAAAGAACAGCAAAAAGCACTTGAATTCTTTATCAAAAAAGCTGAGGATAAAAAAGAAACCCAGCAAAAATTTGAAGAGGAAGTAAAGAACACCAAAGAATTCAAAGAAAGGCTTATTCAAAATCTCATGCAAAATGGTTATGGAGAAACCAAAGGTGCAGTTCTTAATGGGATGGAGGATGTTGGAGTTGCCTTGCAAGATAAAGATGGTAACAAGTATGCTATCAAAAAAGTAGCTGACCAGGAGGATAATCAAAAGTATATGATTATCCCAATGACTGAGCAAGGACAATATGATTTTGAAAATGCCGTAGATCTTACTCTGGAAGAACTTAAATCCAGAGGGCTAGATGAAAACTCAATACTGTCTGCCAAAGAATATAAGAATTGGCGTAAAATAAATCGCGCAGAAGAAAGAGCAAGGCAATACGAAGAGAGAATCCTGGAAATGCAGCTCCTCTATCAAGGTAAAAGAGAAAGGCTTGAAGAGGAAATGTCTGAAAGGGCTGAAAAAATGCGTCAGGTTGAGGCAGAGATTCAGTATTGGCTAACACAGGATGAAATTCCTGTATCAAGCATAGTGCGTGATCTTGCAGTCCTTGAGGAAGAAAGAGCCAAAATAGCAAATGATCTTGAAAGCAGATATCTTGAGCTTGAAAGGATTGAGCAGAGCATTCAATTGCTTATTGACATACAAGCTGAACTTTTACAGGGAATTGAAGAAGGCTACCAACAAATCTTTACCCTTCGTTTAAAAGCACTTGAGCAAGAAATGAAGGATGGGGAGTTCCCCATAAAGTTTGAAAACCTTGATGCTTTACAAAAAAGTACAGTGCTTCAAATAGCCGAGCTTGAGCAACAGCAGGAAGACCTTCAAGATATTATCAATCAGCTAAGCGAAATGCTTGAGCAAAGATTTGAATTTAAGGATGCTATTAGAAACGGGGATATTGAGAGAATCCTCAAGTTTATACAAGCCAACAGGCCATTTATCCTTGAAAACTATCCTGAACTTGCAGATTTTACAAGAGATAGCTTTCCAAGAGGTTATGTAAAAAACCTGTTGGATCTTGCAGACTTAAGTATTTTAATGTTTGATCCTGAAATACGTGGAGATTTTCTGCGTACTCTTACAGATGCAATGAATCCAATTGCAGCTGATTTGATTGAGTACAGACAAGAATTCTTAGCTGTTTCCAAGAGGCTTAAAGAGCTTAATAAAAAGCGTCAGAAAATCAACGATTATATAATAGAAAAGGAAACTCTTCAATATATAATTGGAAAGCAACGTCTTATTGAAAGAAAAGAGCGTTTAGGAGAATTAGTGTCTTTTCCCAAAAAACAAAACAGGGCAGAAAAAAGAAGGATAGAACAAGATGGAACTAGTTCCATTTCCCCAATAGGTTCTGGGCCACTTAAAGCAAACCCTCAGTCTACCATTACAAATGTGTATACTGATGCTACAATGAAGGATGTCCAACCTAATCCAAAAAAATTAGCGCAAGCAGTACAGTGGAGCAAAGCAATGATGAATATCAATCTTAGCGAGCTGTCTAATTATTCCCTTCGTGTAGTTAATAACCAGCAATTAAGTGCATTCAATGTAGTGCCTCCAGTAGAAGACACAGATGCACTCTATACAATCTTATATAAAAATGGAGAGGTTGTAACTGGTGAAAATGGGGAACCTGTATTTGCAGGTGTTGCAAAACCAGAAACCTATTTTAGAGCAGATGGTACGCAAACATTAAGATTAAGTGATAATGAGAACATGATCCTTCTGGAAAAAAGAAGGAAAAGCATTTCTGCTGAAAAACCTTATGTTCTTGATAATGCTTCTTATACATCATATGAAGATGCCAGAGAAGCAGTCATAAATAAAATTGAAAGGGATTATACTGACTGGAGAGATTCTTTGTTAAGTGCAGCAAACAGGGGAGAGCAAATATATTTTGGTGTAGACCATGTGTCAAGGGGATTTGTTCCTGCTGAAAACATAGGAGATAGTAAAAATAAGATAACTTCAGTGTTTAACGTTAAAAATCTTGTAATTGCTGATACCAGTAAAAGGATTGGAAAAAAAATAATTGGTCTTGAAGATGGTAAGGTATATGCTGAACTTGAAAATGGACAGCTTCAAAGGGTACTCAATAGAACAATCGGCTCTTTAACTCAAGGGGAAAGGACTAAGATGCTCAACACTATCATTTCCTTCCTGGCGATGGCAAAGTACATTGGGCCCAATTACAATATTGATTTTCCAATGAAACCCGGGAAAGATGGTAAAGTTAAATATACTATACCTCTATTTGGACATAAAGGAGATCCGGGTATCTTAGATCATTTTATTAGCTGGAATACAAAAGAGGCAAACAAAGCATGGAATATATCCCTGTGGACAAGCCGTAAGACAAAAGAAAAGTTCATACGCTTTACGCAAGGCTTAAATGCTAAAGGTGATCCAATTGTAACTGACTTTCCCGTAAATGCATTATTTAATGAAAAAGGAGGAGTCAAAACTTCCAATGATCCTACTTTGGCAAGCCTCGTAAATTTCCTAAATTATAAGTATCTTAACGTTATAGACAGGGGTAGCAGAATGACAGATAAAATGCCTGTTCCTACGGGATGGTATTTTGATAAAACCCTTAATTCTCCTGTAGTGGAATATAAAATGGTGCCTAATTATCAAGAATATGTAATTGATAAATATCTTTACACTGAGGTTAAACCTCCCTCAGAAAACCAAAGGCTCCCTCAGTTTGTAAACCAATATGCAGAATTTGGAAAAAGGTTAGATGGTCCAACTCCTCCTAAGCCAGTACAAACAGAAAAAGAACCTACAGCTTCTCGTCCTGCGCCAAATGCAGGATTAAGCCTTGCTACTTTTGCAAAGAAAACACAAGCTGAGAAACCAAAAAGTGTAGAGGATGCAGCTCCTTCACTTGCAGCTTATGCTAAAAAGTCAGATGATCTTGATGCAATATCTGATGAAATGAAAGCAGCTTTAGCAGAAAGCGCTGTAACCACTAGTGAACAACCTGCTCAACAACCTACTGAAGAACAACAACAGTGTGCTGGCCCTATGTTCAGTACTAAACGAAAATTAGGAAGATAATGAATTGTGCAAATTTATTTGATACAAGTGTAAGTAAAGAAGACAGTGTTCTTTATAAAGACCTTCAAAAAAAGTATAAGCAAAAGGCTGATTATATATACGATACTGTTATAAAAGGAGAAGGTTTTAGTAAAGATTCATTTCCTAATTGGCTTTCTGGTAGGGATTTTGAAAAAACTCATCAGGGAGAGCCTGTAATTGATGAGTATCTGGCATGGAGAAAACACATTTTAAATCGTGTTGAAACTCAAAAAACCTTTATAACAAATAAGATTGAGCTAACTGCAAATGAGTTTACCTCAATTGCTCAGGGTATGACGGGATTTTTTCCTGAGGTACTTGCTGAGAAAAAAGGAATGTCCTTTGTTGATATTCAGGATGGAACTGCACAGCTCTCTAATATTACCAATAACATCTTTAAAAAGATGACAAACTTCCTGGAAAAAACTATTCTGGAAGATATTGATAAATATGGAGAAACTAGCTTTTCAGGTCGTGCAATGGATATTCTGTCTGAGATACGAAACAACGAAGAGTTTTTTATAGAAGCATATAACATTCACTTGAAATCAACAATGAATCTCACTTTTGATTCTATTGAAGATGGTGAAAGCATGCTTAATGAAAGTCTTGAAGAAGTAGAGGAAAAAGCTACAAAAGATACTGCATTTAATAAATCAGCAAATGAATTTAGCAGTATTGACAATGCACCTAAGGCAATTAAGATGATGATAGCATCATTAAAAGTGCCGGGTGAAGTAAATCAATTAGGGTTTCCAAAGCTTGTTGATTATCATAAAACATTTAATATGATACATCAAACACTGGCAAAATATCCCGGGGATATTGATTTGTATACACTATTGCTTCAACAAAAAGAAGCGGCATTTCCTCACATGGCTCAACTGATTGACCAGTTAAATTTTGGAAAAAAAGTATTTGCTTATGATACAAACCCTGAAATTGCAGTAAAGGAACAAAGGCTTCGCAGTCTTTTTGTAAATCAGTTTGACAAAACAGAATATGAATATACCCTTGATGTAAAAGAAGATGGGGTTTGGAAGATAATCAATGAAAATCTTGATAAAGCATCTAACGTAAAGCTGGCAGAATGGGAGGCTAATTTTGGATTGTTAAAATTAAAAGGATTGCCTTATACTGCAGAACAGATAAGAAAATTATCTAAAGCAGCTTTCCTAAAAGCAATAGGCATTGATGTAAAAAATTATGCTGTTTTCCCAGATGAAATTGTAGAAGAAATACAAAAAAGGGGAATTCCGAATTTAGAAGAATTAAAATCCATTTATTCCAGAAAAACAGGTAAGTTTGATGTAAGGGCACGTCTACTTAAACTTGCATCTCATTATGTTTTAAATGATCCAAATACAATAGAACTTCAGCATTACAATATAAATAACAAGCTGGTATATGGAATAAGCTTAAACACATATCTTTCAAATAAAGTAAAAAGGATTAATAGTCTTTCAGATAATAAAAAAGCGCTACTTGAAGAATTCCCGGAATTTGAAAGTGATCCTTATACAGCAAGCTCCACACTTGTAAGTTATATTATTGAAGGAGAAAAACTTGTAATTGAAATAGCATCTGGAATGAAAAATTCCGATAGTGGAAATTCAAGTGAAACATCAGACTTAAACAGAAAAGACCTTACTATTCAACGTATATATCATACGTTACAGGAAGGAAAATATCATTTCTTAAGGGCAGCAGATAGAAAAATTGAAAATGTTTTTTCAATAGAAGGAAGAACCAACAAAAGGGGATTGTTTGCCAATATAGATTTCGATGAAAAAAACTTCGCAAACGCCAAACTTTATTTACTTAGTCATTTAAGGGCTGAGTTAGATGCTAATGAACTTTATCCATTATCAGGAATAAAGAATCTATATCTATCTCCAAATGCAACAAGGGTATTTACACTTAAAGATGGCACTAATCTACTTTCTACAAAGGATCTTTCTCAAATGACAATTGAGCAATTAAAAGATAATCCAACTGTAGATAAGTTTCTTGACAAAAAGATAAACGAAATAATCGAAACGGAAAAAGAATATATTTCCAAACAAAAAATTCAAAAGTCAGATGTTGAAAGTCTTACTAAATTGTATGGAAGCTTTGAAAATGTAGTTGCCAACTATGCTATCAATGCTTACATAGGAAATATTGAAATAACCAAACTCTTTACTGGAGACCCTCTTTTGTACGGCAAGCCTGCTAATTTCTTTAAGCGTATGAGTATGTTGAATTCCACTAAGGAAGCAACTCGTACAGATAATGAAATAAATGAGTTTCTTGGAACTTTGGAAAGCAATCTTGAAAAGAAATATGGGTATTCCAGAGACATGTCAAGCCCTGTAATTAAAACAATTACGTTACAGGACATTATCAGTGACATCAATGATTTCAGTGAAGAAGAAGTGTCGCTTATAAAAGATCAATTAGGTGATACAAAACTTTACTCAGAAATAAATGAAGCTGATGGTTTTGCATTAATTACATACGATGAATATCGAATTATGAAAATTCGATACTCAGAATGGGAGCCTATAGATGAAGAGATTTACCAAAAAGTAACATCTGGGAAAGACTTTATAATTGAAGAAAAATATCTGAATAGAATCATCCCTGATAAATCGCAGTATGTAGGTAAGCTTGAACTTCCTTTGGTTAATGTCATAGGTGGTAGAAAGTTTGCATTCATGCCTCTTATTCCTGGGTTGTTTAAAGAAGGTTCTGTTCTGGATAATTTGAACCGAGAAATGCTATCTAATGGAGTTGGAATGGCATTTTTTGAATCAGCTGCTAAGTTTGGACATAAAGCAGATGCAAAAGGAAAACCCCTTCACTCTTTAAATGAACTTAAAATAACCTCTGAAAGTGTTGACGAAATACACTATAAGGATATTGGAAATCAACTAAAGATTCGTAAAGAGCTTAAGAATGAAGAAACTGAATCTACACAGAAAAGAAAGTTAAATCTCTCCAATTACTATGAGAATGGAGTGCTGAAAGATCCTTCTGCAAAAACTATTATTGATGAATATCAAGAGATTCAGAAAGAAAAAATTCGCAGGGCTTATGCTAAACTTAAAAACAAACTTGGATTTAATGAAAAAAACAGAGATCAAAGGGTAAAAACTTTCATTGAGAGTATTAGTTCCATGGCAAAACTTCAGGGATTCACTTCAAATGAATTGCTTGCCTTGAAACTTCTCATAGAAGAAGATATTCCTTATCTCGATGCACTTCCCAACAAAGCAAGGGTAGAGCAATTTATAATGGCGAAAATGCGCAATGGTGTAATTCGTCAAAAAAGACATGGGGTTTCTCTTGCTCAGATGTCTAATACAGGGTTTGAAATGCCTGGTGGGGTCTCTCGCCATGACCTTAAATTTTATCGTTATGCCAGAGATAAAAATGGAAAAATAGATAAGTCAAGAATGCTTCCAATGGAGGTTTATTCTCCTTTGCCTAAATCACTTATGGATTATGTAAGTGTAACGTACAACAATGGAAAAGGGGTTACTAAAGCTGCACTTGATGCTTTCAATGAACGTATTGCTGAAGATAACAAAAGATATGAGCAGACTGGAGTAGAAACCAATCTTACAAAAATGACCCTTTTTGTAGGTTTTCGTATTCCTAACTCTGAATCTTCTTCTTCTGACGTTGGTAAGGTAAAAGCTTTCTATCCTCCTTATATGGGTAGTATGGTTATAGTACCTAAAGCTCTTGTAGTAAAGACAGGATCTGACTTTGATATTGATAAATTAAATACATACACCCCTGTAATCCTCCCGTCAAGTAAAGAAGCTTTTAAGTTTACGAATGCTATTTTTAAAGATAATCCTGGTCCAATCATACGTGCACTTAAAGCAGAAGGGATTGGCGAGAATTATGCTGAGCAAGATATTGAAACATTGAAAAAATGGTTTGTAGAAGGAATTCTGCAAGTAGAACCAGAAAGCCTGATAAATGATAGGAACAGGGAAATATATAATAGACAGTACAAAGAAATTCTTGGATCACTAAAAAAGTCAATTGAAACGGATTATATAACCCCTAAAGGTGAAATTTCAAAACTTTCTGATGCACAGCTTCAGAACAAAGCCCTTGAAAATGAAATTGCCCTTACATTGCATCCTTCAAACTGGAAACAGCTTCTTACTCCGCTTGGCACTGAAAACATTAAATCTATTGTAGAAGAAATCAGGGAACTTCGGGGAGATGAGGTAGAAGAAAATTGGTCTGACATATTCCTGCCAAGCAAGAACATTGACAAAATGATTGAATTCCTTTCTGGTAAGGCAGGAGTTGGTCAGGTTGCTGTACATTCAACCAATCACATTCTTTCTCAAATAGCAGGGCTTAAGATGAGGGCACTCCATGATTATTTTGGAGTTTCTAAACTTAACCAACCTATCATTATAGAAGAGACTGTTGAACCAGTATTAAGTGAACTGGTTAACAAGCCAACCATTAACTTTAATTTTCTCACTAAGGAAGAGTTACTTAACTTTGAAGATGGTACTTCCAGGTTCCTAAAGCAACAAGAGCTTGAAAAAAGAGCTAAGCAACTTGAAGAGCAAATTAAGTGTATATGGAAAAGCTAGCCAGTCTTATGGAGTTCCAGGCTTTGATGGAAGAAAAGAATCATAAAGCTGTTATATTAAAGCTTGATGAAATTCTTAAATCAATACCAAGTGAGATTCCTGACAACAAGTCTGAGTTTGAAACGATGATAACTATTCTACAGACTTTGTCTGTAAAGGAAAAGGATGATTCTATTCCAAGAGCAGTAGAAGCGATGGGAGATGCTATTGTAAGGAAGATTGAAGCTTTGATAGCAACAGTAAATGAATACCAGAAAGAAGAAGATCCTAAGGAATGGACATTTGATATAATAAGGGATAATAACGAGTTAATAAAAACGGTAAAAGCGAAAGCAATTTAAGATGGCAAGAAAAAAGAAAGAACCTCAATCTAACACTGAAACTAAAGCTCATTCTTTAGGGGATGATCTCACTCTAATTAAATTGCCCTTTAAATTATTTAGTGGATTTTCAGCGGTAATAGAAGAGTTAGAGCAAAATGATTTTGAATATCAAGGTATATATGATCATATCAATTCAACCTTTTTATTCAAAGCAGAAAACAGAAAAGAGTATATTACAGTTAACGTATCAGAAGAAAATTTATTAATCAAACAATTCTCAGAAAACGAAGACAAAGATAAATTGAAGGTAATTTATGTAGTCAAAGATTCGGGAAGAAAATTTAAAATACTATAAACTATGGCATTTGTATTAGCAGATTGGAGCATTACCAGAAATGGAGGAGCTTTAGATCTTCGTTATATTGGTGCAGACCACACTGGGGCAGCTACCTATGCAACGACAATTGAAGTTCACAGGGGACTCCAGGCCCTTGCTGATGATGAACAAGACACTGGAGATGATGAACTGTCCATCATTGATAAAACCCCTTCAGACAGGGGTGGTGCGGATACCAACATCTCGCTGTTGAATGGATGTAACATTGATGATGCGTCTTCGCAACACATCTATGATGGATCTATTACACAAGCAAATGGGGCTACTATTTATGATGGTATTCAGGTGTTTGGTAATTCATCTATAATTCAAGTTATCCAGAATGGAGCACGTATTGATGATGACTTCTGGAACTATCCTAATCACAAAGCAGCTACTTCTGATGCAGCTTCTTCTACAACTCACCGTTTCCTTATTAAAGTAAGGGATAATGGAGTAGATATTGATGGTAGACGTCTGCTTGGTACACAGCGTGAGCTTGGAACTACTTACACTGAATTCTTCATTGGAGGTGGTACTAACCGTGGTAACAACGTATTGGCACTTACTGCCAACCCTGATAACAACAACCAGACAGCAGGAGCCACTATTGCTAGTTGGGATAGCATTACCAACGTTACAGAAGGATACAACCTGATTAATATTGGCGGTACAAACTATCCTTTTTACTCTGAGTGGAACATTGGTTCTCAAAGCAAGAATGACTTCTATGAAAGAGCCAAATGGATTCAAACCCGTGTAGGTGATATTGGTGGGGGTAATGATACCAGAGATGTTGACCAGAATATTTATGGATTGCCAGGAGATATCTTCCGTGGTATTACCCACTCTGTAGAAATTGATAGCCCTACAGGAACATTTATTGAACCAGAAAGGGTTACTTGGGGTACTGCTGTAGATATTACTGCGGGTTCATTTGTAATAGGTAACACATATGTTATCAGAACAACAGGAACCACAGATTTTACAACCATTGGAGCAGCTGACTCTAGCCCTGGTACAATCTTTACTGCTACTGGTATAGGTACTGGAACTGGTACTGCAGAAACCATTACTGGATGGGGTCAGCTCTTAGCTATTGATTCTACCACTGCTGGTACTGAATGTTGGATTCAACTTCTCGCAGGTGTAGCTCCAGCTAATAACCAAAGTATTGAAGGTATCACATCTGGTGCAACCTGTCTGGTTAATATAACTGTAACTTCTCAAACCATTCAGCTTCCATTTATTGGATCATCTACTGGTGCTGCTATCCTTGGAGCATTTGGTTCTGGTATTGAGTCTGCAGATCTTGGACAAAACGATAGGCCTATTGACCTTACTGGTACTACAAGAACTCCTCCGAATAACGTAACTTACACAGTAAACAACACTGTTTCTGGAGATTATGTTATTGCAGCTATCAATAATGGCGGAGATTTTAACTTTAGTCAGTATTCAACCAATGCCACTTACAATAGTGCAGGTATTACCTCTATTGTTGTAACTACACCCATTGCTACAGATATTCCTTCCCCATCAGGAACTCTGAGAATACAGCTGGATTCAGGTTCTTATAAAAGAGTACCTTACACATCCTTTACAGGAAGCACATTTACTATTCCTTCTACTGATTTTTCAGGCGTTAACGCAGCTACTGCTGGGAATAACCTTTTTGTGACTTATATAGATAGAGTTGCAACTGGAAACCCAGAAACTGTTACATATGTATACAATACAGATAGAACACTCTTCTTAAGGGTACGTAATGCAAACCCTGGGGTAGAAATTAAGACCTTTGAAACTACAGCCCTTGTTGGTTCTGGTGGAGGTTCATCTACTGTAGGTAGGATTGATGACTTTTAATATAAGGGGAGGATTCCTCCCCTTTTTATTAATTAAATTATGGCAAAGGGAGAATGTGGAGAATGTACTGTATGCTGTACTTTAAGTGTCGTCAAAGAGCTTAATAAAAAAGCTGGAGAGGCATGTAAATATTGCATTAGTAATAGCTGTAGTATTTATGGTAATCACCCACAGGAATGTAAAGATTTTGAATGTGCTTACATTGAAAGCGGAACTAGTAATATTTCACTGCGTCCTGATAAGTGTGATGTCATGTTCTTTAAAAAGACTGATAGAATATTTGTAGGAACTGTTGTTCCAAATAAATCTGTCTCAAATATAGCAAGAGATCAAATTGAAGCTTTTAAAAAGCAAGGCTACTCAGTAGTAATGATAAAACTATTTGGACAACCTCACATAGAAGTTGCCAAAGGTCATAATAAAAGGGACATATGGATGGAATATATTAACTCATTAAGAGAATATGGCCACGTATAGTACAGATTTAACAACTTTAACTACTGCTGAATCTGGCACCTGGACTGAATTTGCCTCGCCTTATAACGGAGGTGGTAGTCCTGCTGCTTCTGGCGAAAACTTTATTCAAGGTACTGACTGCCGTTCACAGACTACTGGTAAAGCTGTTGGCTTAGAAATCTCTTGTGTATTTGATAATGGTTCAAACGTAACCTTTGCTGCGGGTGAAGTTGTTTTTATGTGGCTGTTTTATTTTTCTGGAACTAACTTAAATACATACGCCAATAGCGGTTGGAGAATTGGCATAGGCTCATCTACTTCTGCCTGGGATTGGTTTAGGGTTGGGGGTTCTGACTACAGTAACCATAAATTAGGAGGGTGGAGAAATTTTGCAATTGATCCTACTGCTACGGAAAGTGGAACCATTGGAGGGGGTAATGGAGGTTCATATAGATATTTTGGTGGTGTACCAAATACACTTAACGAAGTAACCAAAGGTGATCCTGCAGCTGTAGATGCAATACGATATGGTAGGGGAGAATTAAGTATTACAGGTACTGGTGGCTCTTTCGATGAAATGGCCCAATACAATGACTATAATGCTGGTGGAACCCCTCCCGGAACATCATCAACATCCATTGATAGTGGAAGACATGTACTAGGGTTATTTGCTGCAGCAGGTGGTGGATATTCATGGAAAGGATTATTGTCATTTGGTCTTACAGGAACCAGTGTTACATTTACAGATTCTAACGTAACAGTAACTATAGAGGATTGTCCTCATACTTATCCTTCGTTTAACAAAATTGAAATAAATAATGCCAGTTCTTCAGTAACCTGGAATAACGTTACATTCAATTCAACAGCTACTACAGCTAACGGTGTAGGGTATTTTGAAATGATAGATAATGCTACTGTAAATTTAAATGGATGTACTTTCAATAATTTTGGAACATCTATTTATCAATCAAATGGTACCCTTATAGGTTGTAATTTTAACGGTTGTGGATTAATAACTGCAGGATCAGCTACACTTACAGGTTGTGCAATAGCGAATTCAACTTCCAGTGCTTCAGTACTTACAGGAGCCGCTGGTATAGCTAATATTACGGGTAATGAATTTACTTCAGATGGTTCTAATCATGCCGTAGAAATTAACTCTGTAGGTACTGGCACAATAAGCTGGGATAATAGTCTCTCAGGATACGTAGCAGGAACTTCAGGAAGCAATGTAACTACCACCTCTACTGGAAATGAAGCAATTTATCTTAACTTTACCAGTAGTGCTACATTTACAATCAATGTAGTTTCTGGAGCAACAGTACCTTCTGTAAGAAAAGGAACTGGTTTTACTGGTAACGTAGATGTAATTGCAGGAGCTGTAACATTGACTATAAAAGTGGTGGATGTATCAGGTACTAACGTATCATCAGCCAGAGTGCTATGTGAGACAGCAGCAGGTGCTACAAAACCTTATCAGGCTTCGGTAAGTATTACTCGCAGTGGTTCTATTGCTACAGTAACACATAATGCCCATGGTCTTGCCAATGGAGATAAAGTAGTGATACGAGGAGCTAATGAAAATGAATATAATGGTATCAGAACCATATCGAATGTTACTACTAACACATATGATTACACTGTTTCTGGTACTCCAGTAACCCCTGCAACAGGGAACCCGGTAAGTAGCTTTGTGTTTATAAGTACTACTACAGATGGTAATGGAGAGGCAAGTTATACAGCAACTTTTACAGCAAACCAACCAGTAACAGGTACTGTAAGGAAATCATCAGGTTCACCTTATCTTAAACCAGGAGGTATTGTAGGAACTTTGAATAAGGATACAGGTACAACCATTACAGTAGTAATGTTAAGTGATGAATAATGGCAATATCAATAGACTATAATACAAATATTATATTTGTCCCAAAGACTTATACTCAATTTGTTTCTATTGATCCACAAACAGGACTTGAAATCAGACAAATATCTCTTACTACTTTCGCTCAAGATTTAGCTGATTTACAAGATGATCCAGAAGGAGCATGGGCACCTACAGCATTTCAATATACTGCTCCAATATCTGTAGGAGGAGTACAGCTTGCACCTGTGGTAGTAATTCTATCACCTTATATTGTAGAATTTGAAGATGGACAATATGCAGTACAACTCAATGGAGCTAATACTAACGTACAAGATAAAGTAGTTGTAAACCAAGTATCTATTCGACCTAACAACTCAGCAGGTCTTACTTTCTCTGATTCAATTAACTCCCAATCTTTTACTGGAGCTATGGTTTGGGTAGATTCCATAGATGGTGAAGCAGGAACTCAGTTTCCGAGAGGTACTCCTCCCAATGCAGTAAATAACGTAACTGATGCAATAACTATTGCCATAAGAGAAGGATTACATAAATTTCATGTTGGAGGATCCTTTGTTGCAACAGGTAACGTAGGAATAGATAGATATTATATAACGGCTCAAACTCCTGCTGATGGTGTCATTACTGCAAGTAACTTACTTGTTGATGATTCAGGGTTTGAAAGAATTTCCATAGGAGGTAGTATTTCAGGATACGGTGCATTTTATCAATGTTTTTTAGGTGAGGCATCACCTTTTACAGGAGTACAAGGAATATTTCAAAGTTGTATAATAAAAGGAAATATTACTTTAGATGCTTCAGCAACAATGCCAATTATATTCACTGACTGTTCATCTGGTATAGCAGGTACATCTAGACCTATACTTAATTGTAATAGTACTGCAGCAGGTATTAATTTCAGACGTTATGCAGGAGGATTGGCAGTTACTAATTTTAATAATGCAAGTGGTTCAATGACACTTGATTTGATGGGAGCTGATGTATCTATTGATTCAAATACCTGTACTGCCGGAGAATTAGTAGTAAGAGGCAATGGAAGACTTACAGATGAAAATGGAAATTTAATAGCTAATGGGGATAGTGTAATTAATGGTGGGTTAAGTATAAGGAATCTAACTATTTTTAATGGTAATGTTGATGCTACAGCAGTTGTAGATAACACTGCTATTGCTGAAGCTGTATGGAATCAGCTTACAGCTAATAACGTTACTCCTAGTAGTACAGGAACAGCGCTTAATGAAATAATTGCCAAATTAATGGAACTATGGCAAATACAAGGTCTTGATAGTTCTAATCCTTTGACAATAACAGAGACTCAAAGAGTTGCAGGTACTGTTGATCTCGCAATATCAGGAGATGGTGAAACTACATCTATAGTAACCAGACAGTAATGGGATATACTTTAGGTATAGCGTCAGATGGATATTTAAGCGGATGTGGAAAAACACTTCCCATAGCTACAAATGGTTATTTAAACAATTGTACTGTAATAATACCTCCTGTTATACCAGAGGAGCCTAAAAGAGGGGTTAATTACTCTGGGGGAGGAGCAAAGAGCATAGGTCAATTAATACGTGAAGAGCAGGATAAAAGAGAGCTCATATACAAACAAATAAAAATGGAGGATGAAGAAATCCTCATAATTATAAAATCATTCTTGAAATGTCAGTAGATTGTCTTAAAGGAGAACTTAAAAAAAGGGCACAGAAATATCTGGACGAAGGATTCTCTGAAAATGAAGCTGTAGCTGAAGCTATCAATGAAGAATATCAGGCCATTCAGCAAGAGCTTGGTATTCCTTCAACCCAAAGCCTTATAGTTATTCCTAAAAAACAACAAGAAGAAAAAAAGAGCCCTGCTAAACCTGAATTTCTATATGATTTAGGAAGGATTACTAATGAAGAAAATGTATTCATTAGTAAACTGCTTGGAGAGCTTATGACAGCTTATGTAGATGTTGCTAAAGACCCTTATATCCTTGATATTAACGGAGTTAATGAGGTAGCTAATACAATTTTAATGCTAGTTCGTCAGGGAGTACCCTTTAAGACCATATTCTATTTTGTAAATCAACCTATCATAAAGGAGTATATAAATGAATTCTCCCAGTCAAATTCAGTATCAAATGATATAAGGAGCTCAAAAGCTCAAATAGTGGCAAAGGTTCTTAGTCCAAGAGGTCTTAATAGCAAGAAAATTGATGACATGATTTTCTTTGTTGAAAAAGACATTGAAGATAAGGTAAAAACTGAAGATGACAGAAAACAAAAAATCTACGATGATTTTACCATAGATGAGCTTGAAGAAGGAATAAGGACAAATGGAGCTAATAAAGAAGTTCAATTTAAAGCCCTTGACATTTTTCTGGAGCTCCAACGTGAAGCTCAGATATTTGGTAAAATGATTAAGTCTACATCTCCTGATACTCAAGGATTTAAGACTTTTTCTATGATGGAAAACCAACTTGCGTTGCGTAAAGAAGTGGAAAAAAGCGGAATGTTCATCAACTATGATAGGATGTTTGATGGCTTTGTTGGAACTTTCTGGAACGCTAAAAATGATTTTAAAGGAGAAAATACAATTAATGGGACAACAGGAATATCTGAATTTCTTTTATCTCAACTTCCTGGTTACAAAGAAGAGCTTGATGCCCTTAAGGAAACACTTTCTGAGCTAAGCTTTAATCCTGACTATCAAGAAAGGATGATTCGTAAAACAGAAGCAGACTTTATAATGTTCCTGTTAAACGAAGAAGGCCCTATTGACCATCAAACTTACGTCAATAGTCTTTTCAAAGGTCCTAACTCAGTACCTAAACTAATACGAAAATTAAAACAGTTTTTTGAAAAAAAGCAAAAAGGCATCCCTAATGTAATTGATGCAAATTTTAAACAGCAAGGAAAATCATTTGAAATAGAAATTGATTCAAAACAAGGGCAAATATTAATAGTATTTAATAGAGGTGGAAGAATTGATTTGTTTGATACATATCAACCAGATAAAGGTACATATGTATCAAAAAATTATGTTCCAAGAGAAGCAATTGATAAAACAATAAGTAAGTATATACCCTCTGATGCACTTTCTTTAATAAAAGAATGGGCAACTGCGCCATTAAATAATACACTTGATCTTGAAAATCAAATAATTGAATTATTTACTCCTATAGAATTTGATGGAATGCCTCTATTAAATGCTCTTTTACCTGTAATAAATGAACAGGAAGGAGGATTAGATGCGCTTAAACCTATTTCAAAAAGGGATTCTGCAGAAGATAAAGAAATTATTGATGAAGCATATCGTGTATTTAAATCTCCCAATGAAAGAGAAGCGTTAAATGCTTTTCTGGGACTTAAAAAAAGTGCTGATTTCTATCAGCGTTTGAACTTGTTTGCCATTATGCAAACAGGTATT